TGCCCGCGTTGGCGAGAACAAGCTGGGCCAGTTCAATCATCTCGATCTTCTCACCGTCGCCGGGAAGGTCGCCCGCCTGCGCGTGCCGCCAGAGCGTGCCCTTGGGCAAGTCGGCGATGCGTTGACAGAACTCAAGCCAGTTCAGGCCCGCGCCGTTCCACGTGACGTTGATCCAGTGGACGTTCAGCGCGCCGGAGTTGGCGTAACAGCCATTGTTCTTGAGCGGGCAAGAGTTGGGACAGGTCGTCTTCGCAGTGATCGTCACCGGGATCGGCCCGGTCTTGACGTTCTGCGACTTGGGGATGAAGTGCACGCGACTGTTCATGTACCACCCTGTCAGCGCCACCGTTGGTAGCGGGTTTGACACTGTGTTAACGGCTATGCGGTCGCAACCTGCGTCTGGCGACGCCGACGATCCAGCGCCCGTGTAATTCGGTCGATCAATTCGTTAAGCCACTGCCTCACGACAATACCCCCGCTTCTTATAGCCCAGCACGAACTTGCTCAGGTCCACCCAGTTATCGTGAAACCCGAAATACTGCATTTCCTCAAACGCCTCGTCGGGCGACCAGTCGCAGCTTTCGATCCGGTGCACCGCCGCGAGCGTGCCAGTGCGATCCTTGCCGTGCATGCAGTGGAAGTAAACCGGACCCAGCAACTTGTCCCGGAGCACGTAAAAGAAGTACCGTAGTTGGTCTTCAGTCGGCGGCTCGCTGCCACGGATGTCAGCCTGCAAGGGAATGCTGATCGCATTCATGCCCAGCGACTCGACTTCCTTCCGTTCGTCACCCCAGTACCGCAGATTGATGACCGTCCTGATCCCGAAATCCTTCAGCCACTTCATACCCTCGCGGGACGGGTCTTCACCGCGAAACAGGTTCGGGTTAATCATCGCCATGTTGCCGGGAGCGCCGGGCAGCGTGATGCGGGGAGCAAACAAACGCCCCGTCGTGGTTCGCGGGTTCATATAAGTACCTCAAGACGCGGTTTCGTTCGGATCAACGTATCGCGAGAACTCGTAGCGCGCAACCTTTTCTTTCTTGCTCACGCGGACGTACGCCGCAGCCCGGATCAGCGGCTGGCCCGTCATGAAGTTGTGCGTCCAGATCAGTTCCCCGTGCGAATAATTCTTCAATGACTTAATGTCACGAATCTGAAGGTGCCCGCCGTCGAGCGGCCCGCCGTTATAGAACTGTTCCTCAAGTAGAGGCTTCTCAGCGTGCGCGGCCATGATGCTTAATCCTATATCAGATGCAGGCGTACGACTAGGAAGAAAAGGGCGAAACAAAGCCCGGTGATCGAAAGCATGAGCACGAGTGCAGCGAGGGCCGACAGCTTGAGTAAGAAACGGTCACGGCTGTCGATTTGAAAAAGCCTCATGGCTGCTTATCTCCCGTCGCTTGGCTCCAAGATCGTGTAGTGCGGGTTCAGGATCACGAAGTATTCGATCTCGTCAGGTTTGACCAGACCAGCGCCGGACGGGTGTGGATCGAACACCACTTTGTCTTCGAAGCCGACGCAGCAATGGCGGTATCCGCGCGGCCCCAGACCACTCAGGATGCAGTACCCGGACGGCAGTGGGAAGGAACCGTCCGGGAAGGGGAAGACGCTGGCATACGAGATCGTCACGATGCCCAGCCCGCGTTCGGCGAGCCAAGCCTTCGAGCGTTGCTGCCAGTCACGGTGCTCGCAGAAGTTCGGAACGATTTCCAAAGGCAATTCGAGGATCGACGCAATGCACGCGGCGTAACAGTTGCCGCGTTTGCCGAAGATCGTCTGATGCCTTGGAATCATTTCGTGAAGTCCCGATTGGCCCGGTGCGCGAGCATGACCTGCATCGTGTCGTAGTCATTCTTCGTGCCGTGGATCGTCGCCGTCACCGTGTCGCCTTTGGCGAACGCGATCACGTACGAGTCAGCGTGCTTTTTGATGATCGCGAGCGCGTCTTCCAGCGTCGGCTCTTTGACTTCAACCGGGGCGGCGGGCGTGATCTTCGTGACCGCTTCGGGGAGCGGGTCTTCCAAGCCCAGCTTCTTCTTCCAGTTCGAGTACGTCGCGTAGCTGACACCTTCCATCCGGCACGCCTCGTACACCGTCACCGTCTTCGCGTGCTGCTGAACGCGCAGGACAATCGCGCGCTTTTCCGTCGCGAAGTACCGCTTCTTTTTGCCGACCACGGGTTCCAAGACTGCGGTGCCGCCACTCTGATCAGACATGGGTTCTGCCCCTTCTTTGAAATGGAGCGGGTATCGTTTGCGCGCGGTCTGCCGGGCTTCCGACAGAGCGTTCTTCAACAACTGGTTCGCGCGCGACTCACACACTCCGAAATGTTCACCGATCTCCCGCTGACTATATCCGCTGAAGTAGTACATCTCAACGATTTCTCTGGCCTTGGCGTCAGGCAGCATGGACAGCAGCCATTCCTTCTGCTCGCTGGCCTTGCGGTCCCGGTTATCGACCACGAAACCGAACGGGTTCCTTGCGTCAGTGTCGTCTTTGGCAAACGAGCTTATGTGGAACTGCGTCGGGATCGTTTCGCCGTGCAGGCGGTATCGGTTCGCGCGCCGGGAGACGAAATCCTGCCGCCGCAACTCGTCCTTCATCTCGCCCTGCATCCGGCCCATCGCAGCCGTCTTGAACGTACACCCGCGCGCGGGATCGAAGCGACACGCCGCCTGCCACATGCCGAACACGCCCGCGTTCGTGACCTGTTCGATCAGGTGCGGCGGTAACTTGCGAGCCTTGCAGAAATTGGTCGCGACCTTCTTAGCCCAGACAAAGTGGTCGCGGAACAACTCGTCGGCGGTCATAGGTCCGTCCGGGGCGAGTGGGATAACACAATGTCAACGGCGGATCGTGCGACGCGGGCGCGGGATGTCACTCAGCTTATGGTCCGTAGTCGTGGAAGCCGGGGGCGCTTTGACCCCCGGCTGTTCAGGCTCAGGCTTTTCTTTTTTCGTCGCCATGACAGGCAGTTCCTTTTTAATCGGTGTGCCCATCATCCTCTTGTTCGATAACTTTGTCAATCGTCGAGACGTGAAGCGGAACCGGATCGTGGGCATTGCGCAGGTCCACATTCAGTTCCGGTGCCTTGAAGCCCATGACCGGAACGGGGATTTGCGAGTACGGCTGTTCGGCGGCGACCACAGGCTCCGACACGAACGGGCGACCCGTCTCCCACGTGCTCACCGGGGACGGCGCATTCCCACGGACCCCATCGCACACATTAGGCTGAGAGCCATGAGGCTCCCCATCCCGCCGTTCGGCTTCGGCTTTGGAAACAAGGCTGATTCCGTGCGCTGCGCAGTGTAAGCGCAGTCCTTGAAGATGCACCCGCATCTTCTCGATGCGATGCCACCCCAAAGCCTTCTCCATGTCGTAGCCGTCCCGCGAGCGCGTGGACTTCTTGAGGGCGTCGGCACACTGCTGGATGCCTTCGGCGGCGGCGATCAGGTTCTCCCAGTGCTTCTCCGCAGCCTTCATCGTCGCGACGATCTCCGCAGCGTCACTGCACGCGAGCGGCGGAACTTCCTTCTTCGGTGTGCCCGGTTCCGGGCTGGCTCCCGCTTCCATCGTTCTCCCCTTCCTGACGCTGAGGTATCAACGTCTTGTAGTAACCCGTCTTCGCTCGTTTGAGCGTTTCCTGCACGCCAATCGTGCGGGCATCTTGTGCGAGGGCCGCAAACCGGGCAGCGACCACAGGCAAATCACGCAGCATGTTCTTCTTGAACTCAGGATTCGACACCGTGCGCCGGAGCAGCGCAGACGGCTTCGGCAGATACACATGGAAGTACCGCGACCACTCCGCACCACACTCGCACGTGTACAGGCCCAGCGCGGAGACACTTACGTCCTTCGCACAGCGCGGGCACAGGCTCGTCGGTAGTCGCTTTTGGTAAACGCGTGTGGCGTTCGTGTCGATCTCACGCAGACGCGCCCGCAGCTTCTCGTGTCTTACTTTTTGATCTTCCATTTGGCGACCTTTCCCGGCACTGCCGGGGGTTTGGGCGGCGGATTGAACCGGGCTTTGAGATTGCCGGGTTTGACCAGCTTATTCGCCGGGCACGCAGCCGGGCAGCGACCATACGTGTCTTCGAAGCGTTGATGCGACCAGTAGCGGAAGCCTCTCTGGGGCGCACAGGACTGCCCATTGCAGCCGTGTTCCGTCCCTTCGCACCCCGCCTTGTTACACTGCATCACCATCACGTCGCTGACGTGGAGCGGTTGCTCGTTTGACATTGTGTTAAGCACTCCCTGAACGATGCCCGCAGCATAACCGTTCAGGGAGCGCAGATCAAGACACGACCTGTTCGTTCGTTTCGTCAGCGGGCGGTGGCGGCAAGCGTTGCCGGATGCGTTCGACGATGTCCGCGCGCGTGGCACCCGTCAGCTTACCGTAGTCGGCCTCAAGGATGTCGAGAGCCACGAGCAGCGCCGACACCGCAGCCTTCTCGTCGGGGATGATCGGCTTCAGTTCAGGGTGCAGCGCGTGGAACAACTGGAACCCGGCGTACACTTGCGTCTCGCCAGCGCCAGCTTGCGGCGTCACCATGAACCAGTGAACGGCGCAGCCGTCCTGATCGGTCAGGAACACGTCGCTTTTCAGTTCGCGCCGGAGCACCGCGTCCACCGACCGGATCGCGTCGGCGACAGAAGGGACATCCTTCACGAACTCGTTGGCGAGCGTGCCCATGTAGTGCTGACCGTCTTCGTCTAGATGCGGCTTGCAGTGCTCGTCGTCCTTACACCACAGCGGCGTCCAGCCGTCAGCGGCGAGCGCGTGGACGACGTTATCCGGCAACGAGCGACATTCATAATTGACCAGCATGACTCACACTCCGGGGTTGGTGTCCTTGCCGTGAAGATCGTTAGCCGTCTCAGCGGCGGGCGGGGGTGGCGGCGGCGGTGCCTTGGGGTTGAAGATCGGCGTTGCGCCGTGTTGGGAGAACACGGTCGTCACGTGCGGGTTGGCGTCGCCGTCCGCGTCGAGGTACGGCGGGGGCCAGCCGCGCACAGCGACCCGGAACGCGCTCAGTGCCGCCTTACCAAACAGCAATGCGTAGTGCATCAGCGACAGCGTGGCGAGCAGGATCATCACGCACACCAGCAACCCGGCCAGCATATTCGTCTCAAACAAAGCGTTCAGATCGAATTTCATTTCTTGCGCTGCTCCTTCTGATTTTTAAGGGCCTGCTCGTAACACATGACACCGACCAGTTCCAACGACTGCGCGCCCGTTGCCGGGTTGCGCGTATCCTTCCACTTACCAGCGACGCGGCGACCAAACAGCCGCATCATAATCCCGTTCCAGAAACCCAGCGGGCCGATGAACGTCCCGTCCGGCGTGGACGATCCGATGAACTGCGTCTTGAGGCTGATCAAGTCCACCTTGCAGGGAACCCGGACGGAGAGCAGCGCAGCAAGCGCCTTGGGGTCCGCTTTGATGCCCTTCTCCATTTCGTCCAGAGCTTCCCGGAAGAGTGCATCCTTCACGCGCGCGAGCAGGGCGTCAGGGACCAGATCGAGGAACGTCGGTCGGCACCCGTAGCACGTCAGCCGCCGTACATACGCGTCGTTCTGGTGCGGGATGTCTTCGTCCTTCAGATCGAAGGGAGCCGAACAGTTGATGCACGAATAGCTGATCGAGTCGATCAAGCCGCCGCACTGCACCGTCTTACAGCAGCGGTCGGCCCCAGCGACCTGAACCTCAGCGGACGAATACTTCTTCAGGCAGACCGGGCAGGCGTACGTCACGCGCGGTTCGGTTGACATCTCTGTGATCTCCTTTTCGCTTCCTCTTTGTCGTTGTGCGCCTGATAACGCCGGAAGGCGTCGATCTGTCCGATGATTTCTTCAGTCGGGCGGCGTTCGTGGCGGTCCTGAATGTAAAGGATCGCCCAGTCGTGGCGAGTGATCTTCTCTTTGTCTCTGTAGTCGATCCCTTCCAGCGAAACCTTTTCCTGCCACAGCTTCACCGCCCGGCACAGATACAGATGTGAGTGCGCCGACGTGATGCGACAATCCCGGAGCAGCGGGATCGTGGTCCAGAACAATTCGTGCAGCGTCGTCAGCGCCTCGATGGGATAGTTCTGCTTCGTGAGCCGGGCGACGCGGCGGAACACGTCACCGACCTTAGCCTGAAGGATTCGCATTTCGTCTTTGTTGTACAGCTTCAGCGCGCGGGCGCACTTCCCGCAGTCGTCCAGCGTCTCAGGATTGCGGAACGTCTCACGTCGCGTCGGGTTCGGGTTCACAGGGCTTCCTCGCCATTAACTCAGCCGCGTACACGGCCTGCACTTTTTCCTTGCACGCCGGGCACACCATGCGCCCGTCCCACATAATCCAGCCCTTCTCCATCGCCTTCATCAGCGCGTACGTGAACTGCGAGCAGTACAGGGGATTCGGTAGTACGACCGAAAGCTGTTCCGGGCACCGCGAGCATGAAGCCACGACACCCGGAACCAGCTTCGGCATCCCGTCATCTGGGACCGGGGAACTCACTTCTTGCCCTTCGTTTTCAGAGGCGTCTTGTCGAGCGACACCAGCACCGTGTTAACCTGCGTGCCGGATTCCTTGAACGATCCTTCAGGCAGCGTGTGGATGTTGAAGACGCCGCTCGCATTGAGCAGGTCGAGGAAATGCTCCGTCTTCTTGTTCGACCGGAACTCCAAGCCGCCCGCCATGATCGCCCGTAGTTTGCCGCCCGGCTTCAGGTGCTTGATCGCGTGCGTCACGTGGTCGATGTCCTGCTGGTTCGCGAACGGCGGGTTCATTAACACAGCGTCAAACGCCGGACCCTTGGGGCCGACCGCGTACGTCAGGAAGTCACAGCAGAGCACGTTCAGGAAACCCTTCTGCCGGAGCAACGCGCAGTACGGCTCTTGCAGTTCGATGCAGAAGACATTGTTCGTGTACACGTGCGACCGGGCACGCATCGCGATGTTGCCGTTGCCAGCGGACGGTTCGAGAACCTGATCGGTGATCTTCAGGCACAGCCCGGCGAACATGAGATCGAGCACAGGCTCCGGCGTGGGAAAGAAACCGTAGTCGCTCTGCTTGGAGAACGTCCCGCCGCCGCGCATCTCTTCCAACGTCTTCGTCGCGTCGGCAATGGCGTTCACGTGCCCACCCGCCTTCTTGTTCCACTGGAAGCCGAACGCCCGGAGCACTTCGTCGGTGCGGACGTACAGCTTTCGATCCATCTGGCCGGGGAGTTTCAGCACGCCGCCTTCGACCTTGGCGCTCTTGAGCACGGCCTGCACTTCGGACGGAACCTCACGCTGCTTCACTGCCACGATACACCCCCTGTCTGGCGCACCCGCTGGGCACGCGATTAGTAGTCGCAGTCGCGCGAGCGACTTGTACAACGTGCTGACTCAGCCACGGTCAGCACGTACGCAAAGAACGGCTTGTCGAGCTTCTTGCACTTCGACGCTCGATGGTGGCCGTCGATCAGGAACACAGCGTCTTGGATCGAAGCGATGATGCCGGGATGGTCCGTGCTCACATGGTCCACGTGCCGCGTCGTCACCCCGCCGATCCGCAGGAACAAGTCCCGTAGTAGCACAGGCACGAGCACAGGCGACTTATTCTCACAGAACGTCCGGGCCTTCGACACGTCGAACTCGTACCGCACGTCGCCGAACTCACGGATGATCGCTTCCCGGCACAGCACGCCCGTCATCTGCTTGGCGATCTGTTCGCAGACCGGACACTTCGGGTCCAGCGTGTCGAGCTTGAACATTGACACAATGTCATCCCTTAGACGTTGAGCGCGGCCTTCCCCTGCGCGAACGCTTCCTCGTACACCTGCCAGAGCTTCGTGCCCCTTCGGTAGTGGTTGCGGTTGATCTCGTTGCTGGACTTGCCCGCACCGTAACCCATTGACCGGGCGACTTCTTCTTCCATGCCGTGCAGCTTCTCGTATTTGCGGACGAAGTGCGCGGCATCTTCGAAGCACTTGAGAATGCGCGACACATTCTGTTCAGCGACGGGTTTGTCGAGCGCCGCAAAGCAGGCGAGATACCGCTCACGCATTGCCTTCAGATCACACGGGCGCGCGTACGGGCCGTTCTCTTCGCCCAGAATGAAGCACATGGTCCGGGCGGCGTGATAGAAGCCGTCCGTCAATTCGAGCTTGGCACCCATGAGCGCCAGCGCGTCCTCAGCTTCTTTTGAAAGCCCGGAGTTTGTTTGCTTCGTCGGCACTGAAGTATCTCCCTGTTCGATCCGCAATCGGACCACACTCGTCCACGTAGTAGCCGCCCAGAGCGTCCCACTTCCAGTCCCGCTGCACCGCCGCCGCAACATTCGTGTCCGACAACGGACCTTCGTTCGGGTTGAACGGTGGAAGATACCTGAGACTGCTGGCCTGATTTTGTTCCCGGAGCAGAGCGAGAATGCCGGACGCAACTTTGGTCTTCGGCGTCTTCGCTTGATCGCTCATGGCGGCTCCGTAGTGGATTTGCCGCTTTATACGTGAAACGTGTACGCGCGTCAAGCGTGATACGAAAATATTTTCAGTGACACAATGTCAAAAAGAAACCCCGCCGTGTGGGGCGGGGTTCTTGACCACCCGACCGGGCGGTCAACGTTGCAAGCAGTCCAGCGCAGGCTTGCCCGTTTTGTCGAGGATGATCCGTCAGCGGCCTCGTTGGGACTCAGCCCAACGGTTGTACTCCGGCACCGTCATGCTTTTGCCGTTGATGACCACGAAGGTATCGCTGATGTAGCTGCCCTTCAAGCCCGGCTTATCGGTGGCTTCCGCTTCCTTCGCGCGATTGGCTTTCTCGATCTTCAGCTTCTCGATCTGGCGGTCGATCTCCGACCGGGCAGCTTCGAGCGCGATCAAGGCGCGGTCCTTGCAGGCGTTGACGTATCCGTCCTTCGACTCAGCGGCCTTGTCGGCGGGCACGAATACTTCGGCCTTCAGTTGGACCTTATCGCTTTTGAAGCTGGCGTCCACCTTCACGGCGAACGCTTCCGTAGCGGGCTTACCTTCCCCGGCGATCAGAAGCGACGGCGTGGTCAGTAAGACCATCACGAGCAGCAAAGCCACCACGAACCAACACGATGCGAAACGCATGTTTCCCTCTCCTTGGACTGGCCAGCTTTACACGCTGGCGACTTAAAAAACTGTTAGCCGTTCGGCAACTCGCTTTTGACGTGCGCCACGATGTCGGCGTTCTCCGTCGAGACTTCGAAGCCACCGACTGCCGCGCGCCGGGCAACACCAGCAGCGATCAGCACGCGCACCGTGCCGTTCTCTTCAAGCGGCTTGGCGAACGTGAACAACGTCGTGGGGTGATCCTTCGTAGCAAACTTCTGCTGAAGCTGTGCCAGCAGGTTATCGGGATGCGCCGGATGACCTGCGGCCACTTCCAGACCAGCGCCAGCCAACTCCGTCCGGCGCGCATTCGCAAATTGAGTCAACTCATGCCACATGGTGTCGTTCTCCAAAACCCCTGACCGGGACGGGATCGTTCTTTGCGTTGGGGTGAGCAACGGGGTTGGAAAGGTCCCGTCCCGGTCGCCGCATCTTTAATTTTCAGCCTTCATTGGTCGAGCAAAGCACGGATGAAACAGCGAGGATGCACAGACTCTATCGAGACTTTGCGCGCTATGCAATAACTTTTTTATGACTTTATGTCAACGACGGCGGCGCTTCGCACCACAGAGTGCGCAGTCTTCGTGGATCACGACGCACGTCTGACCGCCGAACCACGGACGGCGATACGTAGTACGCCGATACACCCATTCGTGGTGGCACGTTTCGAGAGCAGTGCGGATCAGATGAATGACGACCCACACTGACAGCAGGATAAGAAAGACCATGAGCGCGCGGATCAGGTCCATTACTTCTTCGCGACAGGCGCGGCCCACGGGAAGCCCGGCTGTCCCTCGCGCACCACTTCGTCCTGCGGGCGGCGCAGCTTCTTGACGTGCAGGTCACACGTCATCGTGTAGTCGTTATCGTCCTTCGTGTTCGCCACGAGACCGACAGCCGGATTCGGGCAACGGCCAGCCGAATCGACGTAACAACAGCGGCGTTCAGCCAGCACAGCCGGAACCGTGTTCGGGCGCGCGGGTTTGACCGGAGCCGGGGCGAGTACCGCGTCCAGCGAACCCACTTCGTTTGCACTGATCGTCTGTGCTTCCTTCACGAACCGTCTCTGCTTTGCCATTGCCGTGCCCTCGATCCTTGGATCACGGCATTATATGCGCAGCCGCGTCAGTGAAAAGGCTTAAACCGGAGTTCGCTGGAAGACTTCATGCAGCGCGTAGTCACAGCGTGCATTGCGGCAGATCAGTGTGGACCCGTCGTCGGTGTCCAGAAACGACAGGTGCCCGTGCCGACACTTCGGACACTGCGGGCCGCGCTGGTACAGCAGCCCGATCAGCAGCGTGACCAGAAACCCGCCGATTAACACAACGTCAAGCGGGTTCACCGGATCATGTCGTACGGATCGTTCGGGAAGCGCCATGCCGGGCGATACCGCTCCGGTACTTCGGAGATATGAACTTGGACGGGGATCAGACCACCCGCCTCGCCCATCGCGCGCGTACGCCCCCACGCTTCGAGCGTCTTCCACACGCCCTCTTCGGTAGCAGCCAAACTCTCCCACGCTCTCCATTGCGGCATATCCTTATGCGTGAATGTCCACACCTTCCCGTCAGCATCGGTGACAAGCACAGGGTGATCCTTGGCTCTGGGTTTCGTCAAACATTAAGCACCACAGTCGCGCCCTTCACAGGCTCGATCAGCAGCGGTTTCTTTGCAGCCGCGCCGGACGGGCCGTCCATCTTCACGCCGACGTTGTACAGCTTGTCGAAGTCAGCCTGCCGCACCACGTCGATCTGAACCTTGGCTCCCGCGCGGAACGTGCCGGGACCGTGCGATACGTAGTAGACAATCCAGTCGCCGGGCCGCAGCGTCCACGTCGCAATCCCGATCTGCACCCGGCACTCACTGCTGACGCACAAACCCTGATGCCAGTACAGGCGCGAGTTGGGCCGGACTTCGTGCCACTGCCCAGCAGGCCAGCCACTAAGCATTCGTCGCTCCCGGTCGAGGCCACGGCTTCGGCGGCGCAATCGTGTTGGGGTTCCGGGCGGGCACGCGCTTCACCGCAAACTCAGGGTTCCGGGCGGCGATCTCTTCGACCATGCAGAGCAGTGCGGGCTTCGGGCGCGTGACGTGTGACACAACGTCATCGACCTTGCGTTCAATCTCTTGGACCGACATCCAGCCGCGCCGTCCCAGTTGCAGCCCGGCCCCCTGATCGACCGGGACCGGGTTCTGTAGTGCGTACAGCAGGTTCGCCCAGTCAGCCACCGACAGCATCACGCAAACCGGAGTCTGAGGGTCGAGTTCGCCGCTGGCGATCTTCGCTTCCAACCTGTCGCAGAGTTTCTGGTTCATCGCGCAAAGCCTTCTCGATCAGTAGTCCGTGCACCGCAGAATTGTGCCCTTGGATGTCCGACCATTGGCCGGGCGTCATTTCGGGCGTGACTGGCAGGTACGCTGGTATCTGCGGTTCCACGTCTGGGTATTTCCTTCTGCGGCGCGGTTTCTTGTCGCGCCCGCGTGACATCGTTATTAGACCCCTCGTGAGATCAGCTTCGATTCCTTCGACTGGTTGCAGAACATACGGACGAACTGAATATAGCAGAACGAGCACCGACCGCTATGTAGTAAGCGCGTCTGAGTCCCGCACGTTTGGCAGCAGGTCTGCTGCGGCTGGCTTTTCCGTTCGGCTTCGAGAGCTTCAAGCGTCGGCATTAGGCTTTCTCCGTCCACGGCGGCGGGAGCCGATTGATCTCCCACGCGGCCACCGGGCGAATGTTGTACGTCTTGTGCTTCACAGTCCCACAGCGCAGACAGACGACCGTAGTAACCCCTTCCTCGTGCCGGGTGGAGCACGCACACCCGGCGCAATAATGGATCGTCACTCCCCGGCGCGTTCGCATCTGGCTGGCTCCCCTAGCGAGGTTTACAGCAGCGCGTGCACTTAACGATCTTCCCGACCACCTGATGTTTCGTCACACCGCAGCCCGTAGTCGGGCAGTGGTGATACTCAATTCCCCGGTCCTTTGCCTTTGAATGAATGCGCGGCATTTGCTGCCAGCCTTTCCTGACGCTCACGTTCGGCGCGATGCAGCCGTTCGTTTCGGTCCACGGTTCGTTCCACAGCCCTCGTGATCTGCCGGGCGTCAGCACCGAACTTCTTCTGCAACTTGAAAGCCGCGTTCGCCGTGTTCAAAGCCTCGACCGCGCGCTCACACTCGAACTTGGAAGCGCACACGCGGAAGCTGATCCCGTCCGGGTAGCGATTGTTGAACATGGACCGGGCGAGTTCTTCCGCGCCCTCTCCCGTGTGCGCCTTCAGTTCGACAGGCTCAGACGGTTCGCCGTACTTGTCCACGAAGAAAGCCCAGAACGAAATGTAAGCCCGCACACCGGGCGGCAGCTTCGATGACATCGTGTTAATCCCCTCGCTTCACCTTGAGAGCTTTCTCAAGGAACCCCCGTACCGTAGTCAGCGGGATTGCAGTGGCGACTCCGGGTATCAGTTCGCCCTTCCCGTCCGGCACGCCGCCCACAGCGACGGCGAACACCCTCACACCCCTCAAAAACGGCCCGCCAGAGCAGCCGTGGAAGAACTGTACGGCGATTTGACAGCGATCCCCACCGTTTACCGCCCCCGACACGAAATAACCGTCGTACGGCCCGGCGTACGCGGGTCCGGGGCCACCCATGAGCAGCACTTTGTCGCCTTCGCGGGGCAATTCATCGGCAAGCGCCAGCTTGGCCGGGAAGTCGGCGTCGGCCAGCAGCAAACACAGGTCTTCGTCGTGGTCCACCGCCAGCACCTTCGCCTTGGCGTTCACCTTCGGACTGACCAGCCGGATCGTTTCGGACTCGACGTACCCGGTCAGCTTGCCGTCCTTGATGACCGGATCGAAGACGACGTGCGCGTTCGTCAGGACGTACCGGAACTGCGGGCGTTTGTAGTTGGTCACGTCCACCGCGAACGCCGTCCCGTGATTGGTCTTGACCGGGAGAACCCGCTGGCCGTTCTCGAACACAGGCGGGAGCGTACGCTGCGCTTCGACCTTCGCGACCGACCACATGATGACGGGCGGCAGATCGCCGTCCTGCGCGCGGACATTGCGAGCGAAGATCAGACACAGCGCGATCAGCAGCACGACGATGATGAAGACAGGGAAGCCGGGCGAGTACAGGCTTCCAGACGACGGCTTGAAATCCTTTTCAGAGTCCACGGAGCCTAGCCTTTCTTGGCGACCTTTTCGACGGCCCACGCCGCTGACCGAAGGAACTGATGAACCTTCTGCGGATTCAGCACGTCGTTGGCAGCGTCTCTCAGATGCGTTTCGGCGTCCACTGAGACGCCGTAGCCCATGACTTCGATCACTTCGTCAACAGTGTTCGGCTTGATGCCCCCTGCCACAGCGAACCGGACATTCTTAAACGTACCACACACCATCTTCACCGCGCCAGCCGTTTCGTAGTCCATTGGCCGACCGTGCCCAGCCGACAAGTCGAGAAGAATATATGCCGTGTCGTTCACGGGCACCGACGCAGAGAAGAATTGGATCGCCTTCCCCGCGTTCAGCTTGAAGCGGTTCATCACCGGGTTGTTCAGTTGGAAGATCAGGTACGGCTGCACCGCCGCGCGCGCGATGATATGCACCGCTTCCCGGAGCGCCTTCGTTGACACAGTGTTAAGTTGCAGCGCGTGGATCGGATGCCGCAGGATCAAGCCCAAGTCCTGTTCCAAGTGCGGGATGTCCCGGTCAGAGAAACAGTAGTGCACGGCGGGCTGAACGTTCGGCTGGCACTCAATGGCGTTCAGCGTGCGCTCGAACATGTCGCGGTTCGGGAAGCGACTGGTGGCCCCCAGCCCGGCGAGCGTTTCATGCCGCGTCAGCACGGCAAGGAACACGTCGTACCCGTGCATGACGGGAGCCTCGACGGCCTTCACTTCCTGTGGCGTAGTAAACCCAGTGATCGACACGTACGGCTTGTTCATAAGACCCTCACGTTAGAAAGGGATTGTCTCACTCAATTCGTGCACTGCAAACTTTTTCGTGCTGAAGACGACATCGTTGAACTTGAACCGGGCGCGGCGCTTCGTCGTCTTCAGCGTCCAGTCAGACGGCGGCAGGTTCATTGCCGCGAGGAACGGCGCTGGCGCGTCCCGTAGTGCGTGCAACGCCTTCTGGTTGATCGTCAGATAATCCCGCACCATGACTTCGCGACCGGGGAACCTGATCTGCACTCCCATTCGGAACGACGTACCGGGCGGCGGGAAACGGCGCATCGCACTCAGCACGCGAATGTCGAGCACGTACATGTCGGTCAACGTCTGTGCCACGTTCTCGACCACTTCCCCGATGCTGGCCCAGCGGTTCGCTTTGAGGCCCACCGGGTGCGGGTGCGAATAGCAGCAGAAGGCGTACAGACAGTTGCCCCGCGCTTCGTAGTCCCTGAGTTGTTCCAGTTCGAGCAGGAACCGTCCCTGCGCCTTGCACGCTTTGACTTCCATCATCCAATTCGTTCGCGTGTTGTACAGGTCCGGGAAGAGGTTGGCGTCTTCTTCGCGCGCATTGCCTTGGAGCCGCCAGCCGAACAGCGACTCCGCGATCAGTTCCGTAGTCGTTCCGACGATGGTTGCTCCGTGCTGGATGTTGCGGACCTTCTCTTGCAGCAGCCAGCCGGGAAACAGCAACGCCTCGTCCGGTTTTCGATTGCCCTTGTTTACCACCACGGCGCGATGCTGGCCGGAGCCGCTCGCGCTTGAGCTTACCGCTGTCTCAGGTTGCACCGCCAGTTCCTCGATCACGTCGATCTGCGCTGTTGGCATCACCCGCCCCCGTAGTGGATTTGCCGCTTTATACGTGAAACTGGTGTCGCCGTCAATGCCCTACGCGAAATTTATCCGCGTGACATTGTGTTAATGGCAGTAATTCTTCACCAGCACCCCGCCCGGCGTGTCCTTGCAGCAATCGGCCAGCACGACAGACAAGTGCTCCGCGCAGATGCGGAGCTTGCCGTCGTACCGATCAGTCGGCGACACGTCGAGCGTGAACTTCGCGACGCGCTGACAGTTCGGATGATCGCAGGCCGACTGGACCGGAGCCATTGCGTCGCGATACCAGAGGCGCAACTCAGCCCCCGTTCGGTAGCAGGCCGACCCGTCCGCAAGCTGCACGCGGTACAGCGTGCACACCGCCAGCGGATACCCGTCGAGCGGCGCGCTCCCGTCAGCCAGCGTGATCGAAAGCACCCCGGACGACCCGAAGGACTTGTTCTCGCATTCCTTCGCGGTCGGCATCTTCAGTTCGAGCATCGTAGTAGCCCTTCAGGTTGGTTTGTGTGAGACAGACAGCCCAGCGCGCCCGGTTACAGCGGACGCGCGCGCATGATCTTCGAGAGCAGGGAGCGAACACCGTTCACAGTGAGCACGTGGACCAGAGCCTGATCGGACTCAAGCGCCGCGTCCATCTTCAGGTCTTTGCCGGACACGCGCAGCTTCTTCTCCGACCAGTCCCGCAGACGGTTATACGCCGCCTCGATCACCGCGTTCGCCTTCTCAGCCAGTTCCTTGACCGCTTCGTAGGCTTTCTCAAGCCGATCCGTTTCCGGCTTCGTCAGGTCTTCACCGCCGCCGTCCCAGTCCAGTTCCTGCGCAGCCTTGTCCATCTCTTCGAAGACCTTCGTCAGCCCGGTGGACTTCAGGACTTCCCGGCAGAGCTTGTGCTCCTTCGCGTTGCCCTTCGACCAGCTTCCGCTTAACACAATGTCAGCGGCCTTCGTTGCGTAGTCACGCACAGCGTCGGGAGTGAACGTGTCGCCCTCGTCGATCCCCTTCATGCCTTCGACGGTGTACAGCGCGAGCAGCGCCGGGAGCGTGGCTTCGCAGAAGTCGATGACGACAGGCTCGCTTTCCTTCACGTCCGGCGTACCGGGAGCCTTCCGTAGTCCGTTCTTCGCCCGCAGCTTGGCGCGCACGGTCTGGTCCTGCTGCTTGCCAATCGCCTTACCGTTGATGCGCGCGCCCCACGTCCCTTTGCGAATCTTGGCGACCAGATCGGTGAACGACACGTCCTTCGTCCCCGGCTTATTGCCGTCCTTGATCGCCCAGTCCGACACGCGCAGCGTCACCTTGTTCGCGTCGATGTCGCGGTTCTTGATCGTCCACCACACGTTGTCGATCACCACGGACTTACCCGGCACGAGGAACTTACGCGCCGTCTCGTCGGACAACTCAGCCTCGTCGATCTTGCTTTCGCACGCCGGGCAAAGCGCATACTTGCTCTCGACCGCTTCGTTTAACACAGCGTCACACGCGAAGCACTGCGCCGTAGTAGCCGACTCGTCGAGCGACTGCACGGCTTCAGTCACGCGCTCACCGTACAGCTTGGCCTTCATGGACCCGATCCCTTCCTTCAGCCGGGCGAGTACGTCCTTCACAGGCTCCCCCATTGCGAACGCGCCGACCAGCAACTCTCGCATGTGTCCGAAGCTCAGACCTTCCGTAGCCTTCGCCAGTTCCTTGATCGTGCCGTCTTCGGCCAGCTTGGCACCCTTCAGCTTGTGCTCAAGGTAAGCCAGACGCCCGGCCAGCGGCGGGTGCCCCACGTAAATCTTCTTATCGAAGCGACCGGGCCGCAGCATACGCTCGCTGATCTGGTCAATGTAGTTGGTCGTCGCCAGATACAGAACGTTGTTCACCTTCGCGTCACCGTCGAGCAGCCGGAGCAGCGCGCGTTCATTGTACCGGACCAGCGCCTCAGCCTCTTCGAAGCACACCACGACGCGGCGCTTCTCTTCGACTTCACGGAACGCCTTCAAGCCCTCAGTGATCGCTTCGACGTTGTTGGCAAAGAACACCACGTCCCCGCGTTCGACCATCATCTCCGTGACCTGCTGTAGCGCACACGACTTGCCGGAGCCGGGCGGGCCGTACATCAGGATGCCGCGACAGTGCATGAGACCCAGATCGGCATAGTTCTGCTGGCGCTCCCAGAAGCGGTCAACCTCTTTGACCACTTCGTTCATCACCGACGACTCGAACTTCAGTAGCTCGTCCGTCTTCGGTTTGACCTTCGTGAACTCAACACCCCACGGCGTGAGCACGATCTCGTACGGGCAAGCGTCCAGCTTCTCAGCCACCACCACGGGGCCGGACGGGCTGAACGTGTTGCCACGCTTCAGGAACGTCGTGTACCGCTTGGCGAGCGGTTCGTCAGACGCCTTGACCGGGCCGGGACCAGAGGCGAGCGCCCGGCTATCGCGTTCGGCGATCTCACGCACCGTCACTGACTCGCTGATCGGCTTGAACACTTCGTTCACGGAGAAGGCGCTGTCGCAGGCGTCACAGTAGTAGCCCTTCTCCGTCTTGGACACCGCGTCGGTGCCATTGCAGTTCGGACACGTCAGCGTCGCGTTCTCGTTGGCGCGCTTCCAGTGGGCCGACACCCACTCGTCAAAGCCGATGTCGTACTTCGGGTTCTTCGCCTTGTACACGATCTTCAGTTCGTCGAGGGAGAACGCGCGCGGTTCGTCACCGACCATGATCCCGGCATACTTCAGAGCCTCGTCGGTGTTCTGCATCACCTGATCCAGCGTTTCACCGCGCCGGGCAGCGAGCTTCGCCAGACTCAGGCGTTCGTCCAGCTTGTACAGCGGGAGCGTAGTAGCCTTGGCCTTCAGTTCCTCGACCGTGAAGAGACGTTCCGCGATGGGTTCCGGGAGCGTCACGCCTTCGGTCAGGTGAGCCACGCGCTTCCCGCCCAGACGCACACCAGCGATGCGCGCCATTTCGACGGCCACGCTTTCCTTCACCGACTTCGCGTGAGTCCGGGCAGCAATGACCGCTTCTTCCGGCGTCTCGTGCACGCTGATCGTCTGGCCGTTGAACATCAGATCGCGTTTGCCTTCCGCGTTCCAGACAATCGTGTACGTGCCCTTGCCGATCAACTGGAACGTGTGCTTGCGGACGCTGCGGCCCTTGCCGTCCACCACGGCGTACGCGCTGGCAGACGACCAGCCCTGCAACGCCGGGATGCTCTTGCCCACCCGGAACTCAGCTTCGTCAGTCGGCTTGGGCTTCGTAGTAGGCTTCGGCTTGTCCGGCTTACCATCGCCGTCCTTGTCCGCTTGGATGACCACCTTGGGGCCACCTTTGGACGACGCCTTCGCCAGTTCGATCTCATGGTCCTTCGCGGCCTGCGCGTCCGCGTCAGCCTTGGCCTGTGCAGCGGCCTTTTCTTTCTCCGCATCCTTAGCCGCCTGCTCCGCGTCCAGTTCGGCCTGCTCTTTGTCGGACAGCAGCCCGTCCACAGAGATGACGCCAACCGGGGAGACGGTGAGCTTGCCCTTCACGCCGAACTTCAGTTCAGTCTTGCGCAGCGCCTCACCCTGATCGACGGACTGGATGATCTGGATGTCGTAGTAGTCCTGCACGTCCTTCAGTTCGAAATTGAACTCGCCGTCCTTCTCCTTCGTGGAGTGGTCCTTCTTCTTCGGAGCCAGCGGATCAGCTTCCATCAGATCGACGATGCGCTCCGGGGAGAGCTTGCCGCCCTCAGCCTTGATGTTGTTCAGATCGTCGGGGGAGAGCACGACCACACGCATCGTCAGCCCGTTCGGTAGTACGATGCGGTCCCCGATCTGCACCGCGCTGGCTTCACGCAGGCCAAGCCCGCAGATGCGCTGGAACTCACGCGACCGCTGGGGCGACAGGGTGCCGCCGTCGTACACTTCAGCCGCGCACAGGTAAGCCAGCGCGGCCTTGGATTCGATTAACACAATGTCAACGCCGGACTCCGGGAAGACTTCTTCCATCGACTTCACCCCTTTGCGTTTGCGGAACCGGGCGGGCAGATCGTCAGCCTTAGCCTCGTCGTTCGATCCCGTAGTGGCCTTCGCCTGAGCCTTCCCTTCAGCCAGTTGCCGGAGCGAACACGAGCGCGCGACCGTTGCTGACCTTACGGTATACCTACTGGTGGCTCCTACCCCTTCATTCAGGCCGCTTAACACAACGTCCTGCTCACACAGTGTCGGGTCCTTGACCTGTTCGACCAGCCACTTCTCGATCACCGTATCGAACTCTTCCGGGAGATCGGCATACGTCTTCGCGTTCTCGTCGATGGTGGCCTTCACGTGTTCGTAGGGGAGATTCAGATACGCCAGATGGGTCTTCCCGTTAAGCGGGACCTGTACGAGCGCCTTACCGTTATCCTGTTCTTCCACCACCCACGCATCGTAGTGCGACAGGCACCGTTCGAGATCGAGCTTGAGGTTACTGAGCTTGGTCTTCTGGACTTCGTACAGCGCGGGGGTTTCGTTCGTGACAGGCTTAGGCATCGGCAGGTTCCTTTGAGTTTAGTGGTTGGAGTCAGGTGTCCGGTTAGCAGTTCTCCCCGGCCTTCTTTGAGCTTGACCGGGGAGCTTGGAGAGTGGGGTACGTTTAGTGTGTTGGAGCTTGGAGCAGGGATCAAGCTCACACCCACTCGAAGCCCAGCGTGTACAGGATGCTGCTGGCGAGGTCGTCCGCATCTTCGTCGCCCTTCGCGATCAGTTCCTTGATGCCCTTGTACAGCGCGGGTGCCTTCAGTCGTCCATCCCCGATGCTGGTTCCTTCAGCCGCCTTGGAATCGCTGCTGCTGAGTTTGATATTGTAGCCATTGCCTTCAACGCGGTCATCGAACGCGGCTTCGAACTCTTTCCACGCCGGAATCTTCCCGAACGTGAGGCGGGTGATTTCCTCGTCGTCGCCCCCTTCGTTCACGTTCAGCTTGCTGGACTCGTAGCGGCCCATCTCTTCCGCCAGATCGTTACCGTCGTCTTTGGTGACGGTGTCGGTTCCTTCCCCGAAGCCGCGCACCTTCCCCGTGCCGACGAACTTGCTGAAGTCCTTGCCGACCCACTTTTCCTTTAACACAGTGTCAACGGGTTTGTTATCCCCCGCGACCTGATCGGCGATATGGCGACCGATGCGCGAGTCGAGGAAGTCGCGAATCTGTTCGGGAGTCGCCTTGGGGTTCAGCTTCTTCAGCCCCTTGCTGGCTTCATCCCAGAGATTCTTCGCTTCGGCTTCCGTCTTCCCTGCCGTGATGCAGGTTCCGTAGAAGCCGTACGATTCATTCTCAGTGGGCAGCACGCGGCCTTCGTTGACGCCCTCGAACATCTGCATGAGGCGGTCGAGCGACACCGGATCGTGGACCAGCATCTTCGGCGGGAAGTTCTCCTTCCGGCCCACACACTTCTCGATCTGCTCCGGCGTCAGCTTGTTGATGATCGTCATCATCATGCGCGGGGACTTGTAGCGGGGATAGTCGTACCCTTCCGCGTTGACGATCACGCCCACCGTGCCGTCCGTCACGAGGCTGTACTTCGTGCCGCCCGTGCCAGCCAGCGAAGCCAGCGCCGGGTCAATGTCCTTGAAGTCGCTGTTGGACGACACGAGCGCCTTCAGCGTTGCGTCCGTGGCCCGGATCGTCTTCTCGAACCGGACGCCTTCAGTGAGGGCTTCGTCGGTCGGCTTATCTTCCGGCTTCGGGGCGTCGATGGGAGCGGACGCTTCGTCGTCCTTCGGTTCGTAGTGCTTACCCTTGACCGGGAAGCACTCGATGATCGTCACGTCCGACACTTCGCCTTCGTCGGGGATCATGGCTCCGGCTTCGAGCAGCATCTCAGCCTTGATGAACTCAGCCTTCTCGTTGACCAGCTTCCGTTCCTCGTCGGTCAGCTTGCCTTCGAAGATCGCGAGGAAGCTCTCTTCGGCGGGCGACACGTGCGTCTCGATCAGCTTTCCGTAGATGCTGTCGGCTTCGTCGGCCAGCCAGTTCTCGAACATGAGCGCGTGCAGCCCGGCCTTCGTGTTGGAGTACACCGGGTCACGGTCGAGGAAGAACTTCGCGAACTCACGCGCGTCCGGCTTATCGTTGAACGCGGCGGCAACCTCTAACACAGTGTTAATGTAGTCCTTCGAGTGCGCGATCTCACCCAGCACGGTCGCGGGGAGTTGGTCGGCGCTGTTGTACAGCTTCGCGATGCGATTGTACTGGCCCGTGCGCTTCCGGGCGGCGACGGCCTTCTTCTGGTTCATGGTCAGGCGCACGCGAATCTTGCCCGTGCGGATCGCCTTGATGCGGCGCTTGTTCTGTTTGTAGTAGCGGCGGGCTTTGAGACGATCACCCTGCGACCGCTTCTTCACCATGCGCTTCACGCCCGCTTCGTCCACCTGTTCCGTTTCCGTCAGCATCTTTAAGCCCTCGCGTTTTATCTGGGGTGCCGTCCGCAGGGTTCCCGGCCCAAGGCTTAGGATGACCTGCGGACTGCCGCACCGATTTGAAGTGGACGTGGCGGAAATCGAATCCGCGTCCGAAGACCTTTCACGAAGTACATCTACGTGTGTAGCTGGCCTACTTGTTTCCTTCTCGCTCCCACCCAGCGGTGCCCAGCACGCCCGGTAAGAGCCAGCCCGGTTATCTCACCGAACCACCCCCGGACAGAGAGTGGATCGGCCAGCCTGTTTCGGTTGCGCAGTTCGGGACGCCACAGGCGGGGCTTCCCGAACCACGGATCGCGGGTTATTAGGCCGCGACGCGGGACTGCTGTGCGAAGGGATTCGCATTTAAACGTTTGTTCGGTTTTTTACGAGGCCGCCGAACAACCTCGACACGCCGTGCCCTCGATCCATTGTCCCGTCGAAACCTGTTCACGCCCGTAGTAGTTCACAGGGGAAAGTGTATCAAAACCGGGCGGGAATCCAACGAAAAACGGTTAAGCCTTGACGGCGGGCAGAGCGTTGCTGGAAGCATACCGATCCACACCGGGCGGCAGTGACCCGGTGGCGACCAGCACGCGAAGTTGGCGCTCAAGTTCAATGGCGCGGTTGAGCATTCTGAGGCGGGCTTCAGCGGGGACGTTTTCGGTTTCGGACAGAGCGGAGCAGTTGATATAATTCATTACGACGCAGCGGACGGTGTGCGCGTTCGCACCCGTCGTCTTGAAAGCGACCTGAGCGACTAAGGACTCGTCGTAGCGCACCCTTCTTTCTCCCCCCGGCGATACAATGACGGCAGTTTCTCAGGGTGTTCGATCAGCCACAGGTGACGCATATTTGCCTCGTTAACCATTTCGTCTTGCGGTGGATAAATTTCGACGGCGGTGGCGTGCTCACCCCACGCATCGTTCTTCGCCTGTTGCAGTTCATCCCACGAGATGCCGTCCCGGCCATCTTCCCGCCAGACCCGCAGGTGATTGCCCAGCACTTGAGTCCGTAGCTGCGTTACTCCGGCCATTGGATGAACCCTTGCGGAATCAGATCGAACATCTGCACGCAGGCACCGTCCATGCCTTCCCGTTTACCACGCCGCAGTTCGTTCAGGTGAGCCGCCGCTTCATCCTTGTCGCCGGGACGGAGCATTCGGAGATGGAACTCGCGGTCCCACACGAAATTCTCGTCCAGCCACAAGCGGTGAATGCGCGGCTTATATTCGACGCAGAAAAAGGCGTACGCGCTGTCGCACTTGGTACGCGGGAAACGCTCTTGCCGTTGGCACTGCTCACACGTCACGACATGATCGCGCAGGTTCGCCAAGTGCCGCCCGGACTTCGGATCGTAGCAATACCCGAACGCAGAGCCGATGCCGATGAAGACCACCACGTCGTTCTTGCACAGAGCACCGTGGCACGGCATCAACGTCCGGGCGACCAGCGTCTTAGCTGGCCCGACCATCGTGACGACGCCCAGCCCGAATGCCGTGTACACAAGCTGACCGCACAGATCAGCGCGGTCCTTCGCCTTCGCAAGCAGCTTCTCGAACTTAAGCAAGTCAACTGGTTTGTTTCGCTTCGGTTTCACGGCTTCTTCTCCAAGTGCTCCACAAAGGCCCGCAGAGCATCTGTCATCTGGTGGGGATTCAGGTAATCCCCTCGCGCACAACCCGCAAGCATGAACTTCACCCGGTCGAGCGGCAGCAGAGCGTCAAACTCGTCACGCTTCTTCGCCGCAACGATTCCATTCGCGAGCGCCTGCTGCGACGATTCATTGCTGTGGCCATGCGCGATGAACCCGTCCCGTTCACGGCGGAACATACAGGACCACGACTGATGATACTCTTCGCACTCTGGGCGGTGAGTCTCGTTCATGAGAACCCAACCGGGCAGCAGAGACGTTTGGTACGTAGCATTCATCGCTTATACCCCTGAACGTATTGGATCATCCGGGCGAGCAGCGCCGCGCCCTGATCGGCTGGAAGGTTCCGGTACGCGCGCCGGAACGGATCGAGGTTCTCGAAGATGTTGCGGTGCTTGGCCTGCGTCTCTTGACGGCGAACTTTCGCAGCCGTCTTGAACGCCTCGAATTGAGCCAGCCACTCCGTCACATTGTCGTGATTGAACACCCCGGCGAAGTGCCGGGACGACGGGTAAATCGAACCCGGATTGTCCGGGTTAAACTCGAACGTGTACGTCATGCCGGGCGACACAGGCGGCATCCCTTTGGGACTGAACGCCATCTCCCGCGCATCATCGTAGCTGTCGTACGACTGACGCTGTTCTTCCGGCGTCTCGCCATTCAGGCGATACCAGATTTGCAGCGGCTTCTTCGACGGGGACCAGCCCATGCGAATAAACAGCAGCGTCATCCGGGGCCGCTTCACCTTCTCGATTTTCTCTTTGAGCTTTGACATTGTGTTAACCCTTCACGCACCCATTTCATTCCGTCGTACGGTTGACGATCCGGGACAGGCGTAAAAGCGTAAGCAGAGGCGCGTCGTCAGCGCCACTGAACGTCACAACCCACTCGCCGGGCTTGGGCGCGGTATGGACCGCCTTCACGCCGGGATTGGCCCGCATGTACGCAGAGACACGCTCCGCGACGAGAATCTCAGTAGCCACTTCATCGTCATACACGCCGACCACGGCGACATCTTCCAGCGAGCGGTCGGAGTAAGACTTTTCGAGAACCACCCAGACTTCGCGCATCGCTGCCCCCCTTTGACATTGTGTCAAAAACAAATATGCCGCATGACGCGGCATATTGCAACTTCTTTCTTGGAGAGCGCGAGAAAATACTAGGGCGGGATAATCAGGCCCGACTTCTTCTGGGGAGCGGGCGGAAGACGCATCCCAGCGGGCATGTTCACCCCCGGTACGGCCAGTTGCGGCCCGTGATAACGCTTCATCAATTCCTGCCGCCGTCGTTCGGCAGCGGCCTGCAACGCAGGCTCGAACCGGGCGAACGCTTCTTCAAGCGTAGTAGCCCCTTCAATCGGGAACTGCATCTGTTCGTTCAGCAGTCCTTCCGGCGTTTCCACGCGCACCGTCACGTGCCCCCAGAACGGCGGGCAGTTCGGCGGGAACGCGCCAGAGATCAGTACGCGGTGCTCAACGCGGCCACCCCGCTGATCGTAGTATTGCTCCGACTTGAAGACGAACCGGACAGGCCCGCCCGCCGCGTTCGGCGGTGGCGGTGTGGTGTTAGGCGGCGTCTGCGGCTGCTGCGCGCCACCGACCGCGATCACCCCGGAAATGGTATGATTTTTTGCCACTCGACCCCCTTCGCCTGACCGATGGTCAGACAGACACGTTCTGGTTTTCAGCTTCAGCCCGCACTTCCGCGAGCGCGGCGTTGTAGTTCGGGTTCTGCGAATTTCTAGCGCCCAAGTTCTTCAAAAGCCAGCGCAGATTGTCCGGCGACCGGGACATCTTTCTGTGCGCGGGCAGGTCCATCGACGACAGCAACTTCGACAACGTATCGTTTGCCATTTGATCCCCTCGCTTCAGTTCAGGTTCGGCCCTTCGCCGTCCCCGTCTTCATCTTCCTCTTCGTCGTCTTCAGAATCGACGTTCAGACTGGCTTGAACATTTTCTAGCACACACTGGCCGTGCTGCTCAAGCACCAGCGCGCTGTAGCGGTCGATGTCTTCACTCCGCAAGTCGCACACGCGCTGCCAGCCGTCTTTCAGCAGCGACTCGACCGTGTGTTTGCACCCACAGAGATGTTGAACCGACACGTACTCAGAGCGGTCAACGTCAAACTCCGTGTAATCGAGCAACCAACCCCGCCCGCCAACCTTCAGAACCAGACCGTCGTGCGCGACCGGGACCAACACGTCCCGCGAAACCCACTTGATGCGGACAGGCTCAGGATCGTTCTCGTCTTCAGCGAACGACAGGACAGCGAGGATCAGCCGGAGCTTGTACAAGCCGGGCGGATACGACGGCGGCGGCGCGGTCGGCTTCGGAGTCTGCTCCGTCGCCAGTTCCACCGACAGCCCGGACGCGACCAAGTTCCGCATTGCCAGTTCGACCTTCTCCGGGCGCAGGAAATTCCGGTTCAAGTCCGGGTCGGAGACCTTCAAGTTCGCCACGCCGTACTTCTGTAGCGCCTGCAAGATCACCTGCGCCACGGTCGTCTTCCCGCCTTTGCTTGGAGCCTTCACCACGACTTCGATCATGTTTCCACCCTTTCAAGACAGCGGGTCGGCGACTCGTACCGGGTGCTCCGGTTTACCACGGTCGCCGACCAAACGTGCTCACCAGTTCCGCGTTATCGCCCTCACTTAGCCTGTGACGCATGAAGCCCGTGCACGAGCCGTTTTTGTATGCCGGGGAGAGACGCCTTGGCTTAGGCCCCCGGCACGCCACGCCGCTGTCTTGCCCGGTTACTGCTCGCGCGGTTCGCCCAGAACCCAGCCCAGCCCGTCCGGCGACGGGATCATGTTCATGTCGTTGAACTCCCGCGCGTACTGCGACCGCTTCAACTCCCGCAGCACTTCAGCGTACAGCACGCGAATCTCCGCGTCCGCAGCCTCGTGGAGCCGGAGCGCGATGATCCCACGCCACTCAGCGACCGATGCCGTGTAAATCATTTCGGTCAGTAGCGCGTTGCCCAGATACCCGCGAGCCGCACCACGCGCCTGCTTGCGCGCCGTGCTCTTACACATGGCGACCATCAGCTTCCGGTCGGCCTCGACTTCGATCCGATCAACACCCTTCTGCACGACCATCTGGTCGAACAGAGCCGATTCGAGTTGCGCCGCGAGCAGGACGTACGCCTCGCGCGCCGTATCCTTGGCCTTGTCCAATGCCCCCTTGATCTTCTCGTACTGCCCCCGGCTTTCGTTACGGTTGAGGCGGTCGAGCAACTGAACCGTGTTCGGATGCTCGACGTACGGCGATTCGTTCTCGTCAACGTAGCGCGTGCTGCGCTGGGACATCGACATCCGGTGCCGGACCTGCTCATGCGAGAACCCGCGCGAGCCGGAGAGGTACAACGACACGTACCGTTCTTCGTTGTCCTTCGGCGCGACCAGCCGGGCGGGCAGACGCATCGAATTGCCCTGCGGCACCACGCGCGGATCATCAATCGGCAGAATCAGCGGCACGAACGGCTGCACGACGGAGTACAGCGCCTGCCCCACGCGATCACCGTTGGACTTGTACGGCCCGCCGATGCGCTCCGTCCACTTGTTCCATTCGAGCAGCGTGCGCAGATTCACCGTGGCCCGCAACGTGTCCGGTTCGTTCGCGTGCGCGGGGAGATGGTTCTCTTCGATGTTCACCCACACGCCCTTGCGGTTCAGAAACGCGAGCGCGTCAGCCAGCGACCGGATGTCAAAGGCGACGGTGAAGCGCGCGTGCTCAATCACCGACAGATGCCCGACTTCCCGGATATGCTGCCAGTACGCCTCGCTGTTCCGGCCCCCGCCCAGCGAATCGTAGCAGATGCGCCCAGCCAGTTCGCACAGCTTCTCTTCGTTCGATCCTTGAAGCTGCTTCTTGCGATCCATCAGTTCCCGGAAGTCAGCGCACTTCGGCTTCATCTCGTCCGGGACGTTCAGGTACTGCCCGTCGTACACCAGCCGCGCCCGGATATTCGGGTCAATCAAATTCATGGAATCCCCTTCTAAAAAAGTCCCCACCAAAAACAGAGCGACCGATCAGCCGCCCATCCATTCCTTGCCAGCGTACGGCGTCTGAATCCGGGCGAGCACGTCACTCACCCGTTCTTCCAGAGGCGAGCGCGAAATCGACATCACCCGCGACGGAATCATCGTCTCGAACACGTGCCGATCCGCAAAGAACTCCCAACTGCGAGCGTCGTCGGTTCCACGGTTCGGCTTGTCGTCTGCGGCCTTGAAGTCGCAGGCTTTCGCCGGGATCAGCACGTGCGTCATGTAAAGCTGGTGCCCGTGCGTGATGCACTGATGTAGCAGCCACTGGAACAACTGCCGTTCCTGCGACCGCGCTTCATTGTTGATATCACGCGCGAGCACCGGGTCCTGCACCTTCAGGCTCGTGTACGCCATGATGTCCACGAACCAGCGATCCACGAGCAGATACGTTTGAACGCCGCGCCGGGTAGCCGGGACGTGCTCGTGGACGTACGACACCTGATCGGCGATCAGCCCACGCATAACGGTCGGCAACTCAACCTGCATCTTCACCCGGAGCGTAACGTCTTGGATCGGAGCCGTGCTGACACCCGTGACCAGAGCCGACGCCGGGAGCGTCAGAGTGTCGAGATCGTCGTACTTTTTCAGTTCGGGCGTTTGTGTCTGCTGCTGCGAGAACCAGACCGACGACGCGGACGGGACGATCAACGCATTTACGTCCCCGCCCATGTTATTCAACCGCTTGTGCAACTCCCGGATCAGTGTCGATTTTCCGACCCCATGCGACCCCGTAAATGACACGAGATGCAGGCGGTTCGGTAGCGGCCCCACCACCGTATCGTTCGCCTTCGGCAGCGTCAGAAAGAACCCCTTGCCTTCCTTTTCCATTTACCTGACCTTTCTTCATTCGATCCTTCAGCGACCCAGAGCGCACCTTCTGCTTCGGGTCTGGTTTGCGCAGATGCCCTTCGAGCATTTCCGTGTAAACGTCTTCGCAGGCAGACAGACTTCGCAGGAACCCCCGGAACGACTCAAGAGCGATACCCTTCCGACACGTTATATTTGCGACCATCCCATTCGTTTCAAAATCCACGAGACGCAGCGTGACAGAAGACTCACGTTCCTCAATCTGTAGCTGCGCACCGTCCTCTTCCGACACCACGGTGACTTTCGCCTTCATTAACCACCCTTATGATGAACATTGCCTTCCGCCCCCAGCTTACAACCGTCTCGTTAACACAATGTCAACGGTCTGACCCTTCGTTGAGGAACTTCAGGTACTCCGCAGCAATGGCTTCACGCATGTTCGCGATCCGCAGCAACGCCGTCTTCAGCGCCTCAGCCCGTTTCTCTGGCGTGTCTCCCTTCACCGCCACAAACAGGCAATCATGCCCCTCACCTGACGCACGCGGGACCAGCAGCCGGACATCGAACCAGTGCGGATCGTTGATCTTCCCCCACTGGTTCACGTGGTACGGCGGCTTCGTGTCCTTGTCCGGCACCGTGCGATTGAGCGTCGTAGCAGCCTTAGCCGGAGCCGCCACGACAGCCGGACCCTTCCGAACCGGAGTCGTCACCCCGGTCTTCTTCACTGGCAGACCCATTAGGAAACCTTTCTGACCGCAGCCCGAATTTCGCTGATGACCAGCGCGAGCGGGAACGAACCCTTCGGGCGGCGCTTATTCCAGATCGCCGGGAAAAGAACAGCCTGCCCGCCGTGCTCACGAAACTCCGTGCAGTGATCGGGATGATCGTCAATCAGGATCGCGTTCGGACGCGCGCAGCGCCACTTCTGGTTTGTGATGTTGTAGGCGCGGAACCCGGTTCCGAACCGTTCCTGAAGCCACGCGACCTTACCGGACGCGGCGAACGGGTCGAGTGACGGCGACGTGAGGAACGCCACGTCCGCGATCTGGTTGCAGACGCCGAACAACTCAATGAACCACGGATACGCCTCAAGCCCGGTCCAGAACTCATGCCCGGCTTTGCCTATCGGTTTCCAGAATGCGTTTTGAGAGATACCCATGACCGTAGCCATGTCGAACTGCCCTTCAGGCCACCGGGCGAGGAACGCCTCTGGCTCCACGCCGTGAAGCCGGAGCGCGGCTGACACAAAGTCGGTGCAGACACCATCCATGTCCAAATAGATCAAGGGTTTGGGCATTATGTAGCCAATCTCCTGTATGCCGTTTCGGCAATCGCCAAAACGAACGTTAGCTAATTTTTACAGGGACGCAACTTATTTTTTCGCATTATGCGGCGGGTTGGAATTTTTTACTCGCACTATGCCAATTACGAAACCATACGGATTGACAAAGCGACGCCGGAGCAGCAGCCGGATCGGTGTCTTCCAGAGACACCACGCGACCGCCCGCTTCCACCACGGGAAGGTCCGCACAAGAATCTCCACGTCGTCGAACTTGTCCGGTGATACGTTCAGAGGCATTCGTCACACTCACGTTTCGTAGATGAACTTGATCCACAGCGGGCGCGGCTTCTCGAACGCCGTCCGCGCCTTCTTCGCAGCCAGTTGTTCCCGGTAGTAGTCACAGAACTCGACCACCTTCTCCATCAAGTTCGTCGTGTCAAGGCAGTCCGGGTCCACGAAGCGCGCCTGATCGAAGATGTTCAGCGCCGTGAGCGACTGAATGTGCGGCGATTTCACGAGATAAATGTCCACCATCGACATGAACTCGAACCGCAGAAAATCATTGCCCGTCATCGGCCTCACCCTTTGCTTTGTCGGCCCGTTTCGGCTGCGGGATCGAGAGCGTCTCGCCGCCCCGTTTAACGGAGTACACCAAATCCTCGCGGATACAGCCAGACCCGGTGCCCAGCAACTCCCACGCATTCGCGGCCTCTTTGCGTTTGTTCTGAAGCCACTGTAGTCCGCAGGCGATGCAGTACACTTCGGTCCAGCCGTGCCGCCCCGAACCCTGCATGACCGCCAAGCGCCGATCCTTCGGCTTTTCCTCGCAGACCCAGCACGGCGACTTGTGCTGCCCCTTCACGGTCTGCACTTCGACCTTCATCTTCGAGAACCACAGGCCCGGCTTCCGATGACCCCCGCGCTTCGCTGGCGGCGCTGGCTCCGTCACGTCGAACCGGGACGACTTGAGAGCGGCGAGCTTGCCCACCACCCCCGTAGTCACTTTGCCTTTGCGAATCGGGACACCCATCGCGTGCGCTCCTTTGCGTTAACCTTGTGTCAACCGTGCATCGCGTCGTCGGGATCGCCGGGCGGCGAGACCAGCACAGGCCCCTCAGACGGCATCGCGAACCTGTGAAACACATTCGTCACGTCGGCGGGCGTCTTCCTGATCTCTGCGTCCGTCAACAGGATCGGCTTGTGGATCGTCACGTCGAGACAGAGCGCGATCAACATGGGCACGTTCCGCAGCGTCGGCAGATTCGACACGTGCGACACCGGGAAGGTGTACACCTGTTCGGCTTCGGTAGTGCGTGCCTTGCGAACGTCGCCGTACGCCGCGAACGTGAAGACCCGCCAGCAGTCGCCCGCCAGCAGAACGGACGGTTCCCAGAGTCCTTCCGGGATGTCCACACCCGCTTCTTCGAGAAACTCCCGGCGCATCGCCTGAAACGGAGACTCACCCGGCCTGATCTTGCCGCCGATAGCGTTGAACTTCCCGCGCTGAAATTCGGGATGATCCTTGAGGATCAACACCACCTGACTTCGATCCTCGCTGAAAAGGAACCCTGCCACATAGTCCGTCATCGTAGTAGCTCCCAGAGAACAAAAAAAAATTACGACGCCTTGCGCTTGGCCTTGGCCTTCGGAGAACCCGCCGCTGGATTCGTCAACACGCGCTCATGGACATAGCAGTCGGCCACGAACGGGTACTGCTTCATGCGGTCGATCAGGTACGTCGCGACCGGGACGCCGCCGACTTGCTGTTTCGTGCAGCGGATCAGGAACATCCGGCGCACCCACTCCATCTTCGAGTCCGGCTTGACAGGCTGGCACGAGTACATCTCCGGCCACTGCGTGATGTAGTCCACGTGCATCTGCATCTGGATCGCAGGCGTGCCTTCCTTGAACACCATAACCAGACACTCCATCTGGTCAGGGTGAACCTTCTCCGTCTTCGATTTCGTTATCATCGTTGCGCGTCTCCAATCATGTCCCGGAACTCAGACGGCCCGATGTCTTCAAGCCGTTTGCCCTTCTTCTGAAGCTGCTCGTTAAACTTTTCCGCCGTCGTCTGCATTCGCTCGTGGGTTTCTTTATCGCCGCCCGACAACGTGTACCCCGGCCCGTTCGTGATCCGCGTATGCCCGTCAGAGCCAGCCACACCCAGAAGACGGGAGCCGCCCTTCGCCCGCGTTTTCTTCTTTGACATTGTGTCATTCCCTTCGGTAGCTCGCCACCCACTCCGTGTCGGTGCCGTCAGCGTTATTCTCTTCCCACATATTAATCGTACCGTGCACGAACTTAACCCGGAGTCGTCTGAACCAGACGTTGATGTAATACCCTCATGTCGGCGCAACGCCCTTCACGCCATACGTCGGGATGTACTCTTTGCCGTTGCGACGCGCCCAGCGCCGGACACGCTTCCACAGTTCCTCGACCTTAAAAACATACACCACGCCGTCCGGCCCTTCCATCACTTCACCCAGCGGCTTACGCACGCCGATCCGGCGCGGACGCGGGACGACCCGCAGAGACGGAACCGGGCGAGGACCCCGCTTCAGGAACTCGCTCGCCAGCACCGTAGTAACGCTCGCCATAAATACAACCCTCAGTACGGAGAATCCGACGCAGCCGGAGCTTGAGCCGGAGACGCCGGGACCTCGATGGTAAACGTGCGCCGACAGTTCGGAAAATTGGTACAACCAAAGAACGGCCCGTACCGCCCGTCCTTCTCCCGCAGCGGAAAGCCGCACGAGGGGCATTTCGCCGGGATCGCCTTTCGGTCATAGAACTTATGACCTTCCTCAGACACCCGCACAGGCTTAGGCTCGCGCGAGCGTCCAGCGCGACGTGGTGACGTTTTCTCAGCCTTATCCGGCCCAGACCCGCCTTCATCGACCGGAGCCGCCAGAGTGAGCGCCCTGTGCGGTTCCGCCGTTGGCTCCGTTTCGCCGTGGACCTTATCGCGGATATCCATGAGCAGAGCCAGAGCTACACGCTCGAACGGCGTAAAATCAGACCAGCAATCGACGCACAGCCCGTAGCCCGTGCGCCAGCGGATCGCCGTCGTCTGCGTGTTAAGCGACTCGCCACAACCGTCGCACCGCCCAGCTTCCTTCATCGGATCAGCCCCACTTCGCCCGATACTCCGCTTCCATCTTCAAGCGGCGTGCCTTCCACCAGTCAGCCTGCGGTTCGCGACGGCGCTGATGAAACTCTTCCCAGCCCCCGGCGTTCGCGATCTGCACGCTCAACGTCCGGCGTTCCAACGGCTGATCGCAACCACAGCAGCACTTCTCGTGAGTGCAGTGCACGGATCACTCCTTCGGCCCAAGTAAAGACGACACAGGATTTTTAGAGCACCACTCTTCTGCGAACGTAGAAACCTCGCGCGCAAAGTCATTCGGATGCGGATACGGAAGCCGACCGTGGATGTTCACCACTTCAGCAAACTCGCCGCGACCACGACCACCCAAACGAAAAGAAAACTGCGGGAACTTCGCAGTCAATGCCGCCAGTAGCGGCTTGCTTTGAAGTTCCCAGCAGGAAGAGATCGTTACCCAACGCATCATTTTTCTGTTCCAGCGAGCTTACCCTGTTTCTTCAGCACCCGGACTTCAGCCGCGTCCAGCCGCTCGTACTTCACCCGCTTGATGATCCCGTCCTTCAACTTGCCACCCAGAGCTTGAAACGCAGCCGGAGTCAAGTCGATCACGACGCCCTTCGCACGCGGACCTTTGCCCGGCCCGAAGTCGTTATGCCGGACGTAAATGCAGAGATCGTTGTCGAGGTTTGTGACCTTGTAAATCCCACCCCAGCCGCGCCGGGGCAGCGCACAGGTCAACTTCGATTCGTCGTACCGCTCGCCAGACGCCGTGTACACGCCCGACGTTCCCTCGCGCTGACACGACTCGCAAGTGTAGTAGGTCGCCTTCCCGGTGTCCGACTCAGCCCGGACGGCGCTGAGAGAGCACGCCAGCAGGACCGCCATGAGCAGACTTTTCATCGTTGGAATCCTTTACCGCCACGAGAGCCAAATCCCCAGTGCGACCACAGCGGTCGCACTTCATCGTTCGCAGACAGTACCCGCTCACCATTTCAGCCCGCGTCGTCTCAACGCAGGACATGCAATACGCCTGACTCAAGGGACCCCCGGTTAGCAGCTTTGCGACTCAGGCTGGACCGTCTCACCCTGCGCGAGAACCTTAACGCTTGACCCAGTGGACGGCGGATACTTCGCGACGATCTGCGCGCAGAACACCTTCTCGTCCCAGACTTCGGTGAACGCCTCGCCGCGCAGTTCGGCCAGTTCCTGCCGGAGCAAGAAGCATTCGCGGCCCAGCCGGACGGCTTCTTCCTTCCATTTCGGCGACCGCTTATCAGTGGACGAGAACACCACCGTGTACGCGCCCGGTTCGTACGTGCCATTCGCGGCCTTGTGTGCCTTCAGTAGCGAGTCGATCAACTCGCCCGTCTTCTTCGCCAGCCGCTCAACCGTCTCGAAAATCTTCGCGACCCGGAGCATATCGGACGGGATCGGCTGCGAGTGATCCCAGCCGCGCTGAACTATCAGCGTCACGTGCGCCGCCGCACCTTGCAGAGCCACCAGCGCGCCGTCCAACTGTCCCAGCGGCGAATCAGGCGCGGGAGCCTCGACCACAGCCGGAGCCGGAGCATCGACCTTCTTCTTCGCGGGAGCTTTCTTGACCGCCATCGTACACCCCTTTCATTAACACAGTGTCAAAAGAAAAACCGGGCGCGCGCCGAACCCTCTCGACGCACACCCGGCCCCCCACAAAGTTACAGCCCGCTGATGTTGTAACCGACTTCGAGCAGCTTAGTGAAGGCGAACGCGTACGCCTTGCGCTTGCCAGCCAGCGACGCATCGGCCTGCTTCATGGCCTTGTACTCAGCGTACGCGGTCGGGTTTACGACGCGGAGCAGGTGCGTGGTGACGTTGCGAATTTTCTTAACTTCGATTTCCAGCAGACAGACCGGGAACTCCTTGCCCTCGCTGTCTTTCGCGGTGCCCTTCGGATCGAGCAACTGATCCTTCGCCTTCGCGATTTTCTCCTGCTCCATCGCCTCGTCGAACTGCTCGCCGCCCAACTTGTCGCCGTTGTCGTTCGCCATCGGTACTGCCCTGCCTTTCCGTTGTCTCGACCCAGTGAAGGGTCTTTGTTTCCGGTTCGCCGGGCGCGCTGCCCAGCGTTTACAAAGACATTTATACCGCGTGACACGGAAAGCGCAAATTCTTTTTTCGCACATTCCGACAAAAAAAAGATGCCGGGTTTCCCCGGCATCGAGCCAGTCAGAGCGCCCGAAGTCTCTGGACGATCAGGCGTCACCGCTTCCAGTTAGCGGTCGATCTTACTGGCGTTACTTCTCGCGGCGATCCGTAGGCCGCGTCGATTCGTCCGCGCGACCGTCCGGCGTCTTGGGCCGGATCACCGCCGCGCCCGTCTGTTCGTCGTAGCCACCCACGACCGTTTCGTCTTCGACCAGCGGCCCCGGCCTTGGCTTCGGTTTGTCAGTTTCCTGTGACATTGTGTCAACCCCTTTCTGAGAGACGGCGCTCACGTACAAAAGCCCGGCGACCAGTCCCAGAGCGCAGCACAGCGCAGACTCGTCACCCGGCCCCCACTTTAACACACCCAACAATGTGACGCCCAGCCAAATCGCGATACCCATTTACGCCTGCGCTTTCCCCGCCAAATGCTCGCGGACCATTTTCGTGTCGCGGGAATCATGGATCGCCCCGCAGCGATGCTTCCAGAGGAACGGCTCAACCCGCGTCATGCGATGCAACCCGGAGCAGCGACCGCAGTACGGCGCATACGTTGGGTCCTTGATCGCATTCTCAACGATGAAGATTTCGCCAGAGACGAGTTCGCGGCCTTCCATCTGTAGCAACCCCCAAGCAAAAAAGAACCGCGCGGTTAGCACCGGGGAGAAGGGTGGACAACCCCCCGGAGCGCCGCGCGGCTCAATTACTTCGCCGCCTTCTTTTTACCGCCCCGCACATTGCCCCGCTTCGGCGCAACCGGGGAGTAATTCGCGCAGGAACACCCGACAACATTACACTCATAATCGCCGTTCTGTGTGTTGTGCCGCGACTCCGAATGCCCGCACTTGCAGCGCGGTTCAGCCGTCGCTTTCGCCACCAGATCGCCGACATCGAGATCAACCTCAACTTCCGTTTCAGGGTGCTCCGATTCGGCCTCGTGCTCGAACAGCCCGCCATCGACCAGCGACTTCACACCCACGCCGTGCTTGCGGTTCTGGTACGCATAAATCCCTTGGCCGTACTTGCGCACCTGAACGCCGTACATCACCGACCAGATTTCATGCAGCGCGTGCTCGTAAGCATCACGACCGCGATGCGCGGCGACCCCCGACTTGAAATTGTCATAGTCGATGTCTTCAGCCAGCGCCTCGCAGACCTTTGTCCAGATTGCCTTCGGCACGATCATCCGGCAGCGATAATCAGCCTTCGGACTTTCGGAAATCTCGAACGGCGCGAGCATCGGGAAGTTCTTTTTCAGTTCACGCAGATGGTCAACATCCCGCGCCCGGACCTTCAACTCTTCCGGGTTTTCCTTTGTGCACACCGCGCTGAAGAAACCGTACTTCGAGAAAAGCCACATGGATCGCATCTCCCGCTTCGCTTGTTGTCCTTGCCGGGCACCCGGCATTCGGCCCGGCAGCTTCAGCCGCCAGACACAAAGCAAGTTACACGGGAATGACACAATGTCAAACTATATTTTCCGCGTTATGCGAGCAGAGCAGGACAAAAGCCTGCATTACAGGGAACCCGTGCGCTTGATGCGCCGCAGATTGGCGACATGCCCGCCGCGCGTGTACTTCGACTCTTCCAGCCGCGTCTGCACTTCCTTGAGATCAACGCGCCGGACAAACAAGCGGTCGCGGCAGTTCGTCAGGCAGAGCGTCATGCCCGCGCGCGGCGTAGTGGGCAGGTTGAGTTTCGTGTACGGAGAGTTTTCGAAGAGATACCGACAGGACAGGCACGTCTTTTTATCGCCGGGACCCGCCCAGTGGATCAGCACGTTCTCAGGCATCCCGATCACCCGCGCCGACTCGTAAAACGACGTGAGCGCGCGGACGTACATCTCAGCCCGGCGTTCGAGCGGCATCTTGTACGAGTCCGTCACGATGTCTTCGAGAAACCCGTTCAGGAACGACATCTCGTGCGACATGGCCCCCTTGAGCCAGCCCTCGTCCATCGCGTGCAGATTGACCAGCACCTTTCCCTTGCCCGCGCCAGTACCGGACACGCCGGACGCGCGAATGCCCGCGAGGTACACGTCGCGCCACGCCGTCTTCATTGTCTTCGTAGCGGATTTACGGAACTCACTCTCGCTGATCTTCTTGGACTGAAAGTTCAGGATCAGGGAGAGCAGCGCAGCCTTCGTCCGCTGCTGAACTTCAAGCATCTTGCGGCGACCGACCGTCTGACCCTTCTTCGCTTCCGTGTTCGCGTTGGGCGCGAGCGTGTAGGGGAACGAAGCAATGTTCTGCATCAGCTTCAAGTCTTGCAGCTTGGCTGTGCCGATTGCTTTACCCTCAAACAACTCGCCCCCGGCTTCCAGAGATTCAGCCAGTTGGAAGCTGGGAGCGAACACGAACGGATCAAAGTCGTCGTCGATCATAAGTGTTCCATGTTTTTAAGCGCGGACTGCCGCACCTTGAACATCTTATCGTCCATCCCCAGCTTGCGCTTATCGGCCACAACGCTCTCCCGGAACTTTGACATCGCCGTGAACACCCTGCGATCATCCGGCGTCGCCTTTGAGTAGTACGCGTGGTTCTTGCGATACACGTCCAGCTTCTTGTTTCGTTCCTCAGACGGGCGGCACGACACGTCGATCTCCGACACGAACCCCTTCGCCGCAACGAACCGGGGCAGCACGTGCGCCGCCTTCGTTTTGTCAGGCTCATGGGAGCCAGCCTTGCGCGGCCACCACGTGTACGGCCCGAACATTCCGAAGCCGGGGATGCGGACGATCCAGCCCTTCGTCAGCGCCCGCGCGATGTTCTCCAAGACGTGCGTGATGACGATCATCACGTCATGCGGGGTCATGTCGCACTGTTTCGCCGTTTCTTCGAGCACCCACTGTAGCGGCTGACCGTCAACCGTTCTGCTAATGAACGGGATGCGTACCTTAAACATGATTATTTCTTCTTTTCTTCGTTGAGGGTGGCGGATTTCAGAGCCGCAAGGTCTTCCCGGAGCAGGATGACTTCAGTGTCTTCGTTCACCACGTCCGTCAACTCCGCGCCCTTGGAGATCACCGGGAGCAGCGACGGATCAGTCTGGAAGTTCATCAGGTCGTCAATGTGGTACTCCGTGATGTCGCCGACGACCTTCCGTAGCGCACACGACTCGTGCATCAGGCGCGCGATCTGCGTCTTCTCTGCTTCGCTCAAGGGATAGAAGCCGCGCTTACCCATGTTTTCGGTTATCTGCATCCAGATCGGACGCTTGAAGCGCGCGGCCTCAGCAGGCGGCACGCCCGCGTTGGCGCTGCCACCTTCGGGCGGGAACGCAGGTTCTTCACCCGGAGCGCCACCGGGCGGCATCATCCCACCCGGCGCAAGCGGACCTTCCGGCGTCTTGGCGATCAGCTTCATCACCAAGTCTTCGGGCAGCTTCGCGTATTCGAGCAGGATGTACGTCGCCCAGACCCGCACGTCAATCTGCATGGACGTGGCGACGTTCGCCATTGCCTCGACGATCTGGTAACGCAACTGAATCAGTTCCAGCCGTTCGAACTCGTCGAGGTACGAGATCGGCGTCATCTGGATCAGGTATTTGTTTTCCGGGCGGGAGAAGTCGTACTTCGTATCCGTCTCGCTGTCGGCCAGCAGCGTGTAGTGGATGTCGAGCGTCTGCCGCAGACCGTACAGCGCGTGCTTCCGGGCGCGCTTACACGTGCGGGCGAAGCGCACGTCCTGCTGGATCAACGTCGCCTTCGCGTTCACGTCGCCCTCGAAACCCATGTAAGCCTTCGGGACCTTGCCCGCACCGAAGAACGTGTCGCGGTAGTAGTTCAGGTCGAATAACTGGTCGGCGTTCGAAGACCCAGACAGATTCTCGACCCGGCTGTTGTTCTCGCCGCCGCGAATCGGGATGAAGAAGTCTTCGAGCGGAGTGAGCGGATTGTACTGCTTGCGATAGTTCGGCGACGCGGGGTCCACGAACTCGTGTTTGCGGAACCGCTTGCGCCACGCGTTCACGTATTCCAGCGCCTCGTGTTCTTCCATGTTGCCGACATCGACCAGCACCATGTTGCGATCCGGCGCGCGACGCAGGCGGTACATTAACACAGCGTCATCGGCCAGCATGAGCCGCCGCCACGGATTGAACATCGGTTCAAGGATGGACGTACCGTAGCCCGTGTTCTCGTCCTTACCCATCATGCGGAAGTGCACATAATCCCACGGCCACGACACAGGGCGCTTGCGCGCGCCCCGGAACGTCTTCCCGTCTTCACGGAACCCGATCAGACGCCCGTACCGATCATCGAGGCGGTGCGTTTTATCGACGGGAGCCTGCTGCCAGCCCAGCACGCCTTTCTTGGCGCTGTAAATCAGGCGGCGGAAGTGATCACCGTACTTGCACATGCCCCGGACGATGGCAAAGAGCTTGTCTTCAACCATGAGATTGCGCAGGCATTCGTCGCCGCGCTTAATCATCTCGTTGCTTTTCGACTCGATCCAGACCGCGCGGCCCTTTTCGTAGTCGATCTGCGTCGTTTCTTCGGCGAACAAATCGAGGATCGCCCCGGCCAGACCGGACGCATCCATCTCGTCGAAGATGCGATACCGTTCCTTGCGATCCTGCCCCAGCTTGAACTGATCGGACCACCATTCCGCTGTCTTCTTCGCGGCGGCGTCTTCGTTCTGCTGATCAGTGTCGAAGTCGAACGGATGCGACTGCCGATCATACAGACCGAACAAACGATAAAACCAGTTTACCGTGTGCGGCTGGCCCACGGGGGGAGCTTTGGGATCATTCTGCGGAAGCGCCATGATTCATCCTATGCGTCAACGTTCGCCTGAAGCACATCCCAGTTTACAGCCTTGCCGCCAATAAGTCTAACGTTTGATGCCGGGACAATTTCAGTCACTTCAGGATTCGTCGGATCGGGTCGAGTGATCGTCATCGTAGCGGTGTCAGCCGGATCAATGGCCTTGACGGGGAGCATCTGGTCTTCGCCGATGACCGGGAGCGTTTGCGACTTGGAGCGTTCGTCGGTGAGCGCCATGTACACGCTACCGCAAACCGCGTCGGCCACGTCTTTGCTGCCCTTGCCGCCGTTCGTTGCGCGCGCGGGATGATCCACCTTCCCGGACGTGGCGTCGCGTTCAAGGTCGAGCATTTCGTCAATGAACGGCGTGTACTCGTAACAGGCGATGCGGCGATCAAAGAACGCAGAGCGCAGCGACAGGTACGGAACATCAGTGCGATCCACGGAGAGCAGGCACGCGTCGATTTCCTGCTTCTTGAGAATCTGCACGGAGTCGGCGCTTTGAAAGCCGTCGAACGTCACCTGAACGAGCGGGTACAACCGTTTGATGAAAAGCACGAACGCCCGCAGCTTCGACAAGTCGATTTCAGAGCCGGGCGGCGGAACGATCCGTAGCATGAAGTCCACGACCGCGAACGGATTGCGCACCGTCGAGAGCGTCCCGTCCGGGTTCACGCGCTGATTCACCTTCATCCCGCTGATATGCGACATGGCAATGCCCGCGCAGTCACCGCGCAGGCCGATGTCAATGTGCATGAAGCGCGGGCACCCCGGATTCAAGCGCGGCTTGTAAATGGAACTTTCGACCTTACAGACCAGCTTCGTCATGAAGTATTCGTCGAGCAGCGTATCGTCGAGCACGTCCAGCGTAACGACAGGCTTCGTGAACGGATGCTGCATCTCAGCCCGGCTGGCATCGAAGATCGACTGACGGTCGCGGATCAACGGCGACACGTTGAACGTAGCAACGCCAGCAATGTCACGCAGAGCTTGGTCAATATCTTCAAGGAACGTCTGTTTGAACTCGCCGGGCACCGTAACAACGCGCGCACCCTTACGCGGATTATCACCCTCACCCAGAATGCGGGAGCGTGCGATCCGGTCGCCGACTTCCACGTTGAACTTCGGAAGCTGGAAGCGGTGCTTGGGCTTGCACTCCCACAGCGGATAATCGCTGACGTACGAACTCGCCGACCCCTTGACCTTCTTCAGATGTTCTTCAAGGAACGATGTCTGCGCGTTGCGGGACGACATCAGTAGCATGAGTCCGGGGATCGTTCCACCGGGGCGCATGAAGCGTGACAGGATACGAGCGTGCACCGCGTTGTACAGGTCGTACGCCTGACCCGTCGCCTTACCGCCTTCCTTGTCGTTTTTGACGCGCATGAAGTTCACTTCGTCCATCGCGAACGAGAACAAGTCCAAGCCCAGCGCGTGCAGTTCTTGCGAGCCGGGGATGACGTTCACATTCTTTTCCGGGAAGACCACCTTGGAGTCGATCTTCCGGGAGCGCGGATAATGCAGACGGAAGTACGGGCATGTGTCGATGAAGCCACGCAGCTTGAAGTAACCCGCGTCGGCGACTTGGCGCTTCGTGATCGAGTAAATGCCGAACACGATCAGAGAGTCGTGCAACAGTCCGTAGTACCGGGCAGGGCTTTTCAAACACGACAGGCAGTAAATCTTGTATGCGATGGCCGACATGGCGATGGTCGTTTTGCCGATGCCGATGCCGCCCGTCATAATCCATTCGGCGACCTTGCTGCCCGGCCCCAGCACGATCCGCATGTCTTCACGCCAGCGGGGATGCAAGTCAGAGCAGACGCGACCCATGTACTCGTCGTTTTCAAGGAACTCGTCAATGCCGACAGGCTTGCGGACATAGTCCACTTCCCAGAACAAGTCGTGGACGGCGTTCGCCGGACCCGTGACTATCGCATCCGACAGCCAGTCGATGACCGTCTTCTTTTCGTGCGTCGAGAGCGTGTCGAATAACTCGCGGTCGCCGTGGATCATCTCTTCGGCGATGCGGTCGAACAACCTGTTCGCCTCTTCGCTAAGATTCTCCGGGCGGGAGATGGGATACGTCTTCTTCTTTGCCTTCACCTTCGATGCCACAGCCTTTACTCCGTAGTGGTTGACACTGTGTTAACGGGCTTCGGCTTGGCCTTGGATTTCTTCTTTGGTTTCTTCGCGGCTGCTTCTTCCGGCTGAGGATTCCCCAGCGCGGCCTTGATCTTGGCTTGCGCTTCGGGCAGACGCTTTGCCAGCTTCTCGAACGCGTTGCGCACGCGCTCGCGCGACAGCGCCTGTTCTTCAGACGTGAGCAACGCCGGATCGGTCGTGATCTGAACCTTGGCCGACGCCTCGCCCGACTTGAACAAAAGCTGAACGTTCATGTCACCCGCGCGATCAGCAGGCTTGTCCGTATCGACCCCCAGACGGTTCAAAATCTGCGTCGCAGCGTTGTACTGCATTTCGTGCGGCGGGGCTGACTGCATGATCGGACGGCCCTGCGCGTCCATCAAAATGTTGCCCTTGTTGTCGCGGGCGTACACCGGACCAGCCAGAGCCTGACCCAGCACGGCAACAGCGCCCTGTGCGAACCGGGCGAGTTGGCGCTTGGCGACGAACTTGCTGCGCGTCAGTAGTGCGTCCTGATTGTTAAACTCTGACTGCAACAGTTCGAGTTCAGCTTTAACGTCCGGGCGGGCGAGGAAATCGCCGATGTTGGCCCATGTGTACCCGTCGTCTAACAAAGCAGCCGGACCCATTGAGAAGGCCCGGCGTACGATGTTCTTTTCCTGTTCCGTCAAAGCCATGCTGAAGACCCCCGGTTGAACTAGAAAGGCTGCAAGGGACTTCAACCCTTGTCCACCGGGATCAGCGGGGAGTCCCTGTCAGGAACCCGCAAAGACCCCGAAGTGCAACGTACACCACAGCCTTATCTTACTCCGCGCGCAGTTCAGTCTTCAAGCTGGGCGACAGCAAAAAGCGAACGTAGCGGCGAGCCGGAACCTTCTCCAACTTGCCCGTCGTCGGATGCCGGAACGTGGACTCCTTCTTCGTGTACGGTTCGATGGTCCCGATGTTCGTCAGCGTGACCGGGCGACCTTGGAGAAGCGAGCCACGGAGCCGTTCGAGGATCGCATCCCAGACGCGCGTGGCAGCGGGCTTCTGGATGCCGAAGGTGACGCAGAGATATTCTTCGATCTCACGGCTGGCGACTTTGGTTTTTTCACCGTCAAGCAAGCCACCAAGTTGCACGGCGTCGCCACGAGATCGGCGAGCAGTAGCAGTGCGAGTCTTTCCCCGTTTCCACGCCGCACCACCAGAACGGGTCCGTGCTTTGGTTGCAGTCTGAGACATTGGAGAACTCCTTCTTCGACTAAAACGTAGATGCCACGACGGTTCCGCGTGAACACAAGTAAGGGAACCTGACCGACCGCCTCTGCTTGGGCCTTACACTGACTCCACCAATCCCAAACAGGCCACTGCTCGTTCGCGAGCATCCCGTCCAACTCCCACCCTTCAACCTTCTTACACTCAGTACAGAACGGGAACTTCACGTCCGGGCGATGAAGAACATCACCCGCACCTTCCCAGTGCCCATCCAGCGGCGTTGAGTCGGTGAACCTTCGGCGGAACGGAAGGGCCGGAACAACGGCTTCCTCGAAGCCTTGACCGGGGAACATCCAGACTGAGAACGCCCGGCAGATGTCGTTCTCGAACGCGAGGCCCTTCTTCCGCCCGTCTGACACTGTGTTAACCCTCGCGTTATACTGCCACCTTGTTGATCGTCTTTTTCAGCGGCTTCCCGACAGGTATGGTAGCTTGTGTCGCACCATGCGCAAGTATTTTCGCCACAGGATTATCGAGCGACCCGTTGTGATGAACGAAAATAAACTGATCGCCAGCGGGCTTGATGCGCGGATCGTGAGTAATCATGGAAATCGGGCAATCCTTCACGATGTCCCGCAGCAACGTCACCACACTTTCACAGCCGGAGCGATCCAAGCCGTCGAACAATTCGTCCACAAACATCTGCCGGAACGCCTTGCTGGTCCGGGACGCGACCAGATCACGGAACGCCAGCACGAGGCACAGGTCGAGCCGTTTACGCTGCCCCTTCGACGCACCGTTGTAGCTGTTCGTGCACCCCGGAATATAACCCTCGACGGTCAACTCTTCCTTCAGCGCCGCGCGGGATTTTAACTCTTTGGTCGCCGACAGCCGGACGTGCGCGCCGTCCCCCAGCAAGCGCCGCGCGTACCCCGTGGCCTTCTCGTTGATCGCCGGAATTTCCGCTTCGATCAGGAACGACTTCAAGCCGGAGTTGCCGAACGCATCGACCCAGAACTGCAACTCGTTGACCTTCACTTCCAGTTCGCGGTACTGCTTGTCCGTATCGGCCAGTTCTTTCTCCGCGTCCTTCAATTCGTCCTTCAGGTCCGACGCCATCGTTTCGAGCCGGGCGATTTCGTCACCGATCTGTTTGAGCTTCGCGGATTCGGTGTTCTTCTTGCCGACCGTCTCCGTCCGACGCAGCCGTTCCTTCTGTAGCTGTTCCTTCTTCTCGTCGATCTGCGGAAACTCCGGTTCGACCGGAGCCTTCAAGTCCTTGAGCACCGCGTCCTGCTGGTCGAGCACCAATTCGAATTTGAGCCGGGCGGATCGGTGCGCCTTCATTTCGTCGTCGCAGGCAGCGATCATCGTGTCGGTCAGCTTCTTCGCGACCACTTGCTGACACGTCGGGCAGTTCTTCCCGGCCTGCGCCGTGATCTTCTGCTTGCGCGCCTCGATCTGTTTCTGCTGGCCGTCGATGGTAGCGATCTCGCGCTCTGCCCGGCGCTTCTCCGTTTCAGCCTTCAGCTTGGCGTTGTTGTAATCCGCCAGTGCCCGCTCGTACTTGCGCACCGCGTCCTGCGCCTTTTCCGTTTCCTCTTCCAGCCCGGCGTTGAGCGTGCTGATAAGCACGTCGATCTGCGTGATGCTGGTTTCGAGCTTCTTCACCACGAGCGCCTGCCGCTTGTGCTCGACTTCGAGTTCAGCCTTCGACTGCGAATTCTTCATCTGGTCCAGCTTGGCCTTCTTCTCCGCGATGGTGGCCTGTAGCGTGGTCCGGGTGGAGTTCAGCGTGTTCATGGACTCAGCCGCTTCACGCGCGCGACGCCGGGCGACCTTCTCCGCTTCGGCGTACAGTTCCAAGCCCAGAATTTTCTCCATGATCTTTTTACGTTCGGAGTCCGGGGCGACGAAGAAACTCTTAACGTCATCGCGAGCACCGAACGCGACGGAGTTCACAAACGACAGGAAATCCATCCCGATAGCCTGCTCAATGGCGAGCGTCGTCTCCGGGTTCGTGCCGCGCGTGACGTTCTCGCCGCCGACAAAGAGTAGCACGTTGTCCTTGTGGACGGGGTGCTTGCGGTGCCGCTTCACCGTGATCGTCACGTCACCCTTGATCGTGACCGTGACACAGGTGCCGCCCTTCTGGCCGACGCGGATCACGTCGTCCCCGCTGTACTTTTCCCGGATGCAGCGCCCGTACAGCGCCCAGACCACACCGTCAAACAGAAACGACTTGCCCGCGCCGTTGGAGTCGCAGCCGCGTTTCTTGTCGATCAGCCCCTCGATCACGGTCAAGCCCGGCTTCGAGAAGTCCACCGTGGCGTCCTGAAAGGGACCGAAGTTCTCGTACCGCGTTACACCGACGACGTAGCCAGTCATTTTGTTTTCTTCCCCTTCATCGCAGCCCAGCACTTCCGGCAGTAATACGACCACACGTGCCCGCAATCTTCGAACCGGGTCGCCCGCCCATCGCAGATCATGCAGCGAGTCCCTTCTTTGAGCGCCTGCTTCGGGTCTTCCCGTTTTCGCACTGTCAACCCTTCAACGTCGCAGCCCGGACATGCAGGCAATGGCTGAAGTTCCCATCAAGCGGTTCTTCCAGCCCCTTCACCCACGTCCCGCCCTTCGTTCGGAGCATCACCACAGCCTTAGCGTGCGGATCGTTCTCAACGCCCCGACGCTGCAACCAGATTTCAGTGATCCGCGCTCCGTGTTCCAGTTCCTCGTTGTGTAGCCGAACCACGTGCTCCGCAGCAGCCTTCTGCATCTGAGGGACGACCATCATGCCGCCCTCAGTTTTAATTGACACAATGTCAACGTTGACCATCGAGTTCGGAGAAGTCGGGTCCGTCATCGCCCCCGGCTTTTCGCTTCGCAGGAACACGGTTTCGACCACTTGCCACCGCTCCGTTATTGCTCTTTCCATCTGCGCGTTCTCCATGAGACAGGTCAAGGAACTTGGCACAGTACCGGATCGTGTCCGTCGTGACCTTTGCCTTCTTTTCCGCCGCGAGCATTCGCGACAGCTTCAGCATATTTTTGATGTTGCGCCCGGACAGGATCGGGAAGTCGCGGATCAGCAGGTCGATGTCGCGATCCGACAGCGCAACCCCGTACTGCTTGCCCAGAATCTGCCAGAGCGACTTCAATTCGTCCGGCGTCGGGAAGTCGTACTTCAGCCACGCTGTAGCTCGCGACATGATCGCGTCGTCGATGATGGTCGCCCGGTTCGAAGTCATAAACAGGATGCCGCGATAATACTCAAGCACCCGCAGGAACACGCCGACAATCGCGTTTTGGTGAATGTCGTGACCGCGTTCGTGGACGTACACGTCGGCCTCGTCGATCAGCAGCAACGCACCCCAGCGTTGCGACCGCGCCAGCACGGTGCGGAGCCGCCCCTCGACCGTTTCTTCGTCGATGCCAAGCTGCGAGCACTGAACCACGTACAGCGGGCACTTAATGTGTTCGGAGAACACTTCCGCCGTGAGCGTCTTTCCGGTGCCGGGCGGGCCGCTGGCGATCACGATGACGCCGCCTGTCTTGCCCTTAATGATGTCGTCCATCTTGATCGACGCGCCGTGCATCAGAATCTTGACCAGCGACTTCGTGTCAGACGGTAGCACGAGCTTGTCCACCAACTCCGAATCGTACACATACTGGACCATGTTCGAGCAGTGGACCCAGACGAATTCGTGCCGGACCAGATCGAAGCATTTCAGGTACGGATGGACCGGGAGCGCACAGGTCTTCGCCGCTTCGTCCTGCTCGTCAACGTCATCCGGGTCTTCATCCTTCTCCCAGAACGACAGCAGCCCCAGCCCTTCATCACACACCGACTTACCACGCCAGCGGCGACTCGAACTATCGTCGTCCTTTTCCTCAGACAGATCGTCGAGCACAAGTCGGGCAGGCTGGCCGTCACATTCGAGGGACGAGCACTCAAAACGATTATCGTAACCTTCCTCAGCAAAGAACCCGAACCCGGTAGCAGTGAACTGCTGCCCAACCATCGGCGAGAGCTTCTTGAAAATCTCAATGTCTTTCTGGTACTGCTCGATGGCACTTTTCGTCGCCCGGTAATACCCGGCCTCGTTGAGCAACTCGACAAGGTTCTTACCCAAGTCCTTCGTTTCCCAGTCAACGTACCTCTCGTCCGGCTTCCCGGCATCCATGAACTGAAGCGTCATGCGGACGTACGGCGGCGTGTCCTTGTACCGATCCACCTTCTTGATATGCGACACAAAGAATGGAACCGGATACCCGTCGTCCTGCTCACCAAAGACCCAGAAATTCGGAGCCGACTTCAGATACAGCTTCAGCGCCGTGTTCAGTTCTTCCAGCCGTGTGATACGCTTCCCAGCCACGTTGTCGATCAGATTCATGTACAGGCCGATTTTATTTGCCAGCCCATTCGCGCCGTTGATCTTCGCGAGCTTCTGAAAGTCAGCGAGCCGGGAGCGCGGCAGACGCGTAGCACTCAGAGTTAGCTCACGTTCGCCACCCCACAGTTCCGACATGTCCACGATGTCCTTCGTGAACTCCTTCGGCCACTGCTTGATCGCGACCTTCAACAGTTTTACAGGAACATGAAAATTCATTAAGACATACCTCGCTTCAAAACCACCATCTCCGTCTGGGAACCGTCCCACAACCGGACGGTCTTAATTTGGCTGGACAGCAGGCACACGACGCGCGGAAGGTCCGGCCCAGCCGGGTCCAGTTCTTCAACACTCGACGCGTACACGCCCATCCCCGTCCAGACCAGATCGGCTTCATCCCGCGCGTTCGCGAGCAAGACACTCAACACCTTGCCCGCATAATCCAGAGCGATGTACAGCTTCTTCGTAGCGGGCTTGGGCTTTGGCTTCGTTGCAGGCGTCGGACGCGCAGCGTCGCGGTAACGTTCGGCGATCTCCGCGTCCACCGGAGACAGCCCTTTCTTCACGGGCTTACCCTTAGATGACGACATCTGCACCCCCAAAACGCCTGAAGGTGTACGCCGCCGTGGTGTTGGTGATCCACCACGACCGCTCACTTTCCGGCAAAGCCCACCACGGAACGAAAACGTAGTGAGTCGTTGACCCCTCGTTACCCATGCTTCGCTTCCTCGATAATCTCCATGCCGACTTTCACGAGCGAGTCAACCTCTTCGATCCCCTGATGCGTGCAGTACCGGGCGAGCACGACTTCATGCGCGTGGCTCGTGCGAACGTCCAGACGCGGCTTGATGTCCGGCTTCTCAACGAACGTGGACTCCACCCAGCCCGTCTTCACCTTCGCCGCCGCTTCGGCTTCCGCCGCGATCTCAGGATCGTCAGTCTTCACCCGGACGAAATCGTTCGACTTCACACCCTCGACCGTGGCGTCTTCGATCACGTGGAACTTCGGCGACACCGTGTTTTCGACCGTCTCGATCTCGCCAGACTTGCGATCAAACACCACGATGCCGCGCCAACCACCCGCGTCGCCATAATTGATCTGCAACGGGGAGCCAACGTAGCGAACGTTCTCCGTGATCTCGCGAGGATCGTGCACGTCGCCCAGAAACACTTGCTCGAACTTCTCAGGCCGGAGCGCATCGACAGGGACGCCTTTGTCGCCGCCAGTGACCGCACCCCGCAGCAACACGTGCGTAAACAGGTACTTCGCCCCGCCCTTTAACACAGTGTCAATGCCCGACCGCAGCGCCGTGATGTCTTCGGTCCAAGCGACGAAGCCCATCCCGTCTTCCACGTGCGTCACTTCCACAACCTGCGCGTACCCCTTGAACACCTGAAGGCTGTTCATCTTCGGGGAGCGCAGGTAGCTGTCGTGGTTTCCCGCGACGATGATAAGCCGCAGCCCCTTCTCATGAGCGGCATGGAACCCCCGGCAGACCTGATCCAGCACAGACAAGTCGATCACCGTCCGCGAATCGAAGATGTCGCCGATGACGATGATGCCTTCGCAGTTCCGCTTAATCGCCGTCGCCATGATCCAGTGCCAGCAGTCGATCATATCCTTCAACCGCGACGTGACCCCGGACGGCGTGAGCGTAGACAGGCTCGCGTGCTCGTCGAACTGAAGGTCCGCAGTCACCACCCATCGCCCAGCCGTTTTCAAGCGCCACCTACTTTCACTTTGCCGCCAGCCGGATCGTTCACCAGCTTGTGCGCTGCCTCAACACAGTCCTTACAGATACGTAGGAACTTCGTGTTCTTCTTATCATGCTCCGCATTCGCCGGGTAATCAATCAGCACGAACGTTCGCTGGCCCCGACCACCGCAGACGTGGCACCAGTCGTTCCCACTCGAAACTTCCTTCATTAGCTGCGCCATTTTTCTCCCAGAGCAATATACGTCGCCGCGTGAATGCCTTCGCCCCGCCACGTTATCAGACCCATCTTCCGGGCCTCGCGTTGAATATGGCCGATCAACGCAGCCCGCCCCGACCTTGCCCGCCCCGTCTTCTTCGTCCACTTCTCCGGGAACGTGGTCATCGCAATTTCCCACGTGCTCGCCGACCCGTTCGGCCACGTGCGAAGGTGGTGAAGAATCCGCCGCTGAAACTCCGTCAGCCCTTTCTCCCGTTCGTGCCGGGCGCGATCAGCAGCGATCCGTTCCTTCAGGCTCACCACTTACCCCCGCGAGCTTTCAAAAGACGCTGGTACTCTTGTTCAGACACTTCAACCTGAATCGGTTCAGCACCGTCAAGACCGGGCGCGAGCACGTGCCGTTTCTTCTCCTTAGCCGGAGCCGGGAGCGCGAGCACGTTCGACATCTGTAGCGACTTCTGAATCTGGTCGGGCGACATCAGATTCTTGACCCGGTCGCTCAAATCTTCCATCGCGGCCATGATGCGGTCGAGGCTCGCCAAGTTCTCCGGCGTGTCAGCCACGAGCGCGAAACTCTGCACTTCGTCCCGCTCAAAAGGGTGATCCCGCACGCCGACTTCAGGCTCCCCTTGATTCGTGCGAGCACGGCTGTACTGGCGATCCTCAACCTCGTAATAACACTTCGTTCCGTCAAGCCGCGTGCCGACAGAGACGCGAGTGTAAGCCAGACGCAGGAACCGCGTCTTCTCGTGCTGACGATTGCTGAACCTGCACGTCTTCGCAGAATCGACCCGGACGTGCAGAAAGTTCTCCCACTTGATCGTGAAAAAACTCTGGACCTTTTCGAGCACCGTTCGCTTCAGACGCTCAAGGTCTTTGTCGTACTCCTTCAACTTCAAGGGTTCGTCGATGTCCACACAGTACGAAATGCGCGTGGTCTTCAAATCGGAGTCGTCAATCAGGCGTAGCGGGATTTCCAGTTCACCCGAATACCCCTCACAGCGGAACTTCCACCGCTGGATGATCTTCCCCTCTTTGCGAACGCCTTTTGCCAGACCAGACATCGACGAACCCTCTCAAGTTTGACCGGGACACGACCAGCCGTTACGTCGGCTGGGATTCGAGCAGCTTGCGCTCCGCTTCCAGATTGCGCGTGATCGCGCCGAACTCGTTGAACTTGTCGCCGTACCGCTTGGCGAGCTTCATGATGTTCTTCGTGCAGATCGTTTCGATGTCTTCGCCGAACCCGCTGGTCGAAGCCATGTACAGACCGCGCACGACCAGTTCAAGCGCCTTCCCGCAGCGTTCCACGTCGATCTCGTACGGGATTTTGACCGTCTCGCCGCGCAGCACGAGACCCTGATGATCCACCGACAACGTGGTGAAGAACTTGTCCTTCGTCGATTTGACGGAGCGCAGGCGGTAATACACCTTGCGCTTGCACTCGTCGAGGATGATGCCCGCGCCGCGCACCCACATAGCCGTAGCCAGATGCAGGTTGTCCTTCTTGATGTCCGGCGCGTACTGGCTGTAATGGTCGAGGCGCTGATCGTTTTCCTTGCGGGCCTTGTCCACCATGAGACGGAAGTCCTTGCGCAGAATGTGCGCGAGCAGCCCGGCGTACCAGCACCCGTCGCCGATTTCCTCGTTCACGTTCACCGCGTCCATCTCGTTCAGCGCGAGCGCGTCGAACAACTCCCCGGCTTCCGTGATGACGCCGATAGCGCCGTGCTGAAGGCGGTACGTGAACTCGTCCAACGGTGGCAACGCGGCACCGGGATACGGCGACTCCGTGCGCAAACAGGCAGACGGATACTCGTACAGCGAAAGCAACTCAGGCATGATACCCCCTTAACACAGTGTCAAAGCGCCGCCCGATCAGATGTCGAGCAAAACTTTGTACTTCGTCCCCTTGACGACGGCCTCGCTTGGGCCGATCCACGTCGCAGGAATCACGACGGTCTTACCTTTCATTTCAACGTAGCGATCCGCCTTGTACGTCCGCGTGTGACGGCGGCGTTCATGCGGAGCCTTGGGACCACCGGAGCCGGACGGCGGCAAGCCCAGACGCTCGCGAATCTCGTCGGGCTTGAGAATGGTGTACTGACGCCGGAACGGCGAGCGCAGGACGCGACCCGGCTGCACCGGACGATCATCGTGGCACTTCTTCGGGGTGGCTTCGAGAATGAAGCGGTTCGGCTGGTTGAAGTAAAAGACTTCGCACACCGACGCGAGAACGTTGCGGAGCACGGCCTGTTCAGCGCGGGGATCAACCTGCGAAAACATCACAGGCTTAAAGAACATCTCGCGCTTGGACGCGATAAAGAACATGTCGCCGTGGCCCTTAAAGAGCAGGCGGTTCTTCACGTCCTCTTGCGGGATCACTTCAAGGTCGAGGAACCGCCCGAAGTTTACGTAGCAGGCGTCTGGGTCCGTGATACCCAGAGCCGACGCGACATTCTGCTCCCGCACCTGTTTGATCACTTCCTCGTCGTCGTTGAACTCTTCGGAACTGCTGTGGACCGACATGCACTCGATGAAGTACCGCGTCTTTCCGAACCCCTGCTGGTCCTTTTCCGAATCCCACATGACGATACAGGACGCCGTGTCTTCGACCGCGATCACCGGGAAGGGCAGGAAAAACATATCCCGCATCGCAGCCAGTTCGTCGTTCGAGATGGTCGGCGACCCGTCAGCGCCAGAGAAGATTTCATGCGAGCGATACGGGAAGTTGAAGATGCGCGCGTCATGCAGCGCCTTCAACGCCGGAGTGTTGAACTTCTCACAGATCGCACAGAGCTTGTCGAAAATCATCTTGAAACTTTCTCCCGCGTAACGCGGATAAGTCTAGGATAAATGCCGCGTGTGTCAACGTTTTTCCCGCGTGTAGCGAGAATTATTTTTTGACATTGTGTTAAGCCGGGAACACGGGCTGCTTGCAGCGTTCCTGTGCCTCGCTGAACGGGCGAATGTAGCGTTGTGGGGAACCCATGACAGAACTGAACTTCAGCTTGACGGCCAGTTGCAGCAGCTTCTTCATCTGGACCGGGAGCCGCGTTTGCATCTTCGCCCGCAGATCGTCGATGTCAGTGAACGACGCCGACAGGTCGATTCCCTTCATCACGTTCACGAGCCGCCCGTAGTCGTCGAGGAAATTGCGCTCGTACGCCTTACGTTCCTTCTCCGGCTTCTCAGTGATAACCGCGCGGACGAAATCAAGCTGCGCCAGCGGATCGTACCCGTAAAGATCGTCACCCAGCGCCTCATGCAACTCCGCGATTACCTTGGGAGCCGTCCCTTTGCCACAACCGCGACAGCCCTGAATCGAATCCGACGTGTCACCGACCAGCGTACGATAAAGCAGGTATGTCTCCGGGCGCGTGCCAGCCAGTTCTTCGAAGTTCTCGTCCATGACCCAACGGTCGTTTGCCAGATCGTAGACGACCGCACCCATGCGGACAACCTGCCACAAGTCTTTGTCGCTGGACACCACCACCGGGACGTGCCCGGCTTCAACGCAGAGCCGGACAGCCGCAGCCACCACGTCGTCGGCCTCGAAGTTCTTGTACTTGATGCAGGACACCCCCAGCAATTCCAGCATCTCACCGGAGAGCACGAACTGCTGAAGCCACTTCTTCTGTTCAGCGGGCGGGAGCAAGTCCCGCTTCTCCGCGCGCTTCGACTTGTACTCAGGGAGCAGCTTCAACCGGAAGGGCGGCGTGCCCCCGTCCATGAAGCACCAGATCGGCCCCGCCATGACTTCAGGCATGTTCAGGAACGACGCGAGCGAGTTGAGCGTCCCATAGATACCCCCGGTGAAGACGCCCCCAGCCTTCAGGTCGTCGAGAGCCGACGCCATACAGGCGCGCTTAATCAGATTGTTGCCGTCAATCAGGATCGGAGTCACGTAGTCGCCCTTTCGCATAAAAAAAAGAACGGGCGGTTTCCCGCCCGTTCTTCACCCCGCAGGACAGGGAAGTTACTTCTTCCCCGCCGCCGCTTCTTCCGGTTCGGCTTCGGCACCCTCGCCCTCGACAGCGGGCGGCGTGTGCTTGGCCGCTTCCTTCTCGACCAGTTCCTCGAACTTCTTCAGCGCCTTCTTATCGGCGGGCTTCTCGCTCTCCGCGTTCGGGAGCATGATCTCCGTCAGGTCGCCGCGATCCCAGAGCAGCGCCGCCAGCGAGCCGCGCAGTTCGTGCCAGTCGCCCGTGCCCTTGTCCTCGCCCGCGTTGGCGATGTAATAAGCCAGTTCCGCGATCTTGGCCTGCTTCGCCTTCGACCCCTGCCACGTGTACAGCGCCGCGTCGCGCGCCTTACCCGTCTTCTTCTGGTTCGGCTTGCCAGCGCCGTCCGTAGCGCCCTCGCTCTCCTTCGCCGCCGCCTTGGCGAGCTTCTTCACTTCCGCCGCCGACGTTTCCGCCGTCAGATCGCCCTTGATCTTCTTGCGGGTGTCGTCGTCGAGCTTCGCCAGTTCCAGCCCGGCGATCATGGAGATTTCGCCCTTCTCCACCTTCTTCACAACGTCTTCGGGCGCGTTGACCAGCGTGAGACAGCGCCGGACCTTCATCGGATGCAGACCGCACTCCGACGCGATGCGCGCCACGGTCCAGCCCTTGTCTTCGAGGTCCTTGCAGACGCGACCGACTTCAATCGAATTGAGGTTGGTGCGCCCGTCTTCGGAGTTTTCCGCGACGGCGACAGCCTTCGCCTTGTCGTCATCGCCCGTCAGGTCGGTGCGAATCTGGACCGGAATTTCTTCCAGACCGATCAGATCGCACGCCTTGAGGCGGCGCTCGCCAGCGACCAGCAGGAAGTGCCCCGGCTTGTCGGCGTCCGGGCGAACGACGGGAGTAGACAGCAGACCGTCCTTCTTGATCGACTCCGCGAGCGTGTCGATCTCGCCCAGACCGCTCGTGCGCGGGTTGAAGCCCTTCTGCACGTGAATGACCTTGCGGTTCAGCAGGCAGACGAACGGCTTCTTCGCCGTGCCGCCGTGCTTGATGTCGCCCGAATTGACCAGCACGCCGTGAATGGTCGGCTGTTCGGCAACCGCTGCCGCACCCTTGCCCTCGTCGAGACTTTTCTTCTTTGTTACAGCCACGGTGATTTTCTCCATTTTTTGTGGCCTTGCCCGGAGCCGGGCGATTGACGCTGTGTCAACCACGCTCCCACCCCTGCCAGCATTTACGGTGGACTGCCACCGCGACATTTGCTTTGTGAACCCTGAAACCCCAACTGCGACATCCGAAACTTACCCCCCGGTTAACACAATGTCAACGCGGTTTTTCCCGCGCAACGCGAGAAATTTATGCGACTTTCACGTAAGGCTAATCGTCGTCCTCGCTTGCGTCATCAATCGTGACGGGGAATTTTCCGCTTTTCACGCCTTCCTCGAAGGTCGCCAGAGCCGCAGCCTTAAACTCAGGGTCTTCTTCCAGCCGGGACATCCAGTTGTCTTTCGTGAACTGCTTCTTCGACCACGAACCGACGTACGCACCCTGCCCCACAGATTTAATCGCACCCGCCGCGATCATCAAGTGTAGTGCAGTCATTTCCGGGGACGGGCCGTACTTGAAGTCCAGTACCCAGTTCGCCTTTCGGTGCGGCGGGAACAAGCGGCATTTGTGCGTGTTGCACGCGATCATGTAACCAGACGGGCCGTCATCCTTGCCCTTGATCCGCTGCCGGATCGAAGTCTGCACGCGCGCCGACACCGCGTACTTAACCTCGACACCGCCCGGCGTGATGATTTCCGGGAAGCGGGAGTTGCCACCGATCTTGAACGTCATGTGGTTCACGAAAATCATGTGCGCGCGGACCTTCGCAATCGCGCGGTACATGGTCCGGCACCCCTTCGCCATTGCGCGGGCGAGCAGGCCGACGTGCGAGTTTTCCGCCGTTTCCTCTTGCAGTTCAGCCTTCGGAACCGAAGCCGCTACAGAGTCCCAGATGATAAGCGTCGGGGCTTCGGGCGGGAACTGCTTCATGTGGTCAATGGCTTCCCACACGATGTCCCACGCCTGTTCAACGTAGTCGGGCGTGCAGTAAATCAGTCGATCCGGGTCAATCCCGATCTGTTCCATCTTGTCCGAATCGAGGGCGTTCTCGAAGTCGATGTAAATGACCATGCCGCCCATGTCCTGACACTGCTTGATCGCGCGGTGACAGAGCGCCGACTTGCCGGAGCCTTCCTTTCCGAACAACTCCGTCGCGCGCCCGACAGCCCAACCGCCGCCCATGATTTTGTCCAGCGGCGGAAACCCGGTCGGAATCCACTCCGACACGTCAGACAAAACCTCGCCACCGGAGAGCAGCGAGACATTCGACGCTTCGGCCTTCTTCGACGTGAGCTTCTTCTTCAGCTTATCCACCACAGCCTGCGCGTAGGGGACCTGCGTTTTACCCTTTTTTAACGGGGCCTTTTTTTCGGGCGGCGCTTTGGGCGTCAGCACCACGTCCGACTCCGGCGCTGGCTCCGGCTTCGGTTCCGCCTTCGATTTCAACATGCGGTCTTTGAGCGACATATCCTAACTCCTTCTTGCAGAATTTCGCCAAGTTCTCAACGTCGGGTTCCGCACCCAGCGCGTCGTAGAGGTCGTTCTCCACGTCCAGTTGCATGAGAACACCGCGCATCACCATACGGCGCAGCGCGGTCTCGCATTCGGACAGGAACGTTTCTTCGTCGGCACCTTCGGGGAAGACGCGGGTGAGAGAGGCGTGTGGTTTGACGCTTTTGTACTTCGCAATCTCGACTGAGATGTTAAGTGACAAAGCGACTTTATCGCCGGGCTTGAGCATCACGTTTCCTTCCGATGGAAAGAGGGACGTATCAAAGAGAAGGGCAGGGGGCACCTAGCGCCCCCTGCCCGGTAGTGCGTGCGTTACTTCTTGGCCGAAGCCAGACGATCCTTGATCGAACCGGACGCCTTCGTCGGGGTCGGCTTGCGCGGACCAGCCGGAGTGGCGGGCTTCGCCGGAGCAGCCGGAGTACCGCCGCCCTTCGCGACCGGACCCTTCTTAGCCGGGGCCGGAGCGGGCGCTTCTTCTTCCGCTTCGGGTTCGGCTTCCGGTTCCGCTTCTTCCGCCGCGATCTCCGTCAGATCGTCCGCGTTGACGCCCCAGACTTCGCCCGTGGTGTCCTTCACGTCCCACGAACCGTCTTCGTTCTGCTTGAGCACTTCGGCTTCGATGTCGTTGCCGTCCGCGTCCTTGAACGAGCAGCGAGCACCTTCGCGCGGGAACTCAGCAGCCTCGTCGGCTTCGGGTTCCGGTTCGGTTTCAACCGTCTTCTTCTTCGCCGGGCCAGCCGTAGCGGGCTTGCTCGACTTGGCCGGAGCAGCAGCGGGCTTGTCGTCTTCGTCGTCGTCCTTCGTGACCACCTTCGACACCTTGCCGCCCGACTTTTTGCCGGATGACTTTGTGTCAACGCCTTCGAGGTATTCATCCGGGATCGGCTCACCCGTCAGGTTGGTGTAAATCTCACCCAACGTGTCATAGTCCACCTTGAAGAAGTGGTCTTCGACGTTGAAGCCCTTGGCGGCTTCGACGAACGCGGAGACGTAGTCTTCGTCGTTCGACACAGGCTCGCGGTCGAGGAACTTCACCGTCCACTGCGTGTCCATCCCGGAGCCTTCCTTCTTCACCCGGATGTCGCGCCCTTCCTTCGGATCAGTGATGTCTTCGCCGTCATCTTCGTCCATCATGAACTTGATGATTTCTTCGTACACCGAACGCTTCGCGCACAGAATGCGGATCGCCACGGCGTTCGACTCACGGGTGTCGCGATCTTCCTGCGACACCACGCCCATCCAGTATTCGCGCTGGATGTTGACGTAGTTCTTGACGTGTTCCTTTTCGTCCTTCTCGCCCGTGCGCTTCACCTTGTCGATGTAATCCATCACGGGGCACTTATTGCCGAAGGTGCGGGGCGACGTGGTGCCCTTCTTCAGCGACTCGCAGTACAGGCCGATGTACTCTTTACCGGGAGCGTCTTCGGCGATGGGCAGGATGCGGCAGCGGAGCTTGGTGAAGTTCTTGTTGGTGATAATTAAACCACCACCCATTTCCTTCTGCTGGCTGCGCAACTTGTTGAGAACTTCGGCGGACACTTTCTTAGGCATGATCGCCCCTTTCTAGTTTTGGCCTACTGCCGTTTGCCTTGTGGGAACTCAGTCCCGATTGGCGTTTGGCTTTTGGCCGACCAACGCGTTCAGGACGTAGACCCGGTGGTCCAGACTGTCCCGTAGTGCGCGCAAATAACCATAACACTTTCTCGCGTAGTTCAAGTTAATTTTCGTAGTTTTTACTTTTCCATCCATCGCGATCCGGGAGCGGATCATTTGCTCTGTGTACTCTTCGCTCGTGTGTTCCTCGTAGTATTTACGCCAAGTCAAATCCGCCAAGCCTTCGTTCTCCGCTAACTCACCTTCAAGGGTGCGAACCTTGTGGAGCATCCGTTCAGCTTGGTACGCAAAGAACGCCAGCCGGGCGGGAGCCTTGCGGGCAGCGCGCAACTGCTCGTCGGGACCGTCCGGGATCGACAGTTCCGTCTCCCAAGAGAAGTCCACCTTCTCGCCGTTTTCGAGACGAATCTCGATCCGTTCCAGCGACGACAGGTAGTCTTCCCCGTGTTTCGTTTTCTTCTGCGGTGCAGCCATGCGCGCGAATCCTATGCGTATTTGAGAACCAGACGACTCACCGGGACGTACCCGAACTTCCCTGTGAGATACAGCCCTTCCTTGCTCCGGCACCGGGACAGCGCCACATACGTCTGACCCGACGCGAAGTGGTTGTTCAGGCAGACGCCGACGCGATCCATCGTCATGCCCTGCGCTTTGTGGACCGTCAGCGCCCACGCCAGCATCATCGGAAACTGATTGGCCGTCGCGACCGTTTCCTGATGCGCGTCCATCAGCTTCTCCACAGCGGGCGGCACGTTCACTTCCCGGCCATTGTCGAGCAGGACCTTGACCAGATTGTCTTCGATCCCCGTGACCGTCCCCGTCGAGCCGTTGACCCACGCCGCCGTGTTCGTCAGCAACACAACACGAGCGCCCAGCTTCAACCGCAGAAGATGCGGGAACCGGAAGCGGTCGTAGTCCACTTCGCCGACCGACTTCGGGTGCGTCCAAATCTCACGCTCGAAGATTGCCTCTTCGCCCGCCAGAGCTTCGAGCTTTTCCTCGTTGAGATCGTCCACGCTGGCGCGGTGCGCGTACAACTGCGTGCAGTCGTCCGGCAGTTCAGCGAACGTCCGTTCAGCCAGCAACGCCCGCAGCCGCTCGCTGTACTTGCCGACCCGCAGATCATTCAGCGCGTCGAGGAACCCGTCATCGCCTTTCTGGCGGTGATTGGTCGTGAGCCGGAGCATCGTCACGTCTTGCCAGATCGGCGACTGAAACGCGAACTGCCCCTCGACAGGGGGTAGCTGCAAAAAGTCTCCGACCAGAATCACCTTCGGCGTGTGCTCCGACTTGCGGAACCGCTCCCACAACTGGTCGAGCAGCGACGCGGACATCATGCTCACTTCGTCCACGACCAGCGTTTCAGTCTCGACCACGCGCATCTTCGCCGGGAACGAGTTGACGACGCCAAGCTGCGGGTGGATCGACGCCCAGCTATGCAAGGTGGCCCCTTCGATCAACTGCGCAGCCATGCCCGTAGTCGCCGTGACAGACACGTTCGGAAGCGTCTGCCGCAGATACTTGATGATGTACGACTTGCCGGAGCCAGCCTCGCCCGTCAGAAAGAACGGCCCCGTGCCGTCCATGATCGCGTCCACCGCCGCCTGTTGGTCCGGCGAGAACGTCGGCTTAAACTCTTTTTTCTTCACAGGCGCTGGCGCTGCCATGCGGACCCCCCTTTAACATAATGTCAATCAAGCCGGAAGCGGTCGTGGATACACGACCTTACCTCTGCGGACGTACGGTTCAACAATCGCGTGCCAGATCGTCCATTTCGCTTTCAACCGCGACTTCAACTCCCCGATTCCGATGCCCGTCAGCTTCGCCAACTGACTCAGGCTGTACATCACACCCCGGATGATATGTAGCGACGTGTTCCGCTTCCACTGCTGCTGCTGTTTCTTTGTCAGCCAGTTGCAATTCGCCGGGCAGTACCCGGACTCAAGGCGGTCATTGTCAATCCGGTTCAACGACAACCCCAGCTTAAACGACGGCTTCATGTCCACCAAAAAGTTGTGAAACCCGAACCACTTCCCCGTTCGCCAGCGAGCGCAAACAGTCATCCCTGCGCCGCCATACTTCGGATACGGAGCATGCAAGGGATCATAACAGCGCAGCATCATGCGCAGCCACGCAGCGTACAGAGCCTTGTCGATCTTATTCGTCAGCACCGGGTCAGGACGCTTAAACGGAGCCGGGCGGCTTGCGCGCAACTCCCGCATACAGAGCACACAACGGTCGAACCCCGGCGTCTTCTTATCCAGATCGTCGGCGCGCACGACACGCGGCGTCAGGCAATCACAGACGCACAGCCAGTGTACGTGCTTCGGCGACCGCTCCGCAGCCCGGCGCACGACCCGTAGTTTACCGAAACGTTTTCCAGTCAGGTCCAACTTCGCAACCCGTCCCATCATCACACCGCCTTCTTCAGCTTGAACGCGAACGCTTCCCACAGTTCGTCCACGTTAACAGGCTTGCGTAGCAGGTCTTCCTTTTGCTTGTCGTTCAGGCCGATAAGCGGAGCATCGTCGGTGAGACCCGTCTCGATGGTCGTCGGATCGAACTCGACCATCTGGCCCCACGACGGCCCCGCTTCGCATTCCGCGACAATCGGCACCGGGTGCAGCCAAGACCAGTCAAGACCGGGCAACACTTCGTCCGACAGCGACGGAATGTTTTCCATGACTTCTTTCGCCAGCCGGGCGACTTCGAACAACTCGTCCACGTGGCAGTCGAACACCAGCGAGTCGTGCACAGTCAGGATCACGCGCGACTTGAACCCTTCGGCCTTCAAGACGCGGTGAATCAGGATCAGCGCCATAAGCGTCATGTCGCCTGCGCCGGACTGAATCGGGAAGTTCACCGACTGCCGTAGCGCGCGGGCCACAAGCTGCTCGTCTTCGCTGAACACTTCCGGGATGCGGCGACGGCGACCCGTGAACGACTCCAAGTACCCGGTGCGCCGGACCTTCTCTTCCAGCTTCTCGATGCCCTTCTTCAGCGCCGGGCGGGCCTTGAAGTACAGGTCGATCAGCTTCTGACATTCCTCGACCGTCACGAACACGCCGTCCTTCTTCAGCGTGGTCTGCAACGCGGGCGGGCCACCACCGTACAGCACGCCGAAGTTCACGCGCTTCGCGCGCGTACGCCATTGTTTCTGCTCGTCCTTCGGGAGCTTCTTAAACGCGGCCAGACGCGCGGCGGGAGCCAGCGCCGGGAAGGCGATGTCAGCCGCCGTGAGCGTGTGCAAGTCGGCGTTGTCGAGGTACGCCTGAATCATCGTCGGTTCGCGGTAGTACGCCGCAGCGACGCGCAATTCGATCTGCGAAAAGTCCACGTTCAGCAGGACGCCCTCGTCTCCGAACCGGGAGACGTACGCCTGTTTAATCAACCCGCCGCCCTTGTTCGGGATGTTCTGCAAGTTGGGATCGGCAGACGACAGACGGCCAGTGACGGTGCCGTGGATCAGGAACGTGCCGTGAATTTTGTCCAGAGGGTCGAGCTTGTGGAGCAGCGGCGTGACGAAAGTGCCGTGCATAACCTGCGCGTCACGATACTGCAAAATGTGGTTCGCCAGCGGATTCTTCTGCCGCTCGTACTCGTGGAGCACGTCGGCCTTCGTCGTGAAGAACTCCCACTCCCGTTTCTCAATGGCGGCGTTCACCACGTTGGAGAAGTTCGGCCCCTCTTTGCCGTCAGCCTTCGCTTCGTCGTTCAGGCGCTTATGCCGGGCGACCAGCTTCTCAAACCCGGTGTCCGTCATTTCGACAGGCTTCAGGTCGTAGTAATCGAACAGGACTTCGCGAAGCTGGTCAGTTGAACCCGGATTGAACTCAAAATTGTGTGCCTCTTGGAACGCCTTCGTGGGCGGGCGCGGCTTGCCGTTCTTGTAAAACTTGGGCGCGGGCAACTCGTTGACCAGCTTCCGGCGACGGTCGTCCACGAACTTCTTCACGCAGGGATCGTTCGAAATATCCTGCGTCTTTTTCTTCATTTCACCGCTGTACTTCACGTCCAGCTTTTTCGCGACTTCCTTGTTGATCTTCGCGCCCTCGTACTCCATGTCGGCGAGCACGCGGGACAACTCCGGCAAGTAGAACGTGGCGATGTTCTGCAACTTTTTGTTGTTGGCGTACTCCGGGATTTTCTGCAACCCCTCGTCGGTGCGCCACGTCACGTCGGCGTCCATCGCGGCGTACGGGAACAAGACATCGCCCGGAATGTTGGCGTACGATCCGCCAGCTTCCGGGTCCGCTTCGCGATGCGTCTCGATGTAATGTTCCAGCGGCCTCTCGTAGCCACCCATGCCCGTGAACGAGTACGACAGGATTTTCAAGCCGTGGGTGCCGCGCGTTTCGTCAGTGACCAGATGCGTTATCATCGTGTCCCGGACGACGCGCACAGGCTCCACGCCCAGCGCCGCGCGAATGTGCTGGCGGTCGAACTTCTCGTTTTGGGCGACCTTCTCGATCTTGGGATCAATGAAGTAATCGACCAGCAGCTTTGTCAGCGCCGGGCGCTCTTTCGCCTTCGGGCCACCGACGCGCCACGGCGAATCAGGATGATCGTACGGAACCGTGTACCCGGTGAACTCGCCATTGGAAAAGCTGAAGCACAGCAGCGCGGGGAACTTGCTCTGGAACGGCGTCAGCGCGCCTGTTTCCGTGTCGAACGTAGTCACCCGCTTGTCTTTGCGGAACTTCTCGAACATCTTCCGCACGTCGGACAGTTCGGTGAGCACCTTGTACGTGCCCATCCCGTGCGGCGCTTCGTACTTCCCCAGCGCCACGTCCGATGCCAGACCGATAGCCTTGAGAAACTTCTCCATCTCGTGATCCATGCGGAGCACGTAAAGCGGATTGAGACAGCCGACCACCGGGAGCTTCGCGACATCTTCACGGATCGTGCGGAGCACCTTACCGCACATGGTCGTGATGCCGGACTGTCCGGTCAAGAACTCAAGCCCGTGGTTCCCCATCGCCACGATGACCTTCGGCTTGCGGGCCGCGATCTCGCGAACCAGTTCCGGGGCGCACGACACCTTCTCCGTTCCGTTTGGCTCGCGGTTACGTGGCGGGCGGCAGCGCACGAGACTGGTGAAGCCGATACGTTCGGGCGGAACCTCGACCATCTCCTTGATCGCGTCCCGTAGTAACTTGCCAGCACGACCGACGAACGGCAGGCCCTGCTTATCCTCGTCCGCGCCGGGAGCCTCGCCGACGAAAAGAATGTCCACTTCGGTCCACTCTTCGCGGACGTTCCGGTTGCGGATCAGATGCCCTTCTTTTTCTTTCGCCAGAATCTTCGTCGCGTCGCGTTGATACCCCGCCTTGAAGCGGTCGAAGTCGAGAGCGAACGGCATGAGCGGACACCACCCGCAGCCGCTTTTATCGACCTTCGGGCCGCACTTGACCAGCGGACGCAGCGACAGCACAGGCGCTTCGGCGGGCTTGGCCCCCGGCTTCGCCAGCACAGGCTTCTTGATCGCAGCGGGAGCCGCGATAGCGACCCCGTTATTCGTCTTCTTGATCGGCGGCATCGTTCACCTTCGGTGTCGGCGTTTCCTTCACGTACCGGGCGGGCTTCGGCGGTGCGTCCTTCGGAGCGGGCCTGTCCTTCGGGAGCAGGTACACCGCCAAATCCGTCTGCTGCTGTTCGTAGCACTCCATCTTCACCGCGCAGCCATTACACTCCCGGCTGCGCGTCACGTTCCCAAAGCATTCAGGGTTCCCGGTTGACATTGTGTTAACCGCCCTCAGCCAGAGCTTCCTTGAATTCCGCCGCGATCACCGCAAGTTCCGGGTCTTCAGTTCCGGGCGGCAACGCTGCCAACTGCGCCTTGATGCAGTCGATATGGATATACGTATCGAATTCGTTGCAAAAGACCAACTTGTTATCAGCGATCCAGCAATACCAGCACCCGCCCTTGTTCGGCGACACGTGCGGGCATTCCTTCGGGATCGCAACGCCGCGTTCCTGCGCACAGCGCGGGCAGTGAACCGGGCGCGCTGGCTTGGCTGTCCCCGATTCGTTCGGCACCACAGACTGCATCCGGCCCGTCTGCGTGCCGATGTTTTGAAGGTTGGGAGCGGGAGCGTCCGGTAGCGGGACCGCAGTGTACGCATCCCGGAACTGCGCGTTCTTCCCGGCGTCCCGCAGCGACATCATGGAGAGCAGGCAAATCTCAAGCGCCACGAAATCGAACATGCTCGCGGCCTTCGTCACCTGACCCATCATCGCCGCTGCACCCGCTTTGAACCGCTCAACTTCCTGCGTGAGCAACATTTTGTAATGCAGTTCGCAGAGCAGCGACACCGGGCGGTGCGAAGCTATGATGATATACCGCGTCGCGCGCTCCGTACAGACGGTGCAACTCAGGTTCTCAGTCGGCGGGATCGGAGCCTCAAGCAGCACAGGGAGCGACAGGTCGAGCGTGTACGGCTTTGCTTTCAGGTCCAGACAGTTCGGACAGATGCTTCGGCCAGACGCGGTAAGGTGCGTCTTCATTCCGCAGGACGGGCAAAACACTGAATCCAAATCGTTCGGCATCGTAGCACCCCATAAGCGGCAAAAAAACCGGGCGGCGGCACCCCCGCCGCCCGGTCACACCCCCTGCAACCCGATCACGATGTAATCGGGTTTCCAACATGGCCCCAGTTTTCCCCGCTGCAAACCTTGCCAATCGCGGAATCACTGACGCCATACTTACGGGCGAGAGACACCTTCGTCGCCCCCGCGCGAACAGCCGCACGAATTTTCAAAACGTCCTTAGCCGTGAACCGGGCGAAGTGGTGCTTGCTCCCGCGAACCTTATTCGTCCGGCTTGGCTGACGGCCCAGAACCCGATAAGCGTGCCGCGCGTTCTCACTAGACGTTACGTACGTCAGATTTTTAACGCAGCAATCGAGCTTATTCCCATTCTCGTGATTCACAACAAGACCGGGCGGGCACGGCCCTTTAAACAGCAACGCCACAATCTGATGCACGAATACCGTGCGCCTATTCGCGCGGGAACCCAGAGAAAGCGTGAGGTTCCTGTAGCCGTTGGTGGACACCCGACCAGACAACACCCGGCGCGTGTCTGCACGCCGGATGTTGCCAAGGTTCGAGGCTTCGTACCGCCCGCCCGTGTCAGGGATCGCCTTCCACACTTCACGCATTGAGTACAGCCCCGAATTTGACAAGTGTCCGATATCCCAAAGCCTCAATCTCGACGCGACGATTAAGGGACGACGTATCGTGGGCTGATTCAGTGATCCCATTGACGATGTTCCACAAAGTCACTTCATCCGGGTCGCGGCCTTCGGTCTTGGCCTCGTCCATCGCCTTCTCAGCGACCTTTTTGAAGAACGCTTCGGAGCCGCCGTTCGCCTGCTCCGACAGGAACCCTTTGATCGCCCGGACTTCCTTCTCGTTGACCAGATGCGCCGCAGCCTTCGCCATGAGCGGAACCATTTGCTCAGAGCGCGTAGCTGACCGAATGATTGCCTTGATCGTGTTGGCCTCAATGTCGCCGCGATGCACGATCCGTTCCATGTGGAACCCTTCGCGCGCCGTCATGCCGTTGGTGCAGACCAGACGATTCGCATAATCGCACACCTTCAACGAGCAGTCACCGTTGATCGAATTTTCGACCGCCGTGCCGATATGGACAATGTCGCCCTTACGCGGTTCAGCGGGCTTCGTGCCCAGCACCGCCGTCAGACGCATGTTCGGCCCGGCCAGCCAGCCCTCGCAGATTTTCAGGTCGGGAGTAGCGGAGAACACGAAATCCACCACGTCCTTGTTCGCGATGGGAGCATACGACTCTTTCCCGACGATGCCGTCAACGCGGCCCGTGGTGGTGTCGATCACAAACTGCTTGGGTGGTCCAGAGTGGAACCAGTGATCAATGCAGGACTCGACGACTTCGAGCGCAAGCTGCTCGTCGGTTTTCGCCAGCCGCTTGATGAACGCGACGGGGAGCTTCGTCCAGTGGCACAGATCGCCGAACGCAGCCGGAGACAGCCGCCACGAGGAATTGTGGACCTTGCCGTCAATGTCGATCCCGACGAATGACTTCGTGTCAACATCGACCGTAGCGGTGCAATCGCTCTGAGATTTGATCGCCGACTGGAAAGCCGCAATCTCAGCGAAGCGCCGGACAGGTGGCTGATCGAAGCAAAAACCGGGAGCCTCGACCACTGCACTAACGCCCTGCGCCATCCGTTCTTTAAGACCCATATCCGTTCCTTTCCGGGCGGGGTGCAACTCCCCGTTGACTCCCGAATTTGACCAGCCCTCACCAGAGAGCTTTTCAGGAAAATATAGCGCGCCACACGACAAACACAAATCACTTCTTGCGGATTGTGCGAGTTTTTGCAGTTTCTCCCAGTTCGACTTCGACCCTCGCGATCAGCCGCGACGCCCCGCCCGGCTGAAACACCTTGTTCTTCTTGTACGCGGCGACCACCAGTTCCCGTAGTAGGCCCGGATACCACGTGATCGGGAGCTTCTGCAACGACTCGACCAGCGTCTCGTATTCAAGCATTGGCTCGCGCTTCAATCCGCACAGAATCGCCAGCGCCGCCCCCTTCGTCGCAAACGAGCCGTCGTCCTTGTGCCGGATTTCAAGCGGGCTTTGACACTCGACTTCCCAGCCGTGCTTTTCCAGCACCACAATATCGTCGTTTGTCATTTGCTCCCCCGGAAGCGGGACCGCACGCGATCCGCAAACGACCGCACGCCCCGCTTCGCCAGCAACTCAGCCAGTTCGTCCCGACGATCATCAGGATCACCGTGGTCCAGCGGTAGCACAGTCACTTTCGGAACCCGATCCGACAGCACCGCGTACATTTTGTCGATAGCCTTCCCGGCGTCCGCGTCGAACGCGATCACCAGTTCCTGCAACCCGTACGGAACCAGCGCCGCGAGCAGGCTGACTTGTGCCGGGGAAACGTGCTTACCCATTGACCCGACCGCGTACTCGAACGCCGCCACAGAGAACGGCCCTTCAGCCAGCGCGACCACAGGCTGACCGACCACAGCGTCATAATTCAGCAGGCACAGATCGCGTTGATACCAGCCGGGCACGTTCGGCGGATTCTTCGACTTGGCTGGATGGTTCCCGCAATACCGCGTCGTGAAGTAAACCTGCGCGCCTTGCTGGAACACAGGAAAGACCAGACGCCCGCCGTAGTCACCGCTTGGGCAGTACCCGATCTGAAACCGCTCGATCAGATTTTCTAAGGCGTCGCCCGTGTACCCCCGGCCTTCAAGGTACGTGAACGCGCGGCGGTACACAATGGAATCACGCTTGGCCTTGTTCAGCGGAACCGATTCTTTCGGCAGAGGCACAGCTTTGAAGTATTTCCCCGGCCCCGCCTCGCCCGCCAGAATGTCGGCGACCGCCTCAGCCAGATCGCGCGCGGGCGGCTTCGTCTCGCCCCGGAGCAGCATCAACTCTTCCATCTTCAGCGACCCGCCGTTCAGATCGCGGAAGAAACGCTCAAGCGAGTTGGTGCCGTACTCGCACCGGAAGCACCACACCTTTCCCTCGAACATGTTGACCGACAGCTTGCGCTTCGAACTTTCATCACCCACCCGGTCAATGCAGAACGGGCAGTAAAACTCCCGCTCGCGCGACGTGCCCTTCGCGACGCCCAGACGATCCTGAAGATAGTCGAGCAGGCTGGGCCGCGTTCGTAGCTGCGGCTTGCCTTTGCGAACCGGAGCGCCGGGAAGGGGTGCCGTCATACCGTCTGCCCTTTCCGCACCGGAGCGCCCGGCTTGATCGTGATGGTCTTCGTCACAAACTGCGATTTCTTTACAGGCTTGCCCAGCATCGCCTTCAAGCCAGCCGTCGCTTCCGGCGTCAGCGTCGCTTGGAAGTTGCCCGAAATCGTGTGCTGAACCGGACCCTTCTTCACCGGACCCGACGCACGATTAATGGCCGCGACCAGACCCTCTTCGATATGCGCCGTCACTTCAGCCTTCATCGGAGCGACCTTCAGTTCCCGGAAATCGAACCCCTTGGGCGGCTTCAGTTGGCGCTTGAAGTTGCCCGACATCATGTCGTCGTACGTGACCACGATGCACTCGTACTTCGGCTGGCCGCAGACTTCCCGCATCTGCTTAACCGTAGCGTGCGTCGATCTCCACGCAACCGACTGCTTCGTGGTGAGAGCGATGAAGTGCTTCGAGTAATCCCACGGCTGCGACGGCGTTTCACGGCCCAGCATCGCGCACACAATGTCGTCACCGGGGAACTCAGGACCGCGAGCCTTTTCAGCGGCGGCAATCTCTGCTTTGCGCCGGGCGGCTGCGGCTTCCTCAGCCAGCTTCGCCGCGTTCACGATTCGATCTTTCAAACCCATAGGCGTCTCCTTCCTTTCGAGCCGCCACCCATGTTAACACAATGTCATAAGCAAACAAGTCGCGCTATGCGGGAAAGACCGCAAGAAAGCGCGTGTTACGCAGCAGGAACCTTCTTTGTCAGCATTTCATTCTTCCCCTTACGCACAGGGAACTTGCCCTTCTTCTGCGGCGGCTTGGCGATGCCCGATTCCTGTTTCAGCTTGTCAGTCACGGAACCCGTAGAGGCCGCATGCACGCGAGCGACCGTCTTCGTCACGCTGGGCGACTCTTCATCGTCAGTCACAATCGGCGTGTTGGAAGCGTCGAGCAACTGAATGGACTTAATCAGACAGCGGTCGCGAGCGATGGAGCACTCGACCGTCGTACCGCCCTGATCCTTACGCAGCGCAGCCATGAACAAGCGGCACGTGCGCGCCACGTCTTCGTCTTTGGTCTGGCAGAACGCGACGGCGGCGTCAACAATCGCGGCCTTTTCAAACGACTCAGCGAAGTCGGCAATCGTGATGATTTCTTTTTCCAGCGCCCCGACCTTGGCTTGCGAACCCGTCCAGAGCGCGGCGTCATACTCGCCCGCGAGCGCACGCAAGTCTTCGTAAATTCCGGCCTGCTCGTGACGCATTTCACCCATGCGCCGCTCCGGCTTCATAATGTCCGCGTAGTCCACGATGATAAGGTCCGGGTGGAAATCCTGCGCGGCGAGCAGCGACAAATGCGACCGGATGCCGGAGACGGTCACGGAGCGCGTGTTGTATTCCTTCACGAACAAGCGGCCCTTGATGAACTTCTTCACGCGGGCCTTCAACTCTTCCGTGTACGCCAGCGGGTCCGTCTTTTTGATCTTCACCAGCGCCCCGGCGAGACGGTCATCGTACCGCTTGATGACGTTCTTCTCGCGCATTTCAAGCGTGTAGTGGACCACGTTCAACTTCTGCGGGTTAATCAGCGCGCCGAACCCGATGTTGAAAAGCGTCGTCGATTTTCCCTTCTTCGGGGGAGCCACGATCACGCCCAACTCGCGCCGCCCCAACCCGCCGCCCATTGCCCTGTCCAAGTGCGTGATCCCGGTCGGAATACACTCAGCCAGTTCTTCAGGATGCAAGTACCACTGCGCGCGCTGCTCGACCGTCGTACCGTAGTCAGTTCCCAGCGAGAGCAAGTCTTCACCGACCAGCGTGGCCTCGCGAATCAAGTCCATGACCTGATTTCGTTTGCCCTTCTCGATCTTCTCAGCGCCCTCGATGACGGCGTTACACATGGCCTGCGTCTTACCGAACTCGATCACCTTTTGGATGACGGCCTTCGAGTCGGAAATGTCTTCGCTGTAAAGTTTTTCGAGCAGACGACACGCGGAGTCCAGCGTGTCTTCGTCGGTCAACGGGCGAACCTCTTCGATCAACGTCGGCATCGTTGGAATTTGCCGATGCTCGTCCACGTGCGCCAGCAACGCCTTCGCCACCAGCCTGTGCAGATCGGACACGAAATACTCGTGACTCAGTACCGACCTGTACCGCAGGATGAATCCCGGATGCCGGGACGCGACCGCGAGAATGTGCTGCTGGAACTTCTCGCCGAAATTTTCTCCGTAGCTACCCTCTGGCATTACGCCCCTCTCCACTCAGTTCCAGCGATCCCCTTTACCTTATTCACAGGTGTAATCTTCTCGCCGCCGTACAGCCGGAGCAAGAGCATTGCGAAGTCATTCCAGAGGAACGGATCGCGATAACCGATCCGATCAGCAAGGTCATACGCGTACCGGGAAGCGACTGCGACAGCAGCCCGCAGCGTGGCAAGCGTCTTCAACCGCTTGATTGTTTCCATGTCGTACGTCTGGCGCAGTTCAGTCAGCTTCTTCATCGAAGCGATGCCCGGCACTTCGTGAACCGCGCGCCACAACTCGCCTGCCTCGCAAACGTTGACACACTCGCGCCACGACACCGGATGCCCCTCGACCACGTTCATGCAATAGAACGCGCCGATCCGTTCTTCGTCTTCCTTCAACTCGACGCAGAGCTTCGTCAAATCCGTGCGCCCGTTGAACACGTCAACCCCGACGTGCCGGAAGCGGCGGTACGCGATCCGCAGATAAACGTTGTAGCGAACCTTCGCCTTGTCCCCACAAAGCATGTTGATGCGGAAGTACGGGCAGTGCCCGCCAGACTCCCGCTGCTTGTCGAGAAACATCTTCATGCCGTGCATCTGGGCCGTGATCCACAGCGCCGGGTCGATGTCGTTCTCCCGGCAGAACCGATCCACCCAGCCAAAAGCCCCGAACGCCGCCGCCCCAGTGACCAGATCAGGACAATCCCGCGTTCCGTAGTGCTGCTCGTACAGGCGCGTGTAAAGCTGCGGCAAGTTCAACGTCTCACTCGAAATCACCATGCTCTTTTCGAGCACCTTCAGCCGCTCCGACAGGGACGCCCGGAGCAGCCACCGTTGACATTGTGTCACGCAGGCATCGCGGACAGGACACACCCCACATTTTCGAGACTCACCGGAAAAAGATACCCCGTAACATTCCGGTATGCCTTCGGCGGCTCTGGGTTTGCGGTTAACGGCAGTTTGAAGCATGGTTGTGGCCCCTCTCCCAACAAATACGACAACCCGGCGATCAGCAGCAACGCGAGCTTAAAGTTCTCGCCCTTTTCGCACAGGCTTACCTGATTGCGGTGACACAACCCGTACAGGATGGCCACGTCGGACTGGCTCAGTTCGGCTCGCTCGCGCAACGTTCGGACTGCCAGCCCCAGCACTCGCGACTCGTTTCTTCGGTTCAGTTTGTTCACTGGTAGTGCCCCCACTATCCCAGTTTAAGAACGGCAGCAATTCCTTCTCGTCAAAGTCCTCGTCGGTGCGCCATTCTTCCACCACGCGAACTTCATAGCCTTCCCCCTCGTACGATTCGGCTCTTTTCAGAGCGTGCTCAAGCAATTTCGGGTGACACGTCGGCGCAAAGTCCACGACCCACACCGTGTTATCCCCGCCCTTCTTCCGGCGCATCCCGCGTCCGATCCGTTGCAGGACGTTCGTATTCACCTTCACGCCCTCAGCCAGAACCAGCGCCTCGATGCCGGGAACGTCCTCGCCTTCATCCCAGATCGTCGAGGCAAGCACGCACTGAATGCGCCGACTGTCGAGCGCCTTCTTGGCCCGGTTCCGTTCTTCCGTCTCTGTGTCGCCCCAGACCGCCATGAACTGCACACCCGTATCTTCGAGCATCTTCTTCAGCGCGGAGAAGTGGTCCTTGCGGCGACAGAGTACGAGCGTTTGTTTGTCCTGATCGACCAGCCAGTTCGTAGCACGAATCACCGCTTTGTTATGCGCCCGGTTATCGACCACGCCTTTCTGGTACGCCACGTCGTACGGCTGGAACCGCTTATACCGCACGCGCGACCCGTCTTTCTGAATGCGGAACAACCACTTGAACGGCAACTCTGGCCCCGACACCGCATCCGACATCACCACCGCGATCTTCGGACGTGCGCACAGGCCAAGGTCGATCATCTTTGTCGCCTGAATCTCACACAGCAGCGGACCCGTCGCCCCGACCATGCGCAAATCGGCTACGTCGTCTTCTTTGAGCGGAGTCCCGGACAGACCGAAGCGCCGGATCGCGCCGGACGACATCGCAATGTCGAACCACGAATCCGAACTGGCGTGATGCGTTTCGTCGAGGAACAAAACCTCACACTGCGCGACCAGCTTCCGTAGTATCGGATCAGCCGGAAGATGTTTCAGGCCCTTGCCGCGAACCTTCTGAATGCGCGGCTTGAAGCCTGCCAGCGTTTGTGCCGTCGCCACCGTGATCGGACCTACGATCCGGTGCCCGTCACCGCAAATGCCGACTTGAATGTCATCTCCGTAGTATTTGCGCATTCGCTCGCGCTGCTGCGCCGCCAAACCTTTCTTTGGCACGACGACCAGCGAGCGCCACCGTCGTTCTTCCCAGAAGTACCGGGCGGCGGCGGCAATCATCTCGCCCTTGCCAGACCCCGTGGGCGATTTAATGGACCCGCGCGGGTTCTGAAGCATGGCGAGCACGGCTTTGATCTGGTGGTCCCACAACTCGATGCCCGGCAAGTAGTGCTTGTCGAAGCGAGAAACGTCAATCGGTTCGGTTTCCTCAGCCGACACGACGCGCACGTCCATGCCGTCTTCGTTGCAGGCCGCGATCACCCGGTGGACCAGACCAGACGGGAACAAGCGACCCGAATGCAGCCGGACTTTACCGTCCCAGCGTTTCTGGCGGAACGCAGCGTTAAAGAACCGCTTGGGATCGAGCGCACACAGCGATTCTTCAAGAATCGAAATGGGAGCACCCGTCAATTCGGCCCACGCACCTTGAACTCTGATACTTGGAATCACGGCAGCATCCCTCAGCGGTTAACACACTGTCAACCGACGCCCAGACCTTCGTTTTGTTTTTTACGCAGGTACAGCAGCGGGAACGGTAGCGGAGTGGGCCGCTTCCTGAACTTCGTCAGGCGGCACGATGACTTCGAACTCCGAACCATTCTGAGCGGACGGCTCCGGCAGCTTTTCCAGCTTGCCCGTGAGCAGGTACTTGGCGGGGATGCGGTACACGCACTGAACGTGCTCGTTCCGCACGAGATAACCCTTCGCGAGCAGCGTCTCGATGGCGCGCGTGATCGTGCGAGTGGACTGCCCGGTCTTGCGAGCGATGTCTTTGCGCGGGCAGCGGACCCAGTTCACCGAATCCGGGCGACCGCAGCACTGGACGATGCGCGCAACATAAACCAGCACCTGCAACGCGGCGGGATCGTCCTGAAGCGCCCCGAAGAGATTGCTTCCGAACGCAAGACACGTTGTGCCCTTGAACGTCCGTAGCGGGACCGTGTTCCCCGACGCAGGGTCGAACACGTGAACGCCTTCATCAACGCACAAATACTTGTCAGCCACAGGTTTACTCCGATATTTCCATTCCGACGCATGGCGCGGAAAAGGTGCCCGTTTGTCTACCCGGATGCGCAAAAACTTACTCAGGGTAGACAAAAAAGCAACTGCCGAAAATACAACATTTTCCAAAAAAACGACAATTTATTGCTCTTGTGCCGATCTGAACAATGCACGTGGTAGCGTACCTAACAGGTCCCGCATGAGGTTCCCAGTGTCCACCCCCCATATGTTCTTAGCGCCTTAGAGCCTTTGGAGCAATGGTTCATAGCATCCTATTAATGTTATAAATGATAGTAGTAATAAGAGGATAACTGATATTAAGACTAATCCGTCGAAAGGGAAAATCGCACTTTTCAGGGGTCTTTCGCTGCATCGGCGGCGTTGCCGCCACAGCAGCAAGGCGCGGCGTTGCCGCGCCCGTCTAAGAATTTCTGCTTTGTTTGACCGGGCGGAACGGTGACAGCTTCAGGCTTCAGAGCTTCCCGGCTTCTCTTTTTGTTCCGCGCGCCGTTTCGCTTCAGCGACCACTTCAGGAAAGCACCGCTGGAAGTCCGCGATCAACTCCGTGAGCAGCCCCACAGCACGGGGAATGTCTTTCACCCCGGCCCGCGTTAACACAAGGTTAAGCACGGGGAGAGCCACCGCCACCCGGAGCATAACTTCGTCAGCCGCGACCACCCGTGCCAGTAGCTCCGTCATGTGTGCTTTCTGTTCTTCCGACAGGTGGTGCCGGAGCATCAACTTCTCGATCACCCAGCGCGCCAAGTCTTCCTCACACCACCCCCGGCGCTTGGACAGATGGAAAATCGGGATCAGCACGTCCGCAGCTTCATACGGGATCGCGTCTTCCTTGTGGTTGAGCACCACAGCCTCGTGTAGCTCGTTGGCCTCACTGAGCAGGGAGTTGACGACCTGCGCGTCAGTCACGTTGTCCAGTAAGCGGCCCTTTTTCGTGTGCTCCGGCTTCTGATCCACGATGTACCGCACCGCTTCCATTGCGATCTTTAACGCGCTCACGATGCCACCCCCTTGAGAGCCGCCAACACTTCAGGCGGGTTACAGACCGGGCACTGCTCGCCGGGCACGAACTGCGAGCCACCGTTGCAGCGATGCCACCCGGTCGGTTTGTAGCCCGCCAGCCGGGCTTTAATCATCGAGTCGAACATCGCCTGCTTAGAACGGGACGCTGTTCTCGTCAATGTCGCCGGGTCCTTCGTCGGGACCGGGATCGGCGTCATCGGCACCTGCGAGCTTGGCATTGTGATTTTCACGCGCGGTTCGGAGATCGGCGTCGAGACTTGCCGCGCCGTCACGATTGTCACCTTCGCCTGCTTGGCCGCTGCCTGCATCCGTTGCGCTGCTGCGATTCGATCCTTCAGTCCCATCGGGTTTCCCTTCAGCTAAGAGTTTGACGCGAGCCAGAACCGCGCGTGCTTCCATCGCGACCCCCGGCCCGATCTTGTCCGTGCAGCCTTCCACGAAGGTCTGCAATTCGTCGATGACCGCACCAGAGCGGTCGAGAAGTTCCAGTAAGTGATCATGCTGCCCCCGCGCGCGTTCAGCTTCCACCCCGAACGGCAGGCAATCCGTAGCGGCCCCGGTCCACCCCGGCATTGAGAGCGCCTGATTGACGGCCTGCTGCGCCGCCAGCCACGCGGTTTCTGACACAATGTCACGCCCGGCCCGCAGAACCGACAACGCAACGTGCACCTGTGCTGCGGTGGGTCCAGCCGGAGCCGGAGCGGGCGGAACCCCGTTCAAAACGTCGGTTACAGCCCGGACGGCCTCGCTGGGAAGCCCGGAACCCCCAAATCCCGGCCCTGTGGGCGCGTTTTCGACCTTGGGAACGACATCGGCCAGCCCCGGCAGCATTGGCCCTTCAGACGCAGCCGGGAGCGGCTTTGCACCTTGCGGTGTTGGGCGCGGTTTCGGCATACCCTAATACCCCCCTGCTTTGTTGGCCGCGACGGTAAGACACAGTGTCCAAAATGTCAGACACTGTGAGACACTCTGTCCGGGAACTGGGACACTGACTGGGTCACTGGGCGCGTCTTTTTCGCCGGGAGCCGGAAGCAGTACGCCGTAGCGGGCTTCTTGGACCGGATCGGAACCATCGACGGCCCCGGAGAACCAGAGAACCACGAGCAGCACGCATTTCATTTCGCTTTGACCCCTTCCCGCTTTTCGAGCAGCGACTGCGCGGCCAGCTTGAGCGTTTCAACGTTGCTGGACGCGGCCCCGGTGTCCTTCCCGTTTTCGAGCAGGCGATACCACCCCTCACCGACACGATCAACGATCTTGAAACGCCCGCACACCGACTTGAAGCCCTGCCACTGTAGCTGGTTCATTCGTCACCCCCCAAAAAGTACGAACGGATGTACTTGATGCGGTCGGGCGACTTCGTGTACCCGACCATGTAATCAAGCCGCGCCTGTTCGCGCTTGCGCTTGGCTTCGATCTCCGCGCGCGGCAGCACATCGTCGAGATCAACGCCGTACTTCGCGATCTGCGTGGACTTGCCCCGGAACGACTTCTCCACCGACAACACACTTTTGTCTTCCAGCAGTTCGCACATTTTCGCGAACGTCGAGTCCGACATGTCAGAGCATTCAGCCGCCGTCGCCTGATCCACGATCACGTTCATTTCGTTGGGACCAGACAGCGCCGACAGGACATCGTTGTGCAGGTATTCCGCAGCCTTGCGCAGTAGCGGGTTGGGGACCCCCGCCGCGATAAACGCCTTCAGCTTGTCGCGGTCGATTTTCAGGTTCAGCCCGCCCGAAGCGTTGCGCCGGACGACCAGCGCGTGCGCGTCCATCGTGGAGAGCGCCGCGAGCACCTGCTCGCCCTCGATCTGCACGCCGTATTCTTTGGTCATTTCCTTGGCGATGTCGTCGCCGGACATCGTGAGCACTTCGCCCTGATCCAGATTCGCGTGCAGCCACTCCCAGACGTGCTGGTAAACGGCATACGGCGGATTCGCGAAGTTGATGAACATCTGCCGCAGGTTGATCGAATAATCGTCCGCGATCAGGATGACATCGGAGTGCTTGCCGTCGCGACCCGCGCGGCCCGCCTCTTGGCAGTAATCTTCAATCGAACCGGGGATGCCGAAGTGGACCACCGAACGAATGTTCGGCACGTCGATCCCCATACCGAACGCGCATGTAGCGACCACAACTGGCTTCTCGCCGGACTTGAAAGCGTTCTGGGCTTTGATCCGCGCGTCCTTGTCCATCCCGGCGTGATAGAACCCGACGCAGCCGTCTTCCAGATGTTCCTCAGCCATGAGCGCGACCTTCTCCGCGCCTTTGCGGGTGCCACAGTAAATGATGTACCGCCCGTTCACCACGTCCCACGATTTCAGGATCACGCGCAGGTTGCCCCACGGATTTCCCTGCATCACCTTGTACGCGAGATTCGGACGGATCGGATCGCCGACGATGCGCGCGTACCCGCCTTCGATCCCGCAGCCCTTCATGATGTCCGCTTCGATGTCGCGCGTAGCGGTCGCAGTCACCGCCATGATCGGCGGGCGCTGGCCGTCCACGGAAACCATGTCCACCAGATTTTTGATCTTGGAATACGCCGGGCGGAAGTCGTGGCCCCAGCGCGACACGCAGTGCGCTTCGTCCACCACGATGAAGGAAACGTTGGTGAGTTGAATCGCTTCGCGGAACGACGGCGACGACAGCCGTTCAGGCGCGATGTAAAAGACCTTGAATGCGCCGCCGATCAGATCGTTGAACCGCGTGTGGACTTCTTTGTCCGACACGTGCGAGTTGATGTACGACGCCGGGATGCCGCGTTTCTTGCAGTCGTCGGCCTGATCTTTCATCAGCGCGATCAGAGGCGAGATGACGATGGCCGTGCCTTCGGACATCAGCGCGGGCACCTGAAACGTAGCGGACTTACCGTACCCGGTGGGCAGGACGGCGAGAACGTCTTCGCCGTTGAGCGCGGCGAGGATCACCTTTTCCTGTGCGGGACGAAACTGATCGAAGCCCCAGTGGGCCTGAAGGACTTCACGAGCGGAGTCGAGGACTTCCGGCATGACTGCTTCTCCTTGTTTTCCGTTTTCGGGTGCCCGGCAGACACCGCATTGCGCGGCCCGCCACCGTGTCCCGTCAGCCACAGACGACAGCCGCACCATACCCGTTTATGACATTGTGTCAACGATAATATGCGCATAATGCAGAAATTTTGTTTGTGTAACGCCGTCATGCGATACTTTTATGCGGAAAGTTGTTGCTATCGCGCCGCCGCAGCGTAGCTTGTTCAGTGTTCGCGGTGCTGCGCGAACCAGAGCGCCCGCCAGCGTTGGTGGGTGCCAAAACAAAACCGACAGGTCACTCAGAGAGCGGCCTGCAACGAAGGAGTACCCCCTACCATGCTCGACATGAGCCAAGTCGTAGACGTTTGCATCTTCGGCGACCCCGCCAACCCGAACATCTCAATGTGGCCCTGCTGCCGCAAGCTGGACAGCAAGGGCAACGTCACACAGGTCCGGCAAGGCATCTCCGCTGTGTTCAACTCGAACACACCGGACAATCGCCAATTCGTCGAACTCGCCGGACCCGACCCGATCAACGGAATGCGCATCCCGATCATCGTGCCGCCCGGCCTCAAGGGGCAGGATCGTACGGACTGGCTGGTCGGCTACATGATCCGCGAGATGCGTAAGTTCTGCCGCGACACCACGGAACGCGACCGCAAAGAGTTGGAGAAGAAGACGAAAGCGGTAGCGGCCAAAGAACGGAAGGCGCAGTTCGACTTCAGCGTCCCGAAGTCGCAGAAGTTCCCCGTCACGGACCCCAAAGCCATGATCCCAGAGAACCGGATCGTCGGCCCGGACTACCCGGTGGAAAGCCTGCCGCCCGGCTTCAAGCTGGTGCCCGCGCCCGGATTCGAGCACCCGGTGGGAGCGCAGAAGGTGGTGCCGATTGACGAGCCGGAACCGAAGCTGGACCCGAAGGTCGCGACGGAACTCGCCGCCGCGATTGAAGATCAGCAGCGTACAGGCGAACTGATGTAAGCCCGACCAGACTCGCAGCAAAAGAAACCCGGACAGCACTCCGGGTTTTTTCGTCACCCGTAGTCTGTGCACGGGCATAAAAAAACCCCGCCAGCGCGGGGTGTCAGCCGGGCAAGCGCCCGACCCGACTCAAACTCGTTTCAGTTCACCGCGCCCGATCAGCACGGCGATGTGTGTGTCGTTGGTGGCCGCGATTTCACAGAACCAGTGCGACGGCGTGCTCAAGGGCATGACCTTGTGCCAGTTGCCTTCATGGAACACGTACCGAACGAGGAACCCGTCAACGGACTCAACCAGCGGAACGATCTTGGGAACCCGCAGCATCCCCTCGCCTGTCTTCGACACCATGAGATTTTGCAGAGCCGCCACGAAGTCTTCCTGCTGCCAGCCTTCGGCCTTGAGCTTTTCCACGTACGCCGTCGCCTCGTTGACAATCTCCATCGCCCGCGCCCGCTTCGCCCGCTTGAACGCCCGCGCCACGGCTTCTTTCCCATTCGGAACCCCGATCAGACGGCGCTCAAGTTTCTCGCATTCCTGCGCCAGATCAGCCGCATCCGGGAGCTTCGGAACCTCGCGTTCCAGTTCATCGCACAGCGCCACGAACAGACACTCGTGAAACGTTTTCATTTTGTAGCTCCGTTTAATCCCGTGGTTTTGAAAGTGTCAACGTGCGCAGGTATTTCTGGTCTTTGCGTTCGAACCGTGCGAGCCGGAGTTTCGGATCGCCACACACCCACGTATCAAGCACAATCCACTCGTTGAACGAAATCAGTTCAGCCCTAACAGCAAAGAGCAAAGCCCCGGCAGCAAAGACGGCGTCGATTTTCTGCTGACGCACAGTCTTCCGCGCGCGGCACTGACGCGCGACAGACATCAAAAACTTGCGCAAGCCCATTCGCGTGTTCATTTCGTAGCTCCCTTGGATTCGATCACCCGGCGACACCGCGCTGCGCACTTGCGACAGAGCATCAATTTCACCTTGCCAGTGTCCACCGACTCAGCCGCCTTGCGGCGGCACACGCGGTCGAGCAGAACGACCCGCCCGATCTCACAGCCACCGGGACCGACCAGTCCCGGCGTGCGACGATAATTCGTTCCAAGCGCCATGTTGGCTCCCCTCGAAGCAAGGGCGGCTTACGCCGCCGCGCCGATGCTGCCGTCCGTGTTGACCTTCTTCGCCAGCGCCGGGAGCTTGCCAGACGCTTCAAGGTGGGAGATCAACTGGCTCGCGTACTTGGGCATCCGCTTCAGCACGAGCGCCGTCTGCTTGGGGGAGAGCAGACCGTAATTCTTGGGGAAGGTGCCCGCCGCCTTGGCCGCGCGGTTCTTCGCGATCTGCTGCGCGAATGACGAGAGCAGTTCCGCGTCGGTGCCGGAGAACCCGACCCCGTTATCCTGCGTTGTAGCTTGGGCGGCTTTCTCCGAAGCGGTCTGGTACTGGTACACCACTTCGCAGGCGCGCATCGCCCAGTTGGCGTCCTGCGACAGCTTGAGCTTAAACCACGCAAGCCGCTGCGTTTTGGTGGTGAAGTCCGGGAACCCGGTCTTGGGGTTAACCGGGAGCATTGCGAAGCTGGGGGTTTCCTTGGCGGGCTGAGAGGCGGGGGCGGGCGTTTCCATTTTGTGATCTCCGTTATCGTTGTCTTTGCCCCTTCGGGGGCATCTGGTTCCGATGACAGAACAATACCGCGCGGTTAACACAATGTCAAAACAAAAAATCCCGCATAACGCGGGATTTCTGGCTAACTCAGGCGTGTGACGGGGGTTAAATTACCACTTTAAGCCCTGCGCTTCCGCGATTCCTTTGAGCACCTGCGCCTTGCCGGGCGACGTGAGCAGAACCACGGGGACACTTCGGTCCCGGCACGCCCGGAGAACGTGAGGGCAGTGGTTCGACATTTGGGTGAACTGGACAAAGCAATCAACGCCGCCGTTCGCGATCGACTGGACCAGACGATCCATGTCGTCGCGTCCGTTAAACCACTCGCACTTCCGTAGCTGAAGCGTCTTCGCCGTAAACGTTTGCAGAGCCTGTGCGGACCCGCGCGACTTCAGCCCGCCGTAAAACGTGAGCTTCTTTCCGGTCATCAGCTTCACGAGTCCAACCTCAGCAGCGTGATACTTGAGTTGCGCGTCGGCATCGTCTTCGGTCAACTCCGGCGTCGGCTGAACCACGGGGAGCGGAGCGTGCTCGCGCTCGCGGTAATCGAGCAACTTCGATTCGAGCACCGCCAGTTCCTTCTCGCGGTTCTCCACGGCGAGCGACAGGTTTATGCGATCCGTGTCCACGACTTCGATTTCAAGTTCCTGCTCCGCGATCAGATCGTCGAGGGACTTCATCGCGTCTTCGAACTTGGCGTCCGGCACGAACTCGCGTAGCGCCTCAAGTTCTTTTTTCTTGCCCTCGAAGGTCTTTTTCCGGGCTTCGAACGGCAGCACTTTGTCGGCGATGGCCTTCAGCGCGTCCCGATCCCGGCGCTGGTCCATTCTTAGAGCTTCCAGTTCCCCTTGTAGTTTCCTGACTTCATACGTGGCCTTTTCCCGTTTGGCCGACGCAATCAGCACGTCGATTTCGGACAGTTCCATGAGCATCACCGTCTCCCTCAAAATGCCGGGAGCGCGGACAAGCCACACGCCTGCCCGCGCTCACGCGACTGGTTTACTTCGCCTCGTACAGCCCGCGATCAGAGCGCAGAATGATGCCCTTCAGCGCGAGCATCGACAGCAGCGCCTTCATCGACGCGGACATCGCCTTCGTTTTCTTGAAGCCGTGCGCGAGCATCATCGACTCGATGTCTTCGGCCCGCATTTTCTTGCCCGTGTACAGCAGCGTGCGGATCACGCCGTCCTTCATCGACACGTTCTGAAGTTCCAGCTTGGCGGGCTTGCCGGACCCAGCGGGCGGCGGCGGGAAAAGCGAACCGGGGAGCAGACCTTGGAGCAAGTCGATCTGCTCGTCGATTTGCTTGATCCGTTCCAGCGCGTGAGTCTTTTCGTCCCGTAGCGCCTTGAGCCGGGAGCGGACGTTGTGCTCCACGGCGTTTTCTGTTTGTTCCTGCACTGGCATGTGACCGTCTCCTTCAACCGAAGGGTATGGCGGGAATTAAGCGCCCCCTGCCTTTGCGCTTGCGCTTGCTCGTTTCCGATCTCGTTCTCGATACTTCGATACACGCTGCCGGAGCCGCGCCTTTTCAGAAGGCGTCATTTCCTTCCAGCGCCGCGCGCGAACGTGCATGTCGGTCCACAAATGGTTCAGGTACAGCTTCCACGGACCCCACTGCTGCCGCGTGCAGCCGCAGTACCACATAGCCTGAACCACCTTCGTCACCCGGTCGATCTCAGCCCGGAGTTGCGCGATGCCGTGTGTCGGTCGTTGGTCTGGACGCGGTATCATTTGTCCCCCGGACCTATGACCAGAGATTCGATCAACTCCACCCCGGCGTCGCCCCATTGACGCCGGATTGCTTCGAACGTCGTCTCTCCCTTGCGCGGCTTGACCAGTAGCGAGTCAAGCCTTCGAACGTCCAGCCCGACAATGTGGTTCGGCCAGAACCGGGAGAGCGGTTGGCCGAACGTGGCGAGGAACTTATGGTTGAGTTTCTGAAACGTCAACGCGTTGTGCTGAATCCGATCCGTCGCCATTGAAGACCCCCACCTTTTCCCAGCCCGCCTTATACACCCGCAGAGCGAACGCGAACTGCTGCTGGTTCAGCGTGATATTGTTCTCCCGCAGCCAACGATTGAACGCCAATTCAACCGTCTCCGACTTGGCCGGACCCGCGATATGCCGCTTGAACTCGACATTGTTCTTCCGCGACAGAAACACCTTCAGGTCATCTTCTTTCACGAACCAGTACCCGTTGTCGAGCTTGGCAGCGGGCAGACGGCCCAGATAAATCCACTGCTTGACGGCCTCACCGGAGATGTTCAGACGCTTGCCGATCTCGTTTGGCGTCAACGTCCCTTCAGGCCGCTGGAACTGTAGCACCTTCGTCTTGCGCTTATATTTGCGCGTGCCCCGTTCCTTATACGTCGCTTCGAGCACAGCCACTGCAACCCCCTTTCATCACACGCCACGGTCGCCGGGAGCGATCAAGCCCATCTTGATCAAATCATCCCGCGTCGCGACCACGATCTTTGCATCCCGGCGACGGAACTGCCGGACGATGTTTTCTTCACGGAGCATGGAGTCCTTGAGCGGCACCCATTTGCTTTCACCGAACACGGACCAGCGCGCGCTCGCGTACAATTCAATCCCGATCCATTTGTCCGACGTGACAGGTTCATAGCTGACCCGCCAGTAATCAGGCGACGACCCGGAGCGGAGCGCCGCCACTTCGAGCGCGTCCAGTTCGGCGTTCGTCGCGCCGCTGGTCTTGCGGAACATCATCCAAGAGACAGACGCGACCGTCTCCGGCACTTCGATCCGGGCGAGTCCATAGTAGCGATCTGTGGAGTCCTGATCGCCGAACTCGCCGTTTGCGACCATCTTGTTGCACGTCTGCTCCCAGACCGGATGAAACGAGAACCACACAGCCGGGCGTTCGTGGTGCGGAACCTTGCCCGTCGCAGGCTTAATCAAGCCGTCACCGATGATTCGCGGAAGGTGAAACATCGTGGTGTAGTGGAACCATCTTTTTTGTGACACTGTGTCATCCTTTCTTGCCTGTGATTTCCTTGGCGTACGATTCCGCAGCTTGGCGAGCTTTCGCCACTTCGTGCCGCGCTTCGATGAACGGAACCCACCCGCCCTCACTCTTCACGAGAAACTGAACGCCGCCTTCAGGATTGGTGCCATTCCCGCAGGTATACGGCCCGCGCACCGTGCCGACTTCGAACGGTTGGTTCAGCTTGCTCACGTCCACTTTCACGACCGGGGTGCAGCGCGCGCAGTGGGAGAACACCCGCCCGTGATCGCGCACGTACACCATTTCACCGCCGCACTCGCACAGCTTTGGGTACAGTTCGGACTCAGCTTCGTTTGCCATTTGCTCCTTTCCCAGCCGACAGCAGGGACCACGTTTTGTCCCAGCACTCGTCGGTAGCTTCTTCCAGAAGTCCCATGCGGTGAAAAATCTGCAACTGGTGATCGCGCGCCCCACGGCAGAGAGTCTGGTCATGCGTGTGATGGCAGAACTGGCTCCCGACCGTCATGCAGCGTTCTTCGACGGCGTGCCGGATCGAAAGCACGCCGTCTTCATTGAACGGACAGGTCGCACACCGAACCTTATTCAGCGGCGTGTCACACGGGCGTCTTGGCATTTCAACTCCCTTCGATGATCCGTTTATAAATCGCCCGAAGCGTTGCTATTGAGAGCCGCCGCCAATCCTGACGCAACCGTTGCGTGCGATCTGACTGAGGCGACGACGCGACACCGTCACGGATCACCACATACACATTCGGGTCTTCCGCAAAAAACATCTTTGCATACTTCCCCCGATCATTCACAACGAACCCGATTTGCTGATATTTTTCTGGCATTAAGTGCCGCCAACTCCGGCCTCTGAGGACGTGCTCAACCGCGCCCAGAGGCTTGTTCAGATCGTTTGCGATTCGCCTGTAGCCCCAGTGTTTTTCCTCGTACAGACGCCAAATCTCACGGACATAAAACGGCGTCAGAATCGCAAGCCCATTTCCGACCCCTTTCGAGTTTGGCCGGGGAGAGCTTGCCTTCAAGCGCGGCGCGCAAGAGATCATGCCCGCACCGCCAGTCTGCGCACCCTGCGATCATAGGGGTGGAAGAAAAGATGATTGATCGGACGCGTACTTCTGAAAAGTGTGTCTCGAATTTGACGTGAGAGAAACAAGTAAGGTTTCGTGACAGCGAACGCGCGCAGATCGCTCAAATACTCGAACGACACTCGCTGGGATCGACCGCACCGCATCACGGCACCACGCATTCGGAGATACACCCCATCCACCATGCGCGACATATTAGTGCGACCGATGACCACCCAGAGCCGCACACCAAAACCGTGCTCGTCAGAATACAAAAACGCGGTCACTCGACCAGCCGAACCCCGACCCACAGGATCAACCGCGAAGTACAGACACGTGTAGCCGTGGTCTTCCTGCAACACGCCAACAAGCGCCCGAAGGTACATGGACGCGCGCTCTAAAAAGATACGTTTATTTCTCGCCGCCCTGTCCGTCGAGTCGTTGACTCGATAACGGAACACAGGGATGAACGGTAAACGAACCATCGTGTACAACCCCCTCTCGCCGTTGGACGAGGAAAAAAACTTTTTACGACTTGAGCATCCGATCAAGGGCGCGTTCCATGCGCCAGATAATTCGATCCGCGACCACCCGCTTGTCGGACAGTCGCCGCCACGCCGGAGTTTCGCCGTATTCGATCCGGTGCAGCGTGTGATACCGGATCAGGCACCCGGACTTCTTGTGGGAGAGCGTCACCGCTTCTTCGCCGCGCACGAACTCTGGTGGGACCGGAGCGGCCAGCGGCGTCACTTCGATACCCTTGGCCGGGCGATTGGCTTGGTCGATGGACAGGTCGAGCAGCACCCGTTCCTCGACCAGCGTAGCAAGATGCCCGTCCCACCCGCCCTCGATCTTCTCGCCAGTGTCGCCGATCTTCACCACCCAGCCGCCGAACTCGTCCATCTTTTCCGCCGTGAGCGTCGGCAGATCGCCGCCCGCCGCGATCCAGTCGGCCAGCGCCTTGTTAAAAACCCCTGCTGTCGTTGGCAGGGGACGCGACGGGATGCGGAAGTGCGTAAGCACCATGTCCGCGATCCGCGCCGACTCAATGCAACAATTCGGAGTGAAGTCGTTCAGGATTTCCGCGCGCCCGTACGCGCACAGCAGTTGAAGGATGTTCTGCAACTTCGTCATTTCCGACCACTCCCTTTTCGCTGGTGCCGATCTTTCGGTTTGTGCTTCAGAGCTTCTTTCGCAATCACCATCGCCTGCTCAAGCGTTTCAGCCTGCAAGATTCGTTCTAGGCACTCCCAGACTGACTCGTGTTCTTTCCGCATTCGCCCCCGCCCCTTTGTAGCCGCTTCCCGGATGTCTCGAACTTCGTTCAACGTCACTCAAAGATGTTGAACAGCTTGCCTTTCAGACCTTGTTTTTTCGCCGCGCGCTTTGCGGCTTTGGTCGTTTTGTGCTTCCCCTCGACCACCTGAATATCACCGCGACGATCACGGATCGCCCAGCCACCCACGCATTCTGGTAAGACCTTCATGCAGCCACCCCTTTCTTTACACAGCCGTACCGCTTCCGGGCTTCACGGAGCGCCTGCATGACACGCGCACGCAAATTGTAGCGCCACTGCTCGACCCGATGAACGCGGGGCATACGGACATAACCAGTGTTTAACACAGTGTTAATCGCGCAGACACGGATCGCGTCGCCGCCGCGCTTGCGGCCAGCGCCGGACGCCAGCGTCACGCTGCTGTACACCTTGAGAACAATGCCGGGGCATTCCTTGATCGGCCAGAGAAAAACGTATTCCTTCGTTCCGGCTTCAATCGTTTCCTGCCAGCCCTTGTCGGCCTTGAGCACTTCGCGGAACTGCTCGATGGTCACCACCACGTACTTAGCCATTGCGCCTTACCCTCTCCGTTGGCTTGACCCCTGCGAAGGGATCGTCGGTTCCGGGATAGGAATAAGGTACAAGCCGCTAATGAAAGCGCAAGCACAAAGTGAAATATTTTTTTCGGGCTATGCGGGAAATGCTGAGGTTGGTGCTGCGGAGCGCGGATTTATTCGTCGTCGGGGGAGATGTCGCGTTCGGCCTGTAGTCTGCGAGCCAGTGCAATGTCCATCGAGCCGACGAGGATGTCGGAGCCTTTAATCACGAATTGCCAGCCGTCTTTATTACCTTCGTGGATCGTGACGACGCAGATGTAACAACCCAGTGAGCGGCGGTCCACTTCACGCAACAACTCGCCCATCGTAAATTCCGTGATGGGCTTGGGCGTCAGGTCTGGCTTGATGACTGGCGTACGTTTCTTTTTCGCCATGTTTGCCTCAGAGGGCCTAGAAAAAAAGCCGCGTGATTAGCGCGGCTTTCGTTCACCCGGCTCTCTTTTCAGCCGGGTCGCCGATTAGCTGCCGGATCAGGCTTGGCTTCGACCGGGAGCGGTACGACTTCAGCGCCCGGCGAGCTTGCGCGCGGTGGGGGTCCAGTCGGTGAAGGCGGCACAGGCTCTTGGACAGTTGGGAGCGGCATGAGCACTTCCCATCCCTCTGGCGAACTGTCACCTGCGGGGAACCCGTTCTTCACGTTCGACTGCACGGCCCACTTGTTGTACTCGCCGATTCCGTTTCGTAGTTCACCGATGTACTGGATCAGTCGCTGCTCGCGCTCCGTCAACTGCTCCGGCCCGTCAAGCAGCTTCGCGTCTTTCTTCTTCGTTCGGATGACAGGCTTGTTCGATTCAGCGGACGACGTGATGCTGATTTTGCCGCAGCCCGGCAGCATGAGCGCGAAGATCAGCACCGGAGCCAGCCCCAGTGCTTTCAGAGCTTCAGCACGCGTCGTCACAGGCTTCACGTTGACCTGCGCCTTCTCGACGGCGATCTGAACGTTGGTCGCCTCGATCACCGACTTTTTCTGGTGTTCGAGGGCGACCATGCGGAACTCGTTTTCCTTCGCGTTTTTCTTTTCGAACCAGCCCGTGATCGAACCGATAAGGCTCTGGAAGAAGGCTTGCGCCACCAACATCAGGATGCCCTTCATGGTTCAACCCTCGTAGTCCCGGCCAGAGTCCCCACGCTTACTGCGCGGGGATGGATGCCACTTCGTCGCTGCCGTCCGTGCGCTTGTCGATCCACAGACGGATCGCGCCGACGCCCTTCTCGATCAGCAGGTCGGACACGTTGTCTTGCAGCATGGCGACGGCGGTTTCTTTGCCGGGGAACGGCGAGACTTTGTTCGCGGCCCATTCGATCAGATGGTCAAGGGCTTTGTCGCCGAACTCTTCGACCAGATCAATGCCCTGATCTTCGAAGTAATCGACGGCCTGCTGCTTCAAGTCTGCGCCCCACTTCCGTAGTTCGGCTTTGATCGCCAGTCGCGACGCTTCTTTGTCATGCAGGCTGAACATGCCAGCTTTGATGTTGCGGGCAAGTTCCGGGAAGCGGCGTTCGGAGATGTTCGCAGCAGCACGGAGCAGGAACGCTTTCAGGCGCTCGCTCAAGAGCTTGCGCTGCATCATCGCGTTGTACGTGCCCGCTGCCTTGGCGGCTTCCGCTTCGGCTTCGGCCTTGCGCACTTCGGCGTCCTGCCGGAGCGACATCTTGTACGCCAGCGGCGTCAGGACCACGGTGGCAATAGCGGCGAGGATGGTGCCCAGAATCTGTGCCCAGAACGGAACGATCTCCGCAACTGCGGCGGGGGTGTTACTCGCGGCTTCGGCGAGCATCGGGATGAACAAGTCCATCGTAGTTCTCCTTTTCCAAGTTTACGCGGCGACGTTTATCACCAACGTTTGCGTGTCCGTCCCGCCAGCGTTCGTGGCGGTGATCATGACATTGTAAATTCCAGCCGTCGTCGGGATGCCTTGCAGCACACCCGTCGCGGTGTTGAAAGACATTCCGGGCGGCACGCCGACTGCCGTATATCCCGTGGGCAGATTCGTTGCGCCGATCTGATAGAAGAAAACGGTCCCGACCTTGGCCGCGACAGCCAGCGAACTCGTGATGACGGGCGCGGGCGGCGGATACGGGAAGCCGGGGCGTTCTTTGACTTCAATGTGCCCGCTGACAGCCGTGATTTCTTCCGTGCCCAGAAACACCGTCAGCGAGAACGGATAACTGCCGACCTTAGCCGTCACGTCTGCCGGGCTTACCTGTGCGACCACTTTCCCGTTCGCCCAGTCGGCCTGCGCGTGGTTAATGTCGCACGGCACCTGTAGTTTAGGTGATCCGGCGCTTTCTTCGTATTCGAGCAAAATCTGCGTGGCAGCGGCAACGTTCCAGAAGTTCTTCGTGCCCTTCACGCGCAACCGGAAGGGCAGCGCCTTCACGTTGCCTTCGTAAACGACAAGTCGCAATTCCGGTGTTGACATTTAAATTCCGCCTACTGAGTTGTTTCTGCCTCAACTAAATACTCGTACGATCCCGCCTCGCTGTCTACTGAAATTTCGGGTATTCCGACCAGCACAGGGATTTCCGCAAGGTCCACTTCATCCGTGTCGGTAAGCAGCGTTACCGTCTCCAACGCGACCAGCACGTCAATCTCGTGGCGCGGCACGTCGATCACTTCATCCTGCTCGAAGACAAGCACCGGGACTTCCAGCAAGTCCACCACGCCGCCTTCGCCGTCCAACACAGTAACGTAGTCCGGGAGCGGCACGAGCACTTCGGCCATGCCCATTAACACAATGTCAAGAACCACGTCGCCCAGATCGACCAGCACGTCATTGTCGGACAAGTTCACGTCCACGACGATCTCAGGGACCGCGCCGATGAAGACGTTATTGCGGAGCTTCGCGATGACCCGCCCGGTGAGGCCGATCAAGTCTGACTGAATCGTGATGTTCGGAGCCGGGTACAGCTTGCCGTCGATGATCGCGTCGGGGCCGATCATCTCGCCGCCGATTTCTAACTCGACGTGGATGACAAAAACGTTCCACTCTTCCAGATCGAAGGTGTCCCACTGGTCAACTTGGAACGATACCCACGCGAGAACCTGCGCCATGCGGTTAAGCCCCCGCGATGGTCAGGACCAGCGTCTTAGAATCAGTACCGCCCGGATTCTCAGTGCCGATGGTCACGTTAAACGTGCCCGATTCCGTAGGCGTACCAGAGATGATCCCGGTCGCGGTGTCAACGGACAAGCCAGCCGGAAGGCCCGTGGCGCTGAACGACGCAGCAGCGCGGACGCCGCCAGCCGTCGTGATCGCGTACGGCGTTAACTCAACGTCAACCGTTCCCGCGTGCGCGAGCGCAGACGTGATGCGAGGCTGCTCCGGCTGCGTGTTCGCACCGATGATCGTGACAGCCGGATCGAGCGCGTCGAACTGAGCAGTGTTCCACTCGATCAGGTCTACCGCTTCCAACGTCGTCTGCGCGTTGATCGCCGCCTCGATTTGGTAGTAGTAACCGATTACCATTTGCACCCACTGGACGCCGCCCCAAATGTAATTCCAGCGATTCCAATATTGGTTGTACATGGCTTCAAGCAGCAGGATCGCAAACGTCGTCTGGCGGTGAATCTCATAATGCGTCCAGATGTAATCCCGAATCGAGATGCTGAGTTCGCCGATCACGCGGACCTTTTCAGCCGCGAGTTCAGCGGCATCGACCACAGCCTTTTCTTCCGTCGTCATCTCCGACACGACATCCCCGGTGATCTTCCAGTATTTGATCGGCACACCGACAACACCCGACAAGTCGGGGTTGTGGATGTACACAGACGGATCGAAGCTGGGATTCGGGCCAAGTATGTCGGTGAGTTCTTTCGTGGTGCGATTCAGCAGCATGGCGCGTTAAACCTTTCGGATGTAGTCGGCAAACAAGTACGAGTCCTTGTTGCCGACGTAAGCGTACGCTGCGACGCCAACCTGATTAACATTCGGCAAAAATACTGACTTCGCTTCTGAGTAAAGCTGAATGAAGTTGATCCCGTCCGGGCTGAAATCGAAGCCAAGCGTGGTCCCATCATTGCGCACGCGGAACGTCGTCGGATCACCCATCCCACAGAACGGCGTGTTCGAGAACGGATTTGCGTTCACCTTGTTCGTCGCAGAGTTCCACTTATGGACGAAAAGACCGTCGCCGGGCACGTCGAGGCCGATCATCATTATGCGCCCGCTGCCAGAATCGCGCATAATAAGACCGCCGACCAGATTGAACCCGCGACAATTCAAGACCACCGTCCACGGGGCTGTGAGTGTCTGGACCAAACAGCGCAGCGAATTTGAGCCGCCACTGATCGGAGCCTTCAACGTCAAGTAGCTCTCTGCCAGCGTGGCGTACGCCGATCCCTGATTGACCCATGACCACTTCGCGTCGAGCGTCGTGCCGTCAAACTCGTCGCTGAACGTCTCTGTCGTCGCCAATTCCCATTCGCTTCCGGTCCAGCGGTGGTATTGCGGGCGCGTCGGGTAAAACAGCGGCGGTTCCGGGACATCCGACCGGGCAGATTCACCCGTGCCCGGTGTCATTGGTTCCCACGACGCTCGCTTGAGGTTGCCCGTAGCCGTTTCGATGATGCCGTACATTAGACTTCCTCGAAAAAGCCGCCCACGTAAATATCCAGAATGTCGTCCACATTGCTGACTGCGTACTGCAACTCCCGGTTCCCGTTACCCGCATTGATCGTCAGCGGGAGAATGGTGTCGGTCACAGCGCGGGACGTAAGCGATGTCGTTTTGCCGCCACCGTTGAACTGCTGCAAACACGTCGCGAGCGTCAGCGTCGAGCCAACCTGCCTGAAGCCAACAATATCACCGTCCGCTTTGGAGTACATACCGATACTCACGCGAGCGCGTTCCACGCCGGGCGGGACCAGCGACGAGAAATTGACCGTAGCGAACGCTGTCGAATTGCCGCCCAGCAGCACAGCCACTGTGGGACGCGATTCGTCAAAGATGTAATCGCGGGCGACCTTGCGACCCGAACAAAAGAACCGCAGAAAGTTTGCCGTGGGGCCATTGCGCACCCAGCCGATGCGGCGGAACTGCGTGTATCCAGCCGGGAGCGTCGGCGTGACCGCGTTCGTGGAGAGCAGCCCGGCGACGCCAGCCGATCCTTGAATGACGTACACGGCGTACCACGTGTTCGGCAGTTCCACCCCAGCGTCGCGCCCGTTCGCGCCGACGCTCGCCACGCTCACCGTGAGTTCGCCGACATACGAAATCAGAATCGTGTTCGACGCATCCGTCGCAATGGACCGCTCACCGGGACGGCCCAGCTTGATCGTCGAGACAGACGCCCAGAACAACTCGAAGCCTTCCACACCACGATACGTAGTCGGCGTGACGACTTCATCGACTGAGGACGACATCTGCGACCACGTACCCGGCGTGCCCGAAGTCTGGCACTTCCAGATCGAACCCGCAGAGTCCGCGATAAGATCGCCCTTCCGGTACACGCCGGAAACGGGCGGTCCCAGTTGAGCCATCGGCGAGAGTGACAGTGTGTCAACAAGCTGCCTCACGATGTCGGTTCTCCCAGTGAATCATAGAAGACCGTCACGCGAACCTTACCCGTCGCCGCACCGGGATTGCCACCCACAGCCGTCACGCGGACCTTCCGGGCGGCGTTATTCATAAACGGAGCCAGCGGGATAGGCTGCTTGAACGAATTGCCCGTGCTGCCCAGCGTCGTCGCGAGCGTGTTCACAAAGCGGTTTGAGTCGCCGTTGATCCCGACTTGGAGACTGGTCGTGGGGCCGGGGATCGCCGCCGTCACGCGGCAAACCACACCGTAGCAGAACGCATTGGCCGGGAGCAAATCGAACGACGAATCTGTGAAGGGGGACGCCGCGATGAAAAATTCTTCTTCGATGTACGTGCGCGTGATCGAAGCGCCGTTCGGAGACGTGACGACAGCGGTGGAGACAGAGCCGACGTTAACCCACGTGCCCGGCGTACCGCTGACGATACAGCGGAACAAGTCACCGTTGTTGTCGATGTACAGGTCGCCCTTACGGTGAGTGCCGACAGTCGGAGCGCCGTTGGTTGCGGCGGGTCGAATGTGGAACACCGATAAGAACGTGCCGCGCAGATTCGATAGAAAACGCGGGGGCGACATGTCACAGCCTCAGAGGAAAAAAGTGAAGGCGGGGTGCTGTTAACACCCCGCCGTCGATCACTTCAGGCCGGGATTAGGCCGGGTTGGCGTAGATCACGGTCACTTCGGCGCTGCCCTGAGTGGCACCGCCCGCAGCGAACGTGACGATGATCGCTTCCGGCGTACCGTCTTCCTTGTACTCCGGGGACGTTTCGTAAACGCCCGTGGTCGTCAGTTCGTTTTCGGACGCGGCCATGTAGCGGCCCGTGTCGCCCGCGACACCCACGGACAGGGACGGAGCGCCGTTGAAGGCGGTGTCCACGTCGCAGATGACCGTCTGGATGATCGCGTTCGCCGGGGGCGTGAACATCGCGACCGGGGACGCGGACGAGAACGTCACAACTTCGCTCTGCTTCTTCACAGCGTTGTTACCCGTGGACACCTGCACCCACGACAACTGGCCCGCGCCGTCCGACACGAGCGCGTAGTCGTTCGTGGTGGCCGGGGCGTCACCGTCCGGCAGCGTCAGCGTCGTGTTGACTGCCGCAGCCGGATTCGCAGCGATGTTCATACCGAACCCGCCCGCGTTGCGGAACTGGTGTTCGGCGGCGGCGATGTTCGCGTGCGCGGTGTCGGCGAGATTGCGCACTTCCAAGTGGCCCAGATTGTTCTTCAGCCGGAGATTTCCGATGCGGAAGAAGGTACGCAGCGTACCAATCAAGTCGGACAAAATACGATTAGCCATGTGGCTGTCTCCTTACGGTGCAGGGGTTGTTGTGACCACCACAAAAATCCCCCCGGAAGTGGGTGCGATTCCGGGATTCAGCGTCAACCGGACGGTCACAGGCCCGGCAACGTTTATTAGCTTTGAGAAGTCTACTCCAACTTCGTACAAATCGCTATCCCCGGAATTGAAGAATCGTGTGGGGTCGGCGGGAGTTCCGATGTTTACGTAGGCACCGGGCGCGGTGAAGGCTTGGAAGGCATTCACACTGATTTCACGGATCGTTCGGCTGTCGGGCACGTCCATGACATCCACGGGCATAGCTGCCGACCACAACACCTGATAGGTGAAGACGGGATACTTCCCGGCGAGCAGCCGGAAGTTCTCGTTAAGCGTCTGACCGCCAAGCCCGGTCGGTTCCGGGCTAACGATCTTAACGCCCTTATGGTCGATCAGGACGTGAGACATGCGTTACTGTCCGACAGGGGTTGTGTACGTCGTTACGCCCAGCGCCACTTCGACGCCGATCACGAACTGAATCGTGTTCACGATGAACGCGACATTAGTTGTACCCATTTCAGCGTCCAAAACTACGTTTAAGTCCGAATCAAGTAACCGGACCCACGCGCCAATTCCGGTAGCGAGGGCTTGCACGGACGGGACAGGTTGGCGAAGGGTGGCAACGCCGTTCACAGCAGGATCGAACGCAGGCTTGAGCAAAGCAAAATCGGCCAGCAACACATTGCTGACCGCGAGCGGATCATCCGGGTTTACCGGGCGGGGTCCAGAGTACACACGGCAGCGACCGGGGCCAGCGCCCGCGTCCAGTCCGGCCAGAATCGCGTTCGTCGCGTGCGAGCGCGATGCCAGCGAGAGCCGAACGTTTGTGAGACAGACCGCCATGCAAAGCCCCTTAACACAATGTCAACCTTTACTTCATCACGGACGGAACCGACTCCGCTTCCAGCAAACGCGTCGTGCGCGTCATGAGCAACTGCGCATTACTCTCTGACGCCGGGTTGCGGAAGTCAATCGAGCAGTTGTTCCCGCGTCCGCACTGCGTCACGTAGTCCTTGATGACGTTTTCGATGATGACGTACGCTTCTTCTGTCACCTGTTTGAGCTTCGCCGGGGTCGAGTGATCCCGCAGAAACAGACCTTCCACGTCGCTCCACACAGCGTCACAAAGGATGAACCGCTCGCCGTGATCGTCCGGCGCAAGCTGAAAGAAGACGGCGGGATCGACCGACATATTGAAGCTGGCCAGATACCTGCGAGCTTCGATCAGCACCTTGCCCAGTTCCGTCTTCACTTTCCGGGTGACGTGGGCCTTGCGGTTCACATAGTCGTTTTCGCGCAGGCTGACTTCGATGATGGTTGTGAACTCGCGGTACACGTGAGTGATGAACCGATCCCGGATCATCTTGACCGAATCTTCCCGGTTGATCCGGCCCTCGTTTTTCGCCACGAGCAATTCGACTGCGCCCTTCAAATCGCTCGTTACGTCCCCGACGTTCGTCATCGTGGTATTAAGCTGCGTAGCCATTGCCGTGTCGCTGGTGGTGTGATCCTGCATGGCTTTCGCAAGACTGTTGATCGCGTCGGCCTGCCGTTTCTGCGCGTCAGCGTACATCTGCGCGCGGGCATTCTTACTTTCCTCTTCCCGGCGCTTGGCGCGTGCGGCCAGAACCTTTGACAGCACCATGTACCCGACCACGAGCACAGTCATCGTGATGATGAACTGTAAGACATCAGAGCGCAGTTGATTTAACCCCTGCGCTATGTCCACGATCTGCTTTGCATCAGTCGTATCCACGGATACCCCTCTCGCGGCTCAGTAGTGGTTATTCGTCGTGCGGGAACGCGCGGATATAACTTCCCGGCTGGAAAAACACTTGTTCCGCCACACTTGGAGATGAAGCAGCTTGTAAACTCATGACGCCGGGACCAGCACACTGCACGATGCCCGTGAAGTACACCCAAATTTGAGGCGCAAAGCGCGGATCACCCGGTGCACCCTGATCTTTTGCGTACGTATCGAAATCGAGCGTAGTGTTAATGCCTAAACGCGCGTAAGAATTTCGGTTCGAGCCATTAACGACAATCGTCGTACCGATAGACGCGAAAGGAGAACCGGGCGGGAAGTCAAAACGAATTGCCGCGCCAAGCTGTTTGGTCTCGTTGTACAGCACCGAAGGGGCATCCATCAATAAGGCACCATCAATAACCCACGTGTTCGGGTACATGGGATTATTCGTCGGATGCGGAATGAAAATTTGAGCAACATTCTGCATGACAGGTGTCAACAAAGTCGCACCGCCCGCATGATATCCAGTGCGGAAGTACGACTTCAGGAACGCGGCGGTCACTGCGTCCTGTAGTTCGGTCGGATCGTTCACAGCCTTTAACTGGCGACCCCAGTAAAAGTGACCACCCGTGCCGATAGGGTTGAGCGCGCTGGATGCAGCCGGGGCATGGCCGACGTTCGCGTCGCGGCGAATATAAACAACGTTCGCGAAATCGTACGGAACCGCATCGTCACCGTCAGCCGGAGCAGCGACACCAGAAACCAGATTGCGCGCACCCACGGTCGCGCCCGCGTCGCCGGGATTGCCGTCCATGTGCAGCGTGCCGTACATGCGGTTCGGAGCACCCGTGTCCGGCTGAGTGACACCACCACCGCGATGAACGCGCGCGCTGTCGCGCGTATCCACATACCCCTTCGACGTGGCTTCGGAAACGCTCGCCGGAGTCACCGCGATGTTGACGACGCGATGACTATTCATGTCCAAGTGCGACGGACCCGTCCACGCACGCGTGCCGTCGCGCGGCAAAAGCAGTTCATCGTTGCCGTCTACGTAGCTCTTTTGAACGCTGTACGCTTCGAGGCCGGGGGAGTTACGCAGAGCCACGGGCATGACGCCGTGGTTCATAAAGAATTTGGCGGCGAGGTTCACCACCGGACGACCCGTCGCGTCCACAGGCTGATTGCCGGGGTCGTGCCGGAAACCCTTGTCGGCAGCACTGCCGAAACCAGCCGGGAACACCGTCGCCGTACCACCGGGGCGGGAAACGAAGTCCAGCCCGGCGAGAATGTGGTTGTACAGCGCGATCAACTGGTCCACGTTGGCCGCGTCCATGTACTGATGCACAGACGGAGCAAGGTACGCCGGAGCCGTACCGGGCAACACGAGTTTGATCTGTCGGCGGTCGCCTTCCACCGTGCCCATGTACAGATCGCCGATCATCTGGTTCGGACCACCGTCGTCGATGTTGAGAAGGCCACC